AGGTAGTTTCTTTAATTCTGTAAAAGCCCAATCCGTAAGATTCAAAAACGCTGTGAATAGTCTACCTCTCCCTGATTCAGTGAAGAGTATTGTGAACGATCCTACAAAATTACTCCCTAAGGCGACTCAGGATAAGTTACATGCGATGGAAGAAGCGGTAGGAATACAAACAAACGGCGAGGCACCAGACGCACCTAGGGCAGTAGAGGATACACCAGATGCGCCGGTCGCATTAAAGGTCGCACCATCCACTCGGCGTATGGTATCAGCACCACCAACACCGGTTAGCACACTTGATTTAGGTGTAGTCGTCAGTAGGGTTCAGAAGTCTTTACCATCGGTACAAGAGACAGACGATGTATCTCTTGAAAATGAATTTATTGATAATACACCACAGCACGATAATTGTCCATCATGTGTGGCAAAGGCAAAGGCAAAGTCGCCGACATTACCTTCGGCACCGACAACCTCGCCCGTAGCATCTACTGCGCCAACAACTTCACCAACCGCCCCACCTGGTGTATCTCAACCATCTAAAAAACAACCTGAGCCTACAGCCTCTTTCACTCCTGAAGACCTTAAAAAGCATATGGATATGTTAAAACAGTATATGAGTACGCAGATGCCGACACCACAACCACAACCACAACCACAAAAGGCAAAGAGTCCACCACCACCACCGCAGGCGAAGAGCCCAATAACAACGCCTAAGGCACAACCACAGGCACAGGCACAACCACAGCCAAAGCCCCAACCAAAGGCAAAAATAGAAGTGAATGCGGCAGAGCTCGCCGAAATTAAGGCACTCCTCGCGTCTAAAAATAAGCAGCATAAAGTTCTCGGTTAATGACACGCCCAATAATCTGGACCGTAGGGGATAAAGAGTTCACCACCGGCAGGAATATCTACAAGCGAGTGGATAAACGCACGTCCTGCCTCCTCGTCCACAACGAATTGGCAATTACTAGTGAGGCGATTCCCCTTAGAATCGTAATAAGCGTCAGGTGTAGTATCCACCCAACGCTTTTTACGTCGTATACGTGTCCTTGCGATATAGGAGCAATCATTAATCATTGCCATATAACAGCGAGGGAACATCTGTGCGTCTATGAAGCAATCAGAACGAACCTCAAGGGCATACGAACTAGGACGCTTATATGAGATGACCTCGCCGACATATTCATCAATACAAGCACCGGCAGGGATATTTTCGCACGCAAAGACACCGATGCCTGCGTTAGGCACTTGGGACGGAGCCAGACGAAGTTGAAACGGAGAATTATAGTAGTAAGGTCCGCAGATATTTTCGCACATAAAAGTAAGAATGGATACCCGCTTTTGGGGACCAAGTGGATGGCGGTTGTTACACTTAGTTGCGTTTGCTGCTCCAACGCTAGAAAAACGCTATCTTCTTCAATTTTTTCAGACGCTACCATACGCCTTACCCTGTAAGTTCTGTCGTGCCTCACTTACCGAATATTATGGAAGCGACCCAATACCGACAGACCTGAAAGAGTTTCCTAAATGGCTCTATCGTATTCATAACCGAGTCAACGGTAAACTCCGTGAGCAGAAGTTAATTACTGGTAAGGATCCGTCGTGGAACGAAGTAAAACAGCGATACGATAAATGGATGCGACAGTCCTGTACTCAGCGGGCTATGATTGGTTGGGATTTTCTATATTCGGTTGCGTATACAACTCCCTGCCGCGATGTAACAAGTTTACCGATACCAGGCGCACCACCACAACCACCGACTCCCGAACTACGTAACCGTTGGAATACAATGACAATCGAAGAGCGACTACCGAAACTGAAATTATGGTGGGAAGCCCTTCCTCATATTCTCCCTTTCCCCGTATGGAGAAAGGCTTGGCAAATAGCGGTTCCGCATGTCCCCAAACTTGCTTGCGGTAGAAAGAAGGTGACAGAATGGCTCTATGATGCGGAAAAAGCGATGTGCCAAGAACTCAAAGAGAACGCCCCACACGATAGTTTTGACGGACTCTGTACCGAGTTGAATGCGTTTGCGAGCGGATGCGGCAAAATCAAGACCACGAAAGTGAAAACGTGCCGCGCAAAAAAAACGCTCAAGCGCAAATCGTTGGACCGTAATCGCACTCGTAAGTATTTCGCAATCGGTGGATTCTTATAGTCCTTTCTTTACAACCCGTCCACGATGCGCCCAGCAGTGCATAGTACTATGAATCGTCACCGCTTTACCACATTCCTTACCGTTCATATGTTTATAAGTACACTTATATACATACGTACAATCCGCACGTTTCTTCTTGTTTGACATCCAGGCAGCGGACGCATCATCAAAGAACTTAGCGTCAAATTCACTATTACCGGCAGACATTTAACGAATTATATAATTAACCGTACGCAATTCAATTTTCAACCGCTAATTCGCTCAAGCGTTTCATAATGCTGTCAGGATAAACTATCCCCGGAAATTTTGCGACGAGCACCGCACAGGGAATATACCGCCGTCGGTCATCCTCTGATACACCCTGCGCTAACCATCGTGCCTCTAATGTCATAGCACGACTCCAATCATCGGTAGACCACGTTTGGTCTCCATCGGGCTTCAAAAGATACTGCGTCAGGGCACCACGTGAAAGCATTTTCTACTCCTTATGTAAAGAATGGCAACCCTCTTTAAACTTCCATCCTCCGTTACCTCGTACTTACCTTTCCTCTTAGTAGCAGTTGGATTGGTTCTCATTTATTTATGGGCACGCAGCAAGCCAAGCCGCGAGGGTTTCCAGGACGCCGTAGAGGGTGCCCCAGAAAATCCTTGGAAGTTCAATATGTACTACGTGGATTGGTGCCCGCACTGCCATCACGCCAAGCCCGAGTTTGAGAGCCTCGGATCTACCATGACCATCGGCGATAAGACGGTTGTGTGTAATGCGATTGAGGCGGAGAAGAACCCCGAGGCGGTTCAGGGTTTGAAGATTTCGGGTTACCCAACGTTTGTTCTGTATGATGCGGAGGGCAACGTGGTGAAGGATTACAGCGGTCCTCGTAAGACGGCGAGCTTCCGCTCTTTCCTGGAGGACACTGTAAATATGAATGCGGAGCGCATGTCCTAGTCTCGGTTTCACCGAGACTAGGCAACCCCCCTCCCGCTTTTAGCGGGAGGGACGTCAAAGTAGACAACCATTCCTTGGCGGCAGTAGAACCGATAGATTCTAACATTTCAAAATCTGCGGGCTGAAGACGCATAAACCAAGCAGGAAACGGTAAATTAGGAAACCAGATAATATTTTTAGGATAGTTCTCCTTCAGATATTTTCTCTTTTTGGGTCCTTCAAAATGGATCATAGAAAATACATATTCGGACAGTGTAGTGGGCGTTTTTACGGAGCCGTGTTCAAAGGTGAAACCGAGCGATTCGTAACGGTCCGCATTAGATGGTAATAAACCCCAGGGAAAATTCGCACCTACCGCACCATCTACCCATATATGCCCGCTCTCCTCATGAATATATGGACGAAAGAAGAGTGGTAGGCTCATACTTGCACGAATCGCGTCAACGACCGGTAAAGATGGATAGGTTTGGGCAGAGCAGAGAACAATCTCGTGGGTACTGAGATCGGAGATAACGATTGTAAGATTGGGTATATCGGACATTAAGTAAGCCGAGGCACCAGGGCGAATAAGTTCTATTATACGTGTAATTTCAGCAATCAAAGAATTGCCATTATCTAGTCCCCACGATTTATTGATATTCAATAGATTATTGACATCAATATCACGAAATTTTATATAATCGGTAGCATACATACATTTACGAACGTCGCCAACAGAGTCGGCAAGTGCGAGTAGGGTTGCTACAAATGCGCCGGCAGACGTACCCCAGTACTCTTCTACCCGTTCAAGCACTCCCGCCGCCTCTAAGACAATTAAAGCTTCTACAAAAACCAGGCAGCGTGTACCACCACCGGTAAAGACTAGACGTTTAGGAAGCATCCTACCGCCGTCAGCGGAATCAAATTCAAAATAATTACGCATATAACTACAAGATGCCATCGGACTCATTGGTACCACCAATGCTCGTGCCGTCTTCCTTATATACGGAAGAGGCGAAGCGAGATACTACCAGAATTCGTATCTATAATATGGTTCTACAGCAGATTTACAATAAGGTAAAAGCCGTAGCACGTGTTCCCGGTAATGAGAAATCGTTATGGTATGTGGTGCCTGAGTTTATTCCAGGAACCCCGCGATTTGATATCGGTGACGCAATCCTTTATATTGTTTGGAATCTCAGGAATATAGGATATACCGTGGAATACACGCATCCGAATTTGCTATTTGTGAGTTGGCGATCGCACGACGAAACGTATCGTAAGCACGAAAGTCCGTTGAGTCAGGTGCTCAATGCGGTACGAGGTGTAGCGACAGCTTATAAGGTTCCGACGATAAAACCGACAATTCCTACGGCAAGTGCGCCGATGCCTGAGATTACAAAACGGAAAACGCCTATTAAAAAGACGGTTGAATTCAAACCGGAAACGGAAACAATTCAATCAATACCAACGATACAACCTATTACAAGGTCATTAGTGATGTCGGCAACGGGTGGAGCAGGTACAAATGTGCCACGGTTACCGGGGCAGTTGTCCGAACGACATGTATCGTTTGTATGATTGAGCACCACCAGCGGCGGCAATCATCATAGTTGCTTGTGTACCTTGCTTTACTAATATGTCCAAAATCAAGATTAAGAAGATACCACCGAGGACAAAGAGTAGTATTTCAAGCAGATTGGATTCAGATTTTGTGACTTCCATCTGCTCCAATTTATGGAACATGGAATCAAGTTTGCGCTGAAGTTCATCAAGGCGGTTTTCGGCAGCGACTTCGGCGCCCTTCAAATCCGCCTGTGTACGTTCGTCTTTGCCTATTTTTCGCCATAGGGTGGACTGACCGTCAATCCATGGGGACGGAATGAGAGGAGCCTCATTTTCACGGTGGGGCAAACGATTCTTAATCCAGTCGGGCACCGAGGTTTCATTGAAAGCGGTTGCCCAATCAGGACTCAGTTGATAGACATTTTTGTCCACAACATCCTGGGCGGGATGTGGGAAGTAATCGGCGGTTTCAAAAGCATTGAGCATTTCGGATTCGCTGCCGTTCTTTGTATTGCTGGTGGGCGCACCACCGAGTAATTCGCCAGGTGGCAGAAGACGGTGTGCGGGGCGATCGGGTTCAATCACTTGGGGCTCGGGTGGTGGCAAAGGAGCCCGACGCTTCTTACGACGTTTCTTGTCGGAATCTAAAGCAAATAATGATGGGGAACCGGTGGCGGACCCCTGATCTTCATTCCGGGACGCTGAGTCTGTAAATGAAGTAAAAGCTTCTTCTAATGAGCACATCCTGCTCTCCCTAACGTGGGATGTCTATTTATTTTATTGATTTCCGCTTGCGGAAATCTACAAAATGGGTTGACAAGAACACGTACCAATCGTGGGATGTCTATTTATTTTATTGATTTCCGCTTGCGGTTAGCGTTTTTACCCAGACGAAAGTTCATATTCCAAGATAAGGATGCACGCAAGCCATTTAATATCAATAGGTCTCTTTACGGCGGCAGTCGTACTCACAATTTATGCGTGGATGGACCGAGTGCGCTATTCTAATCGCTACTATAAACCGACCGAGGGATTTCAAAATAACCCATTAGAAATTCCTACTCCCGATACTATACCGGTATCATTGCCCAAAAATCCGACAGACGCCGATGCGATTGCTGCCCATAAGACATTGCTGACGTATACAAGTCAAAATGTCGCAAAAGGAATACGATTTATGAAGGCAATTGGTAATACATTCTTCGTTCAACCAGTGACCCTAATGACCGACTTCAATCCGGCAACTTTAATGAATAACTATGTGAGCCCATTACAAGCAGTATGAATCCGCCCGCAGGTCCCGGTTTCCCCCCATCAGGTCCCATCTGGCATCCTCCAATTGCGAGTAAGTGGATTGCCGTCGTAGTCGTCGTGTTCCTAGGTGCTGTGGCGAACCGTATTCCCCACGCACTCCGCTTCTATATCATTCAACCAGTAGGATTCTTTCTAGTAGCCCTCGCCGCTATGGTATGTTACTGGATGGGATTCTACGCGGGAACCTTTGCGCTCTTCTTCTTCCTACTATCAATATGGTCGGCGGAAGCAAAGAGCCCCGAAGGTTTCCTAAACGCTTCAAATACTGTGGATTGGGTCACAAACTCGAAGAAGTGGTTTGTGGAGAAGGTGCTCAAGGAGCAACCGCTTGCCATTCAGGAAAAGGATGTAAGTACATTCCCCATTCAAGATTAAACCCGTCACTAAATAAGAAGATTCCCGGATGGATTACGGTACTATTGTAGCAATAGCACTTACCGTATTCCTATTGTACTTTTCACTTGATTTTGATAAGCATTATAGTTTCGGATTCCATAATGCCGCCTTACATCCGGCGGCACGATTCGCCGCCGGTTTAGCACTTGCATACGTCGCAGAAAGTCATCAGTTATTAGCGTCGGTACTACTAGTTATTATATTCTTTTGGATCGCCGACGTAAATCTACTATCATCCTATTCATTGTAAGAAGCACAGGATCCCCGATACATAAAAATGGCATACCACGATAAGGATGCCTAAACGTGCTAAGAAAGGTGCCGGTTGGTTAACTCCGGTGAGTCAGTGTTTGAATGGACAGCCTGGTCCTCATCCGCAGCCGCCACCAGCCCTACCAACAACGTCTATAAATCCATATTTGCCACCACCAACTGCTCCGCCTACTATGGGCGGTAGTTGTTTGATTGGACAACCTGGTCCTCATCCGCAGCCGCCACCAGCCCTACCAACAACATCTGTAAATCCTTATTTGCCGCCACCAACCATGGGCGGTATGGCACCAGTAAATATTCCGTCTCAAATTCCATCATCGCCGCCACCACAACCTGTAAACATACCACCAACCTTATCGCCTCATCCGAGCCCAAATAATAATACAGGACAGCCTACAATCGGCGGAGTCTTAGACCCGCTCTCCCAAGCTATTCTCTTTATCAATACAAATCCTTATATAATTGGTTGTTTTATGTTATTGCTCAATTTAGGAGGTCGCTTCCTTTCGCTGGAGTTGACGAAAAAGCAGGAGGAGTTTTTATCGGCACCTTGGTTGCGACCTGGCATTTTCTTTACAGTCGTATTTATTGCGACTCGTAATCTTGCGGCGGCGTTCTGGGTTACGCTCCTCTTCTTTTCTGTTATATGGGTTGTTGCGAATGAGCATAGCCCCTATTGTTTGATTCCTTCTTGGTGTGGACATGATATTGAAAAGCAGCAAAAGACATACGAGGAAAACGTAAAAAAGTTTTTTACGCTAAAGAAAGCGGAACCCCCACCCCCACCACCCAAAGCCAAACTCCCTAAGGAATAACCACCTATTCAACAGCGTCAATGATATTGACCAAATTGAAGAATTATTTATACATTGAGCGTCAACTCGCTACCGGTGGGCTGTGTGGTCGTCGTCTTCTTAGAGCGACGGTTGAGTCCGGCACGACGCATTGTCTCTGTTGTGTAGGCGCTACCGATGGAGCCAGTCTCTTCGGCGTCACGACGTCCTCCCGCATTCAACTGCTCGAGAATGTCATCTACACCGGTGGGTCCACGCATTTCACGACGGACTGTCTGGGCTTGAGGAGGACCCGCCATCGGTATTGCGGGCATCGCCGCACCGAGACCTGGCATCATACCACCCATCATACCGCCCATCATACCCATAAAGCCGCCACTTTGTACGCCTTCGGGCTCAGCCGATGACTGCTCCTCCATCGGTGGGGCAGAGCGCATAGGTGGCATGGATGGCATAGACGGCATGGATTGCGATGGACCGCCGCCACCTCCGCCACGCCCTCCGCCACCACCAGGTTGTCCGAGCGACATAAAGTTCGCAAAGCCAGGTCCGACCGATTCACGTGCCGCCGCCTGTGCGAACTCACGTGCCAAATTGGGGTTGTTGCGGAGGATATCATCCATACCAGGCATACGAGACTTGAACATTGTATTGGTCACATGGCACATACCAGCGGACAAACCGAGTGATAGAATCAAACGGACTTCAGGCGCAACCTTGCTCTTATCCTTGTACTTATCGTACAACTCTTCAAAGATTTCGTCATAGTCCTCAATGTTCTCATTTACCTGCTCGGACCAGCCATCCAGATGGAGTCCGAGCGGGTCGTAGCGGCTGTTAAGGAACTCCATACCGCTGGTGACCGTTGTGAGCATTGAGCGCTGGAAGCGAAGGGATGCCTCAAGACCCTTGGAATCCTTGCGGCGAGCAACTTCGGCATTAATCTCTTCTAGTGTATTGCTCATCGCCATCTTCGTACCACTAATACCCTTACGGTCCATGCGTTCCAAAATCGTCAAGCCCTCAGACTTCTTGACTGCCTCTTGTTCGGGGGTCAGGTATACGGAAGGTGTTGAAGCAACGGCAGACGTTTCCTTAGTATCACTTCCGCCGGCACCAAACCAACTACGAATACCACCAGTAGCAGGAGCCGCCGCCGCTGCATTGGCAGCAGCGTTTGTAGCAGCGGGACTACCGAGTCCAGGAATACTAGAGAACCAGGACTTGGCGGCAGGCGCAGGAGGAGCAGCAGCAGGAGCCGCAGGTGCCGAAACAGCAGGAATCGTTGTAGGGGTCATGGTAGGAGCGGAGCTGCCGAGACGGAAAGGCTCAGAGCCGCCGCCACCGCTCATGGGAGCGGAAGGGCTTGTATCACGCATAATGCGAATATTGTCACCACCACCGGATGGCTTCACATCAAATGTAACATTTGTATCATCAAGGCTTACAAATTCAATATCATCTACGGGCTTCAAGTCGGCTGCCGGAGACGCCGGACGACTCATAGAACCCGCAATCTTGCGCTGATTTCCGAGTAAATTTAGGTCAAAGTCGTTTTGGCTGACATCAAGCGAACGACCCAGGTCCTGGCTAGCCGAGATTTCGGGGAACGATCCACCATCGGAAATACGAATCGTAGGACCGCTCATAGTTTCCTTCTTTTACCTCCTTTGTCTTCGTTTTAGATTCCCAAACGCATATCCGAACCCTTAATATAGATCGACGATGCCCGCCAAATTTCGCAGTCTCAAAGATTTAAGAGCATTTTCAGTAATTCCTCTCCTAGTACACGGACAGGGCGTTGTTTTGTTTGAAAGTACTGATAACAAAACGCCTTGTATATTTTTTCTGAAAAATAAAGAAAAAACACACGGATTGGGTATTGAATTTATTGAACATAAAGTTCGTGTGTTTATTGTATCATCCTCGGAGCCGAAGGAACTGATTGATAAAGAGAATACTAGAGGATTAATCAATAAGAGTGGAGCCTATTATTGGTTCAGCCTTGATACTCATAATAAAACATTATATGGCGGTGTTGGTGAGCCCCGATTGGATACAGTTATTTATAAATATACCTTCAAGGAGGATGTACTCTCTTTTTTAGAAAGTTTAACTCTTGTTGAATTTGCTACTGATACAGTTAAGCCACTGAGACTTCTACGTGATCCGATAACATCCGATGTGCCACTCAGAGTCAAAGATACCGATGATTTGACGATGCGTGATATCGCCTCGGACGCCTTCTTACCGAAGGCGAATTTGTCACCGATGGCACAAAAGTTGTACGATTGTATTGTGGGCAAGAATTTTCTCTTAAACGACCAAGAATTTCCTAATTTCTCCGATGCCATCAAACAGAGTATCAACAATCCTAACGGCTGGTGCTACAAGCGACTCGCAGAAAAGGCTACGGAATTTAGCAAAGAGCCCCGTCCCCTAGAAACCTACTTACGTATTACTATGGGACAGAACAGCGGCGAATCTCCTGGTGTACCGTATGTTATGGAGATTTGGCCGGTGGGACACTATTCACCGATTCACAGCCATTCCGCAGCGAACGCGGTCATTCGTGTTCTCCACAGTTCCATTCAGGTGGAATTGTTCCCCTTTCTCTGCGACCAAAAATACTCGGTTGAGCCGTTTGCCACCGAAAATTTCATGAAGGATGAGGTGACGTGGATTAGCCCAACCCTCAATCAAACTCACCGACTCACGAATCTCGCAGCTAACACAGAGCCATGTATAACGATACAATGCTATATGTATAACGAGGATGATGATGCCCATTACGATTATTTTGATTACCTGGGCGACAACGGTGTAAAACACCAGTATATGCCGGATTCGGATATGGATTTTATCGCCTTCAAAGAGTTAATGAGAGAGGAGTGGCTCAGCTACGTCGGTACGCCATAAGAAACGCATCGGCTAAATCGGACTTCTTGGACCGACCGGCAAAGAACTCCCTCCAAACCCTCGCCCCCTCTCCCCCCTTCGCCAACAGCCCAGCCACATCGGCTTCGGCACCGTCCTTACGCGCCTTATATTCCCCAGACGCACCGCTGATATCGGTATAATCCACTCCTCGGGATTTGACACCGGCATGGACGAATTCAATTCCACCGGTCCAAGAATGCTCCGTTTCCAATCGATGCGCCAAAAGAGTATAGAGCATAATTTGAACCGATTTCATAGTAGGATTTTTCATCGCCGGCTGATTCTCCAGCCGAATGACAGCAGCACGACTCATTGTTAGAAGCACAGACGAAAGCCAGGTATTCATGGCACGCCGAATCGTATCTAGACCAACCGACATTGTCTTGACCGGTTTCCAGGGTACTAGGTACTCCTTTTCAGCCCATGCCACCAGGTCGCCCTTTTTCATCTTTTTGACATCGGCAACCCCACGTCCAGTCGCCAACGCTTTGAGTTCTTTGGCACCGAGGGCGCACGGTAAGCAAGGTAGCGATGGCTTCGCAACCGTAGCCTTCTTCACACGAACACCGGTCGCACATCCCTTACACCATTTCGTCCCATCGCCGACACAAATCCACTTTGCTCCAGAGCCACAGCCAGTACACGATTTGGCGGTTTGGGCGGTCTCGCCCCCTTCAAGTAAATCGATATTGTCCCAGGCGATTACGGACCATTCACCGGAAATACCGTGTTCAATGACACAATACGCCAGATTGCGAATACCCATGTCAAATCCGACATAGACGGGCATCGTAGATAGGGTCTCTATTTAGAGCAAGATTTAGACCTAATCGTAAGACAATGTCAACGAAGTATTTTATACTCGCCAAGCAACATACAGATGATACAGCAAACGATTCTAGGAATCAACTTATGTATCCAAATACCCAAACGGTCTATATTTTACCTGCCAACAATCTCTCATATTACGCAGACCATGGACTCTTTGAAAAAGCGTTGATTGATTGGTGTCGGCAGTTCTGTAAAAATACGTCTATGTTAGATATTGGTGCGCATACCGGAACCTATTCTATTGCTCTTTCTATGTATACAAACAAGGTTCATAGTTTTGAGCCACAGAAGATGACGTATTACGCACTCTGCGGATCTATTGCCCTTTCCGATGCTAAAAATGTAACTGCCTATAATGTTGCTTTGGGAGCCCCAGACCAAGTGGGAACCCAAACACTTAATATTCGTAGTCAGGATGGCGGAGGGTCGTCTCTACAACCATTTACCGATCCGGTTCTCGCACAAGAGCAGGTAGAAGTACGAACGCTAGATTCATATAATTTCCAGAATATCGGATTTATTAAGATGGACGTAGAGGATAATGAACTTAATGTTCTCAAGGGTGCTGTCCAGACTATCAAACAAAACAATTATCCTACAATTCTGTTTGAGTCAAACCACGAAAATAAGGTGCTCTTTGAGTATATTCTAGATACACTCGGTTACGGGAATATTATACCAATCAAAGGAATGAGAAATATGTTTTTAACGGAGCCGCCAAAGCCCCAGCAAAAGCAAAAGCAACAGCAACAGCCCGTTAAATTAGACGATAAAAGTTATTACGAATCTCTAGGTATTCACCAATGGACATAACCTATAAACACCAATTACGTACGGATATTAATATATTAATACCCGTATGTTGTGAAGCCGCTAAAAAAGCGCATAAAATCGCAATAGAAGAAGCGAAAAAATATCCTGATAGATTTCAAGAAATATATGTAGTGATTTACAATCATGAATTCAATCGTTTATACTCAAATATTCTTAAACAGTTCGGATAAACTCCCATCCCATATCTTCGCAAATTTTCTGCCAAATCTTATCCTGCATATAGAGTTTTTCACGACTTTTGAGCAACGGAAAGCACGGTAGATAATCGTCTAATTCTAGCAGTTCACAGAATTTATAAAGTACGAAAGAATACGATAAGAAGTTGGAGCGCTTCTTAGGACAATGTTTCACGAAACTAAATTGGATTTCCTTAAACATATACCGAAGTTTCTCTTCCACTTCTCGCGATAATACGGGGGCGGAAATACCGTTGAGGCGATTGAGAATATGCGCAACATGGTCGTAGCAGCGATTTAACTTTAACTTTTTAATTACATCCTTCAACTTGGAAGGTTTGAGTTTGCTCATGTCGGTAATACGTTCCTTACGGAGTTCCTGTTTGATTTGGTCCAGAATGGCAGGCGATATTTCGGTAGTTTCTTTTGCTTGGAATTGCGCCAGCCATTCGTTCAAGTGATTAATTTTCTTATAGGCGTAATACGACATTTCGCGCGGCGGGTCCTTGTAGGACGGCTTCTCAGAATCAACCAGAACATAGTCACGGTATCCACATTGAGGGCAGTCCAAAAAGGTTTCATTAAATAACATTTCGGATTCACAAACGGCACAGTTTCCAAAGTTTTCCGTAATTGACGAGGCGATACTATTTTCGTGCTGAATTGCGGTAGGATTGAGCGCGGTCAAGTACGATTCCAGCGCCTTATCACGCTTAAATCCAATGGTATTTGTAATCGCCGATGCTTTTTGTACTTCAGGTATTAAATCGTTCGTCTTTGTGGATTTATCGTCAACTTCGGCGGTAAAATATGAATAGACGCTGTTTGCCGGCATCTTACCCTTTGCTACAACTTCGGCGGGTCGTTCGCCGCCCGCAATACGTTCTTGGGCGTCGCTATAGGAAAAGAGAATATCACCGACACGTAAGAAATAATCGGCTTCGGCGGTACCGTTCTCCAATTGTTGAATTGTCTTTTCCAGGGCAATGACTTCATCTTCTAATTTTTGTCTGGACGCCAGGATTAATACATCGTTAGCATTTGTTAAAGCACTTGGTTGTAAGAATTGCTGCTCAACGGCAGCGAGTTTCTCCTTTTTTGCCGCCAGTTCTAAACGCAACCTCGGAAGATTTGTCTTCTCCTCACGAATCTTTTGGATTTGTTGTGTATGGAAAGATTCTAGAGTTTTAGCGGGCTCTAGTGTCTTTGGTATTCTGGGAGCGGCAGGCTCCACCTCACCCATTGGTTTCAATAGGTTATCTAACGATAAGGGCTGAGACATGGTACCACTTATATTAAGAAAAGCAAAAATATGGGTTTAGACCGTAACGCTCTGCGGGCAGGAATTTCTGCCGAAATCTTCCCGGAGCCCGAAAATTTTTTTCTCGGGCTCAGGTATAAACAACAATGGGATCCGGTGGTCTAATGCAGCTCGTCGCCTATGGCGCCCAGGATATCTACCTCACAGGCAACCCCCAGATTACCTTCTTCAAGGTCGTCTACCGTCGCCACACAAACTTCGCCATGGAGTCCATTGAGCAGACGTTCAACGGCTCGGCGAACTTCGGCAAGAAGGTACAGTGCACAATCTCCCGTAACGGTGACTTGATCCACCGTGTATACCTCCAGTGCACACTCCCCCAGGTCCAGCTCCAGGCGTCTGACGGCTCAGGTGCCCAGTTCCGCTGGCTCAACTGGGTTGGCCACAACCTCATTAACAACGTCTACGTTGAAATCGGTGGTCAGCAGATTGACAAGCACTACGGTGACTGGCTCCAGATCTGGAACGAGCTCACCCAGCAGCCAGGTCTCCAGGCCGGCTACGCCGAGATGGTAGGCAACGTACCCCAGCTCACCAACCTCCTCGTACAGGGCGGTGAGGGCTGCGACAACTGGTGCGGCACTGGCGAGCCCCACGCCTCCCAGGAGGTCCGCAACTGCGCCCCTGAGTACACACTCTACATTCCCTTCCAGTTCTGGTTCAACCGCAACCCTGGCTTGGCTCTCCCTCTCATTGCTCTCCAGTACCACGAAGTCAAGATCTGGCTCGAGTTCAACCCCCTCCAGAACCTCGAGTGGGACTATGCCACATCCACGGTCGGCGGTGTCTCTGTCCAGAACACCTCTTACCCTATCCAGCAGCGCATTGCCGCCGCCGGTCTCGTCTCCGCCTCCCTCTACGTAGACTACATCTACCTCGATACCGATGAGCGCCGCCGCTTCGCCCAGGTCTCCCACGAGTACCTCATTGAGCAGCTCCAGTTCACGGGCGGCGAGTCGGTCACCTCATCTGCCAACAAGATCAAGATGAACTTCAACCACCCCACAAAGGAGCTTGTATGGGTTGTCCAGCGCGACTCGTTCGTCAGCTGCGACCCCACAGTCGTCAACCCTTGGAAGGGACAGCAGCCATTCAACTACTCCGACTGGTGGGATCGCTCGGTCCTCGAGTCCGGTTACTCCGTCACCCGCGTGGAGGGCATGGCTGGCTACAACCCTGTCGTCACCGCCAAGATCCAGCTCAACGGACACGACCGTTTCTCGGAGCGCGAGGGTCGCTACTTCAACTTGGTCCAGCCTTACCAGCACCACACCAACATCCCCGCGGTCGGCATCAACGTCTACTCGTTCGCCCTCAAGCCCGAAGAGCACCAGCCATCCGGCAGCTGCAACTTCTCGCGTATTGATAACGCCACACTCCTCCTCACCCTCTCCAACAACACGGTCAACACATACAACACAGCGCAGGTCCGCATCTACGCCGTCAACTACAACGTTCTCCGCATCATGTCCGGTATGGGTGGACTTGCTTACAGCAACTAAACGTACTGTATTTACAGTACAAAATTTTTTATTTTCTGTTTTTTTTGGAAAATACAGTAGGACAAAAAATTTGAATAAAACTAAATTTTCTAATGTCAGCATTTAATAAATGGAGACATGTAAAGCTATAGTCTTAGAGGGTTCCAGGAAGGGACTTTCATGCCATTTTCCACCATCCGATAACGGATACTGTGGTCGGCATCAGCGTAATTTTCGGCACGAACAACTACTGAAAGAAGGTAAGATTCCCTGCCGATTCTTCTTTCGTGGATGCGATGCCATTCTTATACTCAAGGGTTCTTGCCTAGATTGTAAGAAGAAGATATGTAAAAAGACTACGGAGTGTAGTCATGATGGATGTAAATTCAAAACTACAGGTGATAAGTATTGTAAGAAACACAGCAGAGATACATATCGTGATGAAGAGAAAGAGAAAGGTATCCGTTACTGTGATATAGATAGAGGATGTTTTACTGTATGTAAGGAAGGTTATACAACGTGCGATATATGTAGAGAAAAGTCTTATACAAAAGAAAAAAAAGTTCGCCAAGAGCGTGTTGAATTACATAATGCTTTAGAACATATATCTACAGCAACAAAGCAATTATGCGTAAACTGTGGAAAAGATTATGAACAATTCAAAACAAGATATAATAAGTCTAGTAAAATTTGTAAATCTTGTAATGAATATAATGCCGTACAAGATAGTAAGCGAAGTGGTAGAATTCGTAATTATAAAAATGAACATTTTAGAAATTTAGAAATATATTACAAAGATTACATAAGGAGTGCTAAGATTCGCAATTATACAATAGGACTTCAGTTTGATGATTTTAAACAACTTGTATTATCTCAATGTCATTATTGCCAATATTTTAAAGATGATGAAATAAATGGTATAGATCGTCTGGATAATCGCAAAGGATATGAAAAAGACAATTGTGTGCCTTGTTGTGAAACATGTAATATGATGAAATATGTATATCATCCGTTGTTCTTTATTGAACTTTGTAAGATTATTAGCGGGTTTAATATCCCACCGGCAGGCTTTTATAAAAAATGGAAGCAATATTATATAAATACTACATCAAATAGTTGGGCTAACTATAAGAAAAACTCTGAAGAAACTAGAAAACTTCCGTTTCATATTACAAAGGACGAATGGTATACAATTATTAAGAAACCGTGTTATCTTTGCGGATTTAGTGGTAAAAAAGGTATTGGGCTTGATAGAGTAGATAATACTAAACGTGAATATACTCTAGATAATGTGAAGCCGTGTTGCGGAGCATGTAACATCTTTAAGAAAGATTTTACACTAGCACAAGTCAAAGAGAAAGCACTCTTAGTATCATCTATTTGGACGGATACATCTTCTCTAAACACTATACCCGTATAAAAAACAACATATAAGATAGAGTATGGCGGCTTTTTACGCGCTTTCATCGTCCCGACCCAGTGCGAGTCGCTCAACTATTCCTCAAAAGCCGCAGATTACAATTGATATTGAAAATGCGTTAAATCGTATGATACATGCGATTGGCAATGGTGATATCGCCGCCTACCGGCAGATTGTAGATGTTGAGTTTCCAGTAAAACTTGCTCCACGTATGAAGAATGACTACCACGAAATATTAAAGGAATACGTTCACCCATATAATAGTGGAACATTCACGTATATGACTCCGCTTCAAGCGGCGGTCTTTAGCGGCAACCCTGAAATGGTGGAACTCGTCTTACAATTAGGTAATGATATGGAATACAAAAGCGATGATGTAATACATCCTATTATTGAAAATAAGACGGCTCGTGGCATGGCGGATGTATTTATTGCGAACTCCACGTCACCAGAACAGGCAGCACCATACAAAGCCATTAAGAAACTATTATTGCGGAATGGCGCGAAGCCTAAAATGGTCACAGGTATCACGGGCAAGCGATTCGCGTTTCCTGAAAATAAGGCAAACGTGAATGAGTACAAGCGTGTTGCGAATAGATTAAGCCGAAAGTCAAAAAAGACGCGCAAGAATAAGACCCGCCGATTGGCGTAAATCTACTCCATAGGTGGATAATCCCTCACCATTGATACCGGTTTCTCTACAATGCGCCCCTCAACGGCGGAAATCGCCGCATCTCGCTCCTCATTTGTTAGAAATAACAGGGAATCATGAGATCGTTTATGAGTATAATGAATATCAAGAGCTCGGTTGAATACATTAATATACATAATAGAACTAATAGGAATGATGCGTGAATATTTCCAAATTCCAAGCGAAGTACCGGTAATACGAAGTAGAGAGTTAGACATACGAGTAATAGATGCCATTTTGTTGGTACGTTTTACGTAGTAACAAAAATAAGTTCAATTTTTACACCGTGTTTAATAAAATGCGATAGAGCCTGTAAATGTTCCAGTAGATTACAAACCGTCTACTTAATAAGGAAAAGATAAAAATTGACGAAAACTGTCCGCCTTTATACATTGTCACTTCCCCATTATGTCGACTCTACATCTTCTAGACTACTCTACCGCAAATGCTATCTATAATTTTACAGAATACTTTATTATGTTCTCAACGATGTCTCTATGTATGAATATTCTACGATTTTACTTCTACAACTTTGTATCAGATAATAAGAACGATAAGATTCGTGATCTCAAGGACCAAGTTGAGAATCTACATAATATTCTTGAAGAAGTTGTGAGGTTTCTAAATCGCAAACCTGAAACGTATGATGAAGAGAAGGCGGAGTTTGTGAATACGGATGAAGCGGAGAAGGACGTTGAACCTGAATCAGAGGAAGAGCAAAAGCCAACAAATGAAGCAAAGGAAGATTAATTCAATTGTATTCCTTGGGCTCTCATAATCGTATCAAAATGTGCTTCTTGTAACATTCTATCTGTATCAACGGGCGCATACACATCAACAGTACTGTCAAATTCCATCTCATTGGCAGGAGTGTTGTCTTTTACGACTTTTTTTGTTATAGTTGTAGCGATATGACGATATGGTCCCGCATATCGTTCTTGAACAGTTAGTTCTCGTTCCCAACACGCCTTTCTAGTAGTAACATTTACACAACACATTGTATTACGATAAATAGAGGGTAAAAAATTACCCATCTACTTCACCAACTATTTTTATTCTACGCTGTCCCAAGTATCATATTCTAGACCGTCAACGTCAATGTTTGCCTGAAATACCATCTTATCGTGGGCGTAATCGGACCACTCGCACTCTAGAAGCTTCTTCTCCATGTATTCATCGGCAGCCTTTCCGTGACGGTATTCACGGTCAAATAGGAAGAGTCCATTGGCGTGGAGGTCATAGGTATTACAACAGATAAGTGTACTGAGGGAGTCTTCAATACGGGCATTGGGCTGAATGTACCAGTCGTTGCCGTAGCGAATAACGACTTGATCCATCTTTGGCACCCAGAATACATCAAAGATGCCTTCGGGCGTAGAGAACTGTGCTAGCTGTTGTAGCCCCTTAATCAATGGCTCAGGAATGGGGATTGAATAAAAGGTCGTAAAGACGGGCATAATGAAGAAGGCGAGATGCCTAATTATTGTAGAACCGTTATTGAGTCAATTTTTTACGATGGGTGAAAAAATTGAAGGATATATGACTGAGAAAGTAAATGACGCCCTCCTCTTTCCAACCCTTTCCTCCCACTCCTTCTACTCTTTCTACTCCTTCCAAATGGATTTCTACAGCATTAATATCCCTCCTCCTCCTACCGATGCGTTTGATAACGTAAATATTATTCAGCTCGCACAGATTGAGACATGGAATAACGAGATTATGGACGTCCATTGGCGCCCAACAGATCGTCAACTTCTTATCTGTATCGGTGACGAGTGGTTCGTCCAGCCCGATACAGCCGATGTCGTCACATCTCTTGCCACACTCTTTGCGTGCGATGAATACCAGATTCGTCTCGGTAATATGGCAATGAATGGCGAGATAGCCACACCAGAGACTCTCTGGACTCTTTACAATAGTAATTGGCTCTACTACGCCGATAATAACGCACATATCCAGTTCTCCGCCGATGTAGACTATGACGCCGACAGTGCGCCGCAGTGGGTGGATATTGTACCAGACTCACAGCCCTTTGCACCGATGCCTGATATTCTGCTGGAATAATATATGTTGCCGCCACAAAGAGTGGTGTGCTAGACTTTGCCGGAACATTCGGTTCGTATGTTAATTTCCCAACTATTAATCTTGGTAACGCAATTAGCGTGTGTGCCTGGGTATATCCTCGTACTCAGGCAAATTTTTGCGGTCTGTTTACAAATGTGGGACCTAACGTTGCACCAAGTGGTTTTAAAATGCAGTGGAATTCTTACCTAACCCAAAATCTAAATTTAGAAATGCAGGCAGGAAACGGTTCAGTTGGAAATGATAATAGTTCCGTACTCAATATAATTTCACTTAATGTATGGCAACACTTTGGCTATGTGTTTGATCAAGCAAATGCCCAGGTTATCTTTTTCTTGAACGGTGTACCAGCCGCAATGGCAACTACAACAACAGTATCAAATATTGGTACAAACAAAACGGTCAATGTGGGAGCTTACACAGGCGGAGCTTACCCAATGAATGCGCAGCTCGGATACATACATGTATTTAATACAATACTGGATGCTACGCAGATTAATAACGACTTTAGCAATTCACGCTCTCGCTTCGGTGTATAAATAATGCCCATTATCACAGGTTGGTCCAGTATTTCGGCCAAGTAAATGCGAGATTCTCAACCTCACGGTCCATTACACGTAACCCCTCAGGAAACTGCGGCAGATCCATAGGAGCCCTGTTCATCATAAATCCCCATTCACCCTGAAACGACGGAATAGAACAATGGTAGGGAAATATCTCCATACCAAAAAATAACTGTTCCCGCATCCATACCATTCCCTCACGACAGGAAACCTCATCGGCACCAGGGCGAATCGGACCGCAGTGGGTCACAATCCCGCCACCGACCGCCAAATGTGACATAATACGCGCACGAAAATTTGGACCATAGAGCAAATCGGCATCACCGCCCGCTTCGTCCAGCATTTCTACATCAGGATCCGGCAAATCCAGAATAATCGCATCATAGAGTCCAGATGTACGGTCCAAAAACGAATTGATATCATCAGGGCAAAACATCAGACGCGAATCGTTGCGGACCGACTCATCTGCCCACCCCAAATACTTATTACACAAAGAAACAAGGTCCCTGTCAATATCCACCCAATCCACGGTCGCCACAGCGTCCGCCGACCAGCGCAGCACTTCGCGCACCGTCGCCCCTTCGCCACCACCCACGACCAGTACCTTTTTGTTAGGAGTTCCAGCCATCGCAGCAAGCAAAGGATGAACGAGATGTTCGTGGTAAATCGCCTCATCGGACGACGATGACTGAAGTTCACCATCCAAAAAGAGAACACGACCATAGGTCGGCGATTCGGCAATCACCACTTCCTGAAAGTCGGTTCGTCCAGCCCACATCACATGCCCCAAAGGGTAGATAGAATGTACGTCGGCGCTACATGCCGTTTCAGTAAAAATCCCGTTTTCCAACTTATCCGCCAACTCTTTGTTCGAAATCGCAGGCATCTTAAATTATCCAAAACGGCTACCTCTTAAGCCAATTACACCCCCACCGATTGTACAATTTACGTCTTTAGCCATGAACACAAATTACAACAGCGTGTTTCAGTTGCCATAAGCATAAATTTATTGATTTCCTTCTGAAACACGGCTTCTAGATTAAGATATTTTTTCCTATGAGCGATAATACGTTTTCTTAGTACATCTCGTTCACCTCGTCTATCCCATCTATATTTTATATTCTTCTGTAATTCTACAGCATCATAACGTACTTTTTCAGTTTCAATACATTTTATACGTGCTTCAATATCTATTATATCATTTTCAATACGTTTCAAATCGGTAAGTAATAATAATTCATGAAGTTGTAGCGCTTTTACATCCGAAAAGAGATTTTGGGTATATAAAATATTAAAATTAAAGCGGATATGTTGGGGTAAGATAAATTTATTCGTATCTTTAATTTCTTCTACTTTCTTTTGAATTTCATCTACGATACCTGAAATTCGTTTCTCAATTGTTTCAAAACTTTCGTTCTTTAAAAAAAACATAATTTTACCTGAATTAAATTCGCAGATTGTTCGTATCTTATCGTATTGATATGCGCTTGTTTTATGGGCTTCCGCTTTCGCATCAAGTTTCAGATAAGAAATGAGAGCTAGAATAAATGAATTGACGGCGGTGAATCCAGATACAATATATGGACCAGATGGTTGTGCTTGAAGCGCAAGACTTAGAAGAGTACAAAGTGCCGATATGAAAATAGCAGGTAACATAAGCATATTCAACTGTTGCTCGCAATATACTTTCGCTTCGGTATACAATAATTTTTGTCCCTTGATATACACAGCAAGTATATCAAGAGACGTGGATAAAGAAATGGGATTATCATTACCGGTTTCGTCATTTGTAACAGCATTTCGTACTTCAATCATCGTTTTGTATTTCGGTTTCTCTAGAATAATAAATGCGTTAGCGGACGTTTCAGTCGGAGCATTTGGATTTGCGACGTGCTTACCTGTAGGACCCATAGAACCCGTAGGACCTGTAGAACCAGTAGAACCCGTAGGACCAGTAGAACCGATAGGACCTGTTGTACCCGTAGGACCGATAGGACCCGTAGAATCGGTAGGAACATAATCAGGATGCTCTTCTTCAGGGGGCGGTGGCGGATCGGCGCCAGACATATCAACAATAAATGCGCCGGATATATCAGCCATTTATAAAGTATATTGAAAATATACAATATAAATTTACTGCGGATTTGTAAACTGTGAATATAGAGTGAGATAGTAAGGACCGTTACCCTCATACCTGTATTGGATTGTAAGAGGTGTTTTGAATACCCATACAGAATCCCAATTGTTACCGGCGTATCCAGTGACATATTGATCCGAGGAGGGAGATTCCGTAATCGTTGGGCGTACACCACCACCAGATACGGCGTACTGGCTGTTAAGAATACTATCACCAGAACCGTGTTGTATTGACTGTGATACTTTTGTCATAATAGGAGCCGTAAAAATAACTTCACTACCAGCATCAATATCTGCCCAATTTTCTAACCATGTAAGAAAATTAGATCCAAGTGTATTAACCACACCAAATCCGCCAATAGCACGCACCATACGCCAGCTAAAACCGTTTACGTCGCCTAAGCCACTGGAAGGAGTAAAGCCTGGGAGGGTAGCAACATCCAAAACTCCGTTATAATACGTAAATGGAACAAGAACAGTGTGATTTATTGTACCATTGTGATAGGATAGTGACTTAATAGGAACAAAATTTGTAAGTACATTAGCGGTATTAGCGTATACCTTATTTACTGATGACATTCACTTTACTTACTATATTTTTTTAAAAAACCCGGGTACAAGTAAGAATGAGTATACAACCACAAATTAGTACTACAAAAGGGAACATTGCTACAATTTTTTCAGAGATAGTATCAACAACGACTGTACGAGATAATATATCAGTATATTTACTAAGTACAAATAATGAAGCCATATGGGTAAATGGTTTAGATTATCTAACTCCAAGTACTATCAGAACAATTGACCATTTGAATAAACAACTAACACAACAGCAATTATATTTATCGCAACTGAGACAATCTATTCGCTAATTCAGCAAAAACCCATAAAATTTGACGCAGTGCCGTCCGTTTAAAAGAAACTCATACAAAAAAGAAGAGATGCCGGTTTTATCACACTCGTCCGAAACTGAATCCATCGTCGGGATTCAGTTTGGGGTATTCAGCCCTGAAGAAATCCTAAGGCGTTCCGTATGCGAAATCACCAATCCCTCAACGGCTGAGGGTAAGTTGAATGGTCTCTTTGACCCGCGTATGGGCGTACTAGAGAATGGTAAGGTATGTCGTTCGTGCGGTCAGAATAATCACAGTTGCCCAGGTCACTTTGGACATTTTGTCCTCGCCCGCCCTGTTTACTACACTCAATTCTTCAAGCTGCTGATGAAGGTTCTCAACTGTGTCTGTTTCAAGTGCGGCAAGCTTCTTATTGATAAGCAGCGCCATCAGCATCTGCTCAAGCTCAAAGGCGAATCCCGATGGAAGATGGTAAAAGATGCGGCACAGGGTATTACTCGATGTGGTGAAGATGCTGAGGACGGATGTGGATCTCGTCAGCCAAATAAGTATCGTGAGGAGCCGGTACATAAGATTTATGCCGATTGGAAGAATCTACAACTCCCGGAAGGCGTCCAAGCCCCAGAGGGTGCGGTTGTAGATGCGGACGGTGTCATGAATCTCTCAATGCTTCTAGAACCAGAGTACGTACACCGTCTTCTACGTCGTATTACCGACGAAGATGTGGAATTTATGGGATTTAGTCGTCATTGGTGCCGCCCTGATTGGATGGTCTGTACTGTACTACCGATTCCGCCTCCACAGGTGCGTCCATCGGTGACTCAGGATAATAATCAGCGTGCCGAAGACGACTTGACGAGTAAGCTCATTGATATTATCAAGGTGAACAATACGTTGAAGAAGAAGCTTACGGATGAACCGAAGAAGCGTATGATTGATGAATGGACGAATTTGCTCCAGTACCATGTTGCCACGCTTGTGGACAACAATATTCCTGGTATCAGTCCTGCTGCTCAGCGCTCGGGACGTCTGCTCAAGTCGCTCCAACAGCGTTTGGGCTCTAAGGAAGGTCGTATCCGTTCAAACTTACAGGGAAAGCGCGTGGAGTATTCTGCCCGTTCGGTCATTACGCCGGACCCGAATATCTCCGTCAAAGAGCTCGGAATTCCTCTCAAGATTGCAACGAACCTCACGTTTCCTGAGAAGGTCACGCAGTTCAACATCGGTAAGCTGTATAAACTGATTCAGAATGGACCGGATGTATATCCAGGTGCGAAGACGATTCAGCGCAACGACGGTCGTACAATCAGCCTGAAGCATGTCAATGCGAAGTCGTTAGAGCTCTTTGAAGGCGACGTAGTCAATCGCCATCTCATGGACGGCGATGTGGTCCTGTTTAACCGACAGCCGTCGCTTCACCGCATGTCTATGATGGCACATATTGCGAAGATTCTGCCATATAATACATTCCGTCTCAATGTATTTGTAACGGCACCGTACAACGCCGATTTTGACGGTGATGAGATGAACTTACACGCTCCCCAGTCGGTAGAGACGGCGACGGAGCTACGTGAAATTGCCGCCGTCCCGCTACAAATCGTGAGCCCTCGTGAGTCGGTCCCTATTGTGTCAGTTGTACAGGATACGCTGGTGGGTGCCAACCGTTTCACACGATCTAACGTGCTCTTCACGAAGAAGGAGGCAATGAATCTGCTCGTTCACGCGAAGCGTTGGGAGGGCAAACTGCCCGCACCGGTGACGACAACTCCTCAGCCGATGTGGTCCGGTCAGCAACTCCTGTCGGCGCTTCTACCGCCGGTCAGCCTTCAGATGCCAAACAGCAGCTACAGCGATGAGGATAAGAAGAACCCACAATCACCGAATCTCGTCAAGATTCTCAATGGTGTGATTGAGCAGGGTATTCTAGATAAGTCGGTGTTCTCCAAGCAACTCATTCACATTATTTACAACGATTACGGTCCGGATATTACGGTGGATTTCCTGGATTCCCTACAAGCGATGATTGCGAATTTCCTGATGAATAGCGGTTTCTCGGTCGGCATCTCAGATCTTATTGCCGATCAGGCAACCAACGACGAAATCGGTATTGCGCTCAACAAGCTCACGAAGACAATTGAGGAGCAGATTCTCCAACTCCATACGGGACTGTTTGAGAACTCATCGGGTCGCAGCAATCAGGAAGAATTTGAATCAAAAGTCATGAATACGCTCAATAAGGCGGTAGGCGAGGCGGGTAAGATTGGCTTGAAGTCGCTCGCCGACACGAACCGAATGACGAACATGGTAAAGGCGGGGTCCAAGGGCTCAGATGTGAACGTTTCACAGATGATTGCCACCCTGGGTCAGCAGGCGATTGAAGGTAAGCGCGTACCGAACGGCTTCCAGCATCGCACCCTGCCCCACTTCAAGCGCTTTGACGACTCGGCGCAGGCACGTGGGTTCATCACGAGCTCGTATATTAAGGGACTCCAGCCCGATGAGTTCTTCTTCCACGCTATGTCAGGTCGTGAAGGTCTTATTGATACGGCTGTAAAGACGGCTGATACAGGTTATATGCAGCGCCAAATCCGTGTCGCCCTGGAAGACCTGATTACCCAGCACGACGGATCGGTGCGCGATACCAACGGCAATATGCTACAGGTATCGTACGGCGAGGACGGTATTAATGCGACAAAGCTGGAGAATCAACCGCTCCCACTCGCCACCATGAGCGACGCAGATATTATGACGTACGCCGCCGCTCCAGGTGCCCCAGGTGAAAAGGCGTACCAGGATGCGATGATTGAAGACCGTCGTATTATTGTAGAGAAGGTATTCGGATCCAAGCCCCAGAAGAACGTCCGCTCACCGGTTCACTTAGAACGTCTCATCTATGCAATCAAGTCGCAGTTTAGCCTTGACCCCGCCAACGTAGCGAATCCAGTCACTCCTACGGCAGTGTTAGAAGCCCAGGCAAAGATTCTAGCAAAGACGCACGCAAACAATAAGATTTGGACAGCACTTGTCCGCTACCATCTTGCCCCATCCCGTCTCACCTCCATCGGATACACACAGCCGGCGTTGGACGCACTTGCGGAGGAAATTGTCCTCAAGCACTGGAAGTCGTGGGTGGAGCCTGGACAGCCCGTAGGTGTGATTGCGGCACAGTCTATTGGTGAGCCGGCTACCCAGATGACGCTCAATACCTTTCACTTGGCTGGTGTAGCCGCCAAGTCCAACATGACCCGAGGTGTTCCTCGTCTCAAGGAGTTGCTCAAAGCGACTCGCAATCCAAAGGCAATTGAGTTAAATATTTCGCTCCGCCGTGACATCCGTGAAAAGAAGGAGGAAGCACGTCGTGTCTCTAAAGAGCTGGAATTCACACTGCTCCAGGATATTGTAACGGTTGCGCGTATTTACTACGACCCTCGTGATAATGAGACACTTATTACGGATGATGCGGACTGGCTGGCGTATCTAGCAGCGTACGAGAAGGCGACCGCCCCACTTGTGGCAGCCGAGGGCGTTTCGCAAGACCCTCTCAGTTCATCCCCTGTAACCGAAGAGGCAACGCCCGTCCAAGAAGAGCCCAAGTCGCCCTGGATTCTACGATTTGAACTGGACCGCGAACAAATGTTCAACAAGAACATTACGATGGATGATATCGCGCTCATTCTCAAGACGAAGTTCAGCAGTGATATTACAAGTATTTACACCGATTACAATGCGACTCGTCTCGTCTTCCGTATTCGGCTAACCAAGAGCGAAACCGCCAGCGATGACTTGAATACGCTCAAGGCACTTCAGAACAAGGTCCTCTCTTGTACGGCGATTCGTGGTATTCCTGGTCTCCGTTCGGTCAATTACCAGAAGGTTGCCGATACAGTAGAACTCAAGGACGGTAAGTATACGCCGGCAGAGCAGTATGTACTCATTAGCGACGGATCCAATTTCCTGGATGTCATGACACACCCTGATGTGGATCCCACCAAACTCATTTCCAGCAATGTTCACGATATGTTTGCGAATCTGGGTATTGAAGCGACGCGGGCGACCCTTTACAAGGAAATTACCACGCTCTTTGCCGAATCAGGCAGCTCGGTAAATTACCGCCACGTCTGTATTCTGTTGGACAAGATGTGTCACAAGGGACGCACAATGAGTATTGACCGCTACGGTATTAATAAGAACGACATTGGACCGCTTGCGAAGATGTCGTTTGAACAGACGGAGGATATCGCGCTTCGTGCCGCCATCTTTGGAGAGCGGGATCCTGTGCTGGGCGTAAGTTCGAAGGTGATGTTGGGTGCGCCGATTAAGGCAGGTACAGCGTTTTCGGAGCTCCTCTTTGACGAAGTGACGGCAGTTAAGTTTGCCGAAGATACTCCCGAACAGCACCCTGTAGAGTACGATAGCCTTGCGCCATTCACAACGGATGAGCAGAATGACGCACTCTATGGCGCCGATGATAATGGCGAGTGCTCAACCACCAATCTCCGTATTCCTATCAGCCTTCCAACGACGAAGCAGCACGCTGCGGTTAGCATGGAAGCTATTAATGAGGAAGAGGACGAGGGCGATGATATTATGATTTACGAATAATCTGCTGACCCAATAGATGGAGGTTGGTTATAAAGTATTTCCGCGGGGAAAGCGTTACGCATATATGGTAATCAACGGTAAGCCCGTCTTTTTGCGTAATATTGTGTTTATTCATAATGCCGAGAATCCGGATCAGGTAGTGATTGTACACGAATGGGGTATGTCGGATCATCGTTGGGAGCCGCCAAAGGGTCAGTTTGAATGGGACGAATTAGGAGCCATGCGCAAAGGTATGAAGATGACATATAAGCAAGTATTGGCGGCGATGCGACAGGGCGTCTTACGCGAGACGAAGGAGGAGGCGAAAATTATGCCCGCTGAGCTTATAAATCTTACACCGCTAGATGTCGCTTACGCACAAGACTGGGCGGAATCTGGATTGCCAAATGGTATGTTTATGTATCAGTTTTGGCACGCCACCATCACACCTGCCACTATGTTAGAAGCCCAGAAACGCACGAAAGAATTGGTGGATAATAAGGATTGGCGTCATTTGCTGCCGCCCGATGTATTGGAGAAAGATGATATACGTTGGTGGTCTCCTAACGAACGAAATGCCTACTCACACATTCGTGGAGGGTTTTCGCAAAAAATGACAGCACTTTATTTTGAATCACTGAATAAATCACGGAAGTAATAATATGGAATACAAGGTGTTAGAGGTATGGGGGACCGGTGGTCCTTCATCCATCCCACTAAGACCTAATACTGACCTACAACCGCCCAAACACGTGTATGTTTGTGCTTTGGAGAATCGTGCGCTTCAGCAGGCGAAAAACGAGATTAATCTCTTTTACCAAGAGGGTAAATGGGACGATTATAAGAAGGTAACGAATCCGTACGAGTATATCTTTCTCTCTTGGAATCGCCGGTCGTCCCGATCGGTTGCGACTCGCCAACCCCTTTCACGCTCTTATTTCAAAATGATTGAACTATGGAAGCGTCTCAACCTCACCACCGAACTGGCAGCATTTATGCAACCGAGTACCGGTATCGGATTACGCACAGCCCACGCCGCCGAGGGTCCTGGTGGATTTATTGAGGCGTGTCTTGTGATGGCAAACAGGAATATGGTGGCGGAAACAAACAATTGGGGATATGTTGGATCTGATGCCATTACACTACGATCGGAAGCGAAGAACGTTCCTGGATGGCGCAAGGCGGCAAAGTTTCTGGCATATTATCCGCAAATCATCATTCGTGATGGTGCCGATGGAACTGGTAATATTCTTAATAAGGCGAATCAAGACCACTTTGTAAAGTGGACATTGATGAGGCACACGGATGGCGTTCATCTTTACACGGCAGATGGCGGCTTTGACTTTAGTGGCGACTACAATGCGCAGGAAGATTCTATCTTTCCACTTTTGCTAGCGGAATCACTCATTGGGCTCAGGGTGTTGGGCAAGGGAGGATGTATGATTATTAAGTGCTTTGATACAACGGAACAACCTACACTAGACCTAATTTGGCTGTTGAGTCGTGCCTTTCGTACATGGGGCATTTCTAAGCCGCATACTTCACGTGCGGGGAATGCGGAGCGCTACTTTATCGGAAAAGGATACCTGGGACCCTCATCGGATATTATTGATTTACTTGATGCGTATCAGGCAAGGCATCAGTTTCTATTTCCGATTCTGGCTCATCCCGTTACGTGCGAATCGTGGAAGCCAACAATGGATCTTATCAAACACCTTCAGGCAGAGATTGAACAGATGGAGATTGTGGTCATTCGGCAAACGCTTGATTTGATTAAGACAACGGATCCGTCTGTGATTCAGACTCTAGTACGTGATAATGTGAATCGGTCAATAGAATGGTGTAAGAATCATGATGAGGAGATTACCGCATCATGGCTCACCGAGATGGAAAAGAACGTGGCAAAAGAGACTCAAGACTTGCTCAATATTCTCAATCCTCCTCCACATAATGTTCCGTATTCCTATGCGAATTGGACGAATAGGAGTACGTTCTCAAATACACTGGTATTTGAAAACTTTCGTACAGGAGATACAGCCGCAGCACCAGCCGCAGCACCTGTTGTAAATCCCTTTATGCGAATCAAAAGTATAAAACAGAGTCATTCAACTATGTTTGGAAATTCTACTTCGTAGACGACTTGTCGCCGCTATTTAGCTGTGGTTTTACAATACGGTCTACAAGAATTGTTCCTACATTGACCGATGCGTTGTGTTGGGAAATATCTCCCCGCTCAATCTTATCTAACTGGTCTACCATCATGGCAAGTATGTCCCGACGGTAATCCTTTTTCAGCAACATGGCAAAAATGCTAGGAAATTCCTTCTGGTAGTCGGCAAATTCGGCACCGATTTGGGCGGGAGTTTTTGTCTTCATAGCCTCTTCAATATCTAGAATCATTTCACGAACACGTGCGGATTTCGTGGACATCTACCTCCTGTCCTTGTTATTCTTTTTCCGAATAATAAACGCTCCCCATAATAAGAGATGTCGTTGGCATATTCTCGTCGTCGTAAGAATACTAAGCGCTCAAAACGATTCAGGGGTGGTGCTGATGTCGGTGCGGATAAGACTACGGGTGCGCTTTTACCGGGTCAGGAGAGTTCGTTACCAGGCGTTTTACCTACGACAACTTGGGGCGCATGGGCAAATTATCCGGGTGCGTTAGCATGGTCGGCAAATACACAGGCACCGCCACCGCTCGCAAATGGCGGACTCTATACTGGTCCGCAATCGACCGGTGAATGGGCGTCAAAGCCGTTTCCTGCGACCCAGTATGGTGAGATGGCGGAGGCGACAAAAATCGCAGGGAATCCCGATGTTTTCTTTCAGCAGCGACCGAACGATAATACGGGTGCGAGTTTTTCGCCGTATGTATCGGTACCACTGAGTAATGAGCATTATAGTGCGGGAATGCCAGCACCATTGAGTGGCGGACGCCGACGAACACACCGCCGTGCGAATCGTAAAACACGACGGGGTAAGAAACTAAGTCGTAGACATAAGTAAGGAATGGCAACTGCTGCAAACGCTGATTTAACGTATCACGTAGATCCGCGACTGCCTATTGGCGATGGTCTACATATATCGGACCCAGCGCATCCGCAAAATGTTATAAAGAATCTATTACAGACCCAGAATCAGGCAGCCACCGATTCGTATTATGATAATAAACCACAACGTCTCCCACAAGGTGTAACGGAGGAACCGTTTGTACCTCTTTGGACCGAGTCCGTGATGACGAATCCAACCCAAACGAGTCAGATTCTCCTTATTTCAGCAATACTAGGTATTATATTGTGCCTAGTATTTGTGAGATTAGCGGCAAATCTATTTGTAAAAATCGCAATTGTATTAATCATGGTACTCTGTATTCATTATTTACTAGCGAGACTTGAGAAACGGACAGTATAAAGTTTATCACCGGCGGCTACACGGAAACGCATCTCCTCTAAGCGACCTTTTTTGAGGTACTCCTTATTATTAATATGAAGTACAGCAGGCACATCTTCTATATTGAAATGAAACGTAAGACCAAATGAAGCAAAATATGCCGTAATGCGTGCTACATCTTCCTCAGAAATGAGGGCAACCGTGATGGGCGGCGGGTACCAGGTCTTAAGAATCTCCGTCATTGTGATCAGTAGAACTTCAAAAAGTGCCTGAACATCACCATCCGTATCAATCTCAAACTGAACACTGTTAGGAGGTCCCGGTGGTTTTTTGAGTAATTCGGTTACAAATTCAACGATTTCTTCATTGCCGTTGGACATTTATACCTTCTCTTATTATTGTTTATTTAGACCATCTTAATTAGAAATGCATATTCCTGGAATTGTCGTTGAGTTTTTGGGAACCTTTATCTTCTTTTTCGTCATTTTAGCGACGGGCAATGCGTGGATAATTGGACTTACCCTTGCCCTCTTAATTTTTGCGTTCGGCAAGATTAGCGGCGGTCACTTCAATCCAGGTGTTACCCTTATGATGCTCTATAAGAAGGGTGTTTTGTTAGAGGACGCGGCGGCGTTTATGGTTGTACAGGTGCTTGCCGGTATTCTCGCTGTTGAATTATGGAAGCACGTGAGCGCAGTAACATCTACGAACGCTTCCCTAAAATTCTAACGTAAAAACGTATCGCATGATACCACAAGCACCATAACAACTGCGATTGCTGTTCCGACGGCAAGCGTTGCCGCCTGTCGTGTATCACGATTCGCCGCAATATTTGCCAGCCCTAAAAACGGATCTACAATGGTTTCGGTATTACCGGTGAGTTTTTGTTCGGCACGGGTGATGACGCAACCGAATAACCACTGTGACGCCATCACGACCAAAGAGACCGCTAAAATCACTAGACGTCCTGGATGGTGGGGTGGAAGTACGAAAAAAAGGGCAATGACAGAGCCGATAATCATAGGATGAAGTGCCATGAGGGCTTGTCCGTGTGCGATATCGCCACCGGGTAACCAGAAGAAGACGACACGTGTGAGTGCGATAATTACAGCGACTAACCCGTCACGAATCTCTCGTAAAATGCGTTTCGCCTTTGTGTCCGTCTTGCCCGTATTCTCCTTTGTGTCCGCCGTCTCCACCTGTTTGTCTAGACTATCACTCATTGGCTCTTATTTGAAAGTCTGAATATAATATAGGAAATATGCCGAAGTGGCCGATTATGATACTTATTGCGCTTCATATAGCAAGTTTAGCATTTTTCATATATCATCACTTTAAGAGTCCCCACCATAAACATCCCGATAGATTCCATAAAGTTCAGCAGGATATTCATCATTCACTCGTAAATATTAAAAAGCATCTATAATTTATGCTTCTAATTCAAGTATCAAACCATAGAATGGTATAATATTTGAACGATTAAATTTGCCTCCTTGCGGAATCGAACCGCAGACCTTCTGCTCGCGTTTAAAATACAAGGCAGACGCAATACCACTATGCTAAAGAGGCTTCCAAGATAACACACGAGCATCTGCCTTAAATGGTTTCAATCCATGAAGAGCAAGTTGGAGAGACCGTTCTGGAAGCGTATCCAGTTGGTGCCGACTACAAACAGGGTCACACTCCATTCTCCGTCAGACGAGCCGCCAGGCGGCGCTACGACGAGGCTCAACTTCATATCTACACGGTCCGGATTGAGAGTGCCGCTAGGGTCAAACTCCGCCGGCTTCTCGGCGAAATTATAGGCGTAGATATAATTGCCGTAGGCACGAATTCCACCGGGCATAATCATATTACCGGTGGCACGCCACCAACGCTCAGGCTGGTCCGCCCAGACCGCCGTGCCGACCATGAGCGTTGCGTGAACCAGCAGGGGACGGTAGGGATTCCAAACAGGATTGTATTCATTCTCCAAAACCGCAGAGTAGTTATTCCAGTCGTTGAACTGCTGAACGGTAGCATTGCGGCGGAGAAAGAAAATCAGTTGGCGAATGGGACCGTTCGCCGTTGTAATCGGCAACTGAACCTTAATTGTATTGCCGAACGAGGTATTCGTGATGTACTTAATCGGCTCCGCAAACCGCGTCTCCACCACCTGTTCCATCATCAATTCGTGCGTATCATGCATATACGCCTCACGTAACTCACCGTCAATTTGGGAAATACCACATATGATATCTGCTGTTTGAAATTCAGGCGCCGCATAACTGATAGGAATCGTTTGTAATTTACGAAACGGATATGTATAATCACGCACCGTAAGAGTGGTACCCAAGGGCGTTTCATTACATCCTAGAGGTGTACTAATTTTACGAATCACCTCACTGAAGGGGCGGAGTGTAATATGAAAACGGACAGTATCGGGACCGCTACACGAGATAAGAGGGAAAGCGGTATTCACATGTTTGGCAAACCAGAACGGTAGATAGCAATAGATGTAGCCGTCTTCGCTGGGCAAAATATTATTCACGCCTGGGGTAACATACGAATTATAGATACCGTCATCGTAAGCTACACCGGTTGTTACACTATGATTCATCTTATTCCAGGTATTTATCCAGTCGCCGCTAAACGATTCTACGATAACACCATCCACTTCCATTTCCGCCTTCGCAATTGCGATAGTACCAAGACTTTGTGCCCAAATAAAAAAGTCTGCTTCGTCTACGGGTACAAGATTCTGAATATTGGGACCGATACGTTGTGCGGTATCTCCAGGTAGCCAAGGAAGCGGTTTAAGTCTTAGGGCAATCCAGTTGACGAAATCTCCCTGCCACGGCCAAGGAACTTCAAAGGTGATACGTTGTCCCCAGTTTGGCGAGCCCTGAAAGGTCCAGGTAGCGATTTCCTGAGTAAAATTGTGGTAGGGCTTGTTTTCGGGACGGAATTTGGTTTTATCCGCATTTGGTGGATAGACATATTCATCAAAATCGGATCGGTCAATCAGTGAGACGATCTTCTTTAGTTCACCGACAGGCTTAGCGGACGCCATTGCTTACGTCTTCTAGTATGTACTTTAGATAACGATAACCGGGCTTTATCTAATTCGTCCACTGGCTCTCGCATACATTACAAATATACTGGAACTTCAGGTTTGTAGGGTCAGTCTTGATGTAGATGACGTCACGGAGGTCAGGATTCGCAATAGACGGGCATTCGCTGTTGCGGCAACTGATGGTCTTGACGTGGGGCAGGGTCGGGTCCTGACGGGTGTAGGCGTTGACGGTAATACCGGATGCGGCACCACCGGCGCTGCTACCGGAGCGAAAGTTCGTTTCTAGGACAAGGGCGTCCTCTTTGGTAGCGGGCTTGAACGGCTCAGAGTGTCCGCAGGTATTACACTTGAGATTTGCTCCCGCAGGTGTAATATCATAGCCGTACATGTTTTCGCAACGAACACAGAACTTCATTTATACCTCTATACCTTCTGAGGATTTCAAGTTTAAGCCATCATTTTTTACGCGCGACGGTTCTTTAAATGCCCTACGGGGGTGCGTTAAAATGTCCCATTTAAATACCCGGTATGTATTACACAAAGAATGTATGTCCTAGTGAAGACCCCTACAACCACCACCGAAAAGAGCGAATCCTATACATTTAACGACGTGTATGACCTTCTTACACGCGTGGCTGCTATGGTGAAGGAGGCGGCTGCTGCTGCTGCGACGGTACACCCTGCAAAGGAGTCTGTGGAAAAGCCTGTGGCAACAGTACAGGAAAAGGAAAAGGAAAAGGAAAAGGAGGAAGAGGAGGAGCAGGAGGAGAAGGAGGAAGCGCAGGAGGAGAAGGAGGAAGCGCAGGAGGAGGACAACGAAGACAAAGGCACCCCACTGTCTGTTCTAGAGGAGGAAACAGACCCAATGTCCAGAATAATTAATTCGCTTAAGAGACCGATACAAGATCTACCACTTAGTAGCCGCCATATGTATAATAAATCAGAGTACCCAAAGCCACCAACACAGCCACCTATATTAGACACCTTTTGTGAACCATTATTTACAGGACCAATTGACCGTGAAAAGAATACTGCTGAAATTATGGAGCGAATAAAACAGATGGAAGCTGGTACTATAGAGTCTCAAACAGACAGTCAGACCAAAAGCCTAGACAAAATCATAGATTATTTCACAGAGAATTTTTTAGAGAATATAGACGTAAAAATTCAACCACCATGGCTATGTCCAAGTGATGAATATAATTATATTTTTAAGGATATGCCAATCCTTACGAATGCTTGCTATGATTTATTTGTCGCTTACCCGCATAAATTTATTGAAAATTCACATGAACTTGAAACAATAAAGGAACATATTCATTATATCAAATATCTCCTCGGCGTGGATAGCGTATATACCCGCATTCAGTTTAGAAAGTATGGTAAGTCCAACCCTGAATCTGGTTATATGAGAGGATTTATTATAAAACAGAGTGCGTTTACAGAATTAACAAATATGATCTATAGATTCATAAATGAACAGAAAAACCATGGCATCGTTGATTATAAGGATGCTGTAGAGATTTGCTACAAAACGCTTAACTCTATGTATGACGAGACACTTGTAGGTGCCTCAGTCTTGGACGATTGGATCGCCCTATTTGTGAAGACAAAACTCAGCAGAACCATGAATGGTTCCTTACAGAGTTCTATTATGTATAGCACCTTCGCACAGTGGTTACAGAACTCTGCTCCTCAAGCCATAATGAAATTTTTATCTATCCAATATTTTTCCAAGGTGATGAAGGAGACGCACGGATTTGAAACAGGTCGCAAATCGTCAGGTGTATTTTATAAAAATGTAGAATGGAAGAGTTCTACAACGAAAGTGGAAGAACAATCCACAGCAGTGGAAAAGACTACTAGTACAATTAATGTCTCTGGGTGGAATCCGCAAACACCGTTTGAAGATAGATGGGCTCCTATAGATACTGCTAAATAGTTATGACGAGCACATTAAGCACTCCTTCTCTTCCTTCGCTGAAAGCTCTTTGACCGGTGCTAACTCAGGCGCGATAGGAGCCGCAGCGGGCTCCACGGTGAACTTCTGTGCCGACGCCACCGCCTTTGTGCGTAGGTAGTAGATGCCCGTCTTGAGTCCCTTACGCCAAGTGTAGAAGTGCATAGACGAGAGCTTGCGGAAATCGGGGTCACCGAGGAACAAGTTCAACGACTGGGATTGGCAGATGTATGGACCACGGTCCGCCGCCATATCAATCAGCACCTTTTGTTTGATTTCCCAGACGGTCTTGAAGATATTTTGGAGATCTTCAGGCACACCCTCAACACCCGTGACCGAGCCGTTGTTGCGAATGATAGCGTCCTTCATTTCAGTTGACCAGAGACCACGGGCGAGTAGTGCCTTGACGAGGTGCTTGTTGAGTACGATAAACTCGCCGGCAAGCGTACGGCGGGTGAAGATATGCGTCGCATAGGGCTCAATACATTCACAGTTGCCGAGGATCTGACTCGTGGAGGCGGTTGGCATTGGAGCAATAAGGAGGGAGTTTCGCATGCCAATGCGGCGCACAGTGTTGATAAGCCCATCCCAGTCCAGACCTTCATCTTGAATTGGGTCAACATTCCATAGAGATGGCTGTAACTCACCCTTCCACGCTGGGGAGCCTACGAAGGTTTCGTAGCGTCCCTCGACCGCTGCGAGGTCACACGATGACTCCACCGCCGCATAGTACATATGGGCGAAGATACGCTTGTTCAACACCGCCGCCTCCGCCGATTCCCAGGCGAGTCCGAGCATGGCAAAGACATCCGCCAAACCCTGTACTCCTAGACCTACCGGTCGGTGACGCTTATTAGAGCGCTCCGCTTCGGGAATAGGATAGAAGTTAATATCAATCACACGGTTGAGATTCTTAATTACTACGCCCACTACCGAGCGGAATTGTTTGAAATCAAAGGCGCCATTCTTGACGAAGGCGGGCAGACTCATGGAGGCGAGATTACAGACCGCTGTCTCATCTGGCGACGAATACTCAAGAATCTCTGTACACAAATTACTAGACTTGATAACACCGAGATTCTGCTGATTGGACTTAAGATTTGCCGCGTCCTTGTAAAGCAGGTAGGGTGTACCGGTCTCAATCTGCGATTCAAGAATGGTGAACCAGAGCTTTTGTGCCTTCACCGTCTTGCGCCCACGTCCCTCCGCTTCGTATCGCTCGTATAACGCCTTGAATTCGGCACCGACACAATCGGCAAGCCCTGGTGCCTCGTTGGGACAGAACAGTGTCCAATCACCACCGGCGTCCACACGCTCCATAAAGAGATCGGGCACCCAGAGGGCGTAGAAGAGGTCACGAGCACGCTCCTCTTCTGAGCCGGTATTGCGCTTCATCATGAGGAAGTCTTCAACATCGGCGTGCCATGGCTCAAGATACATGGCGAAGGAGCCGTTGCGCTTGCCGCCGCCGTTATGGGCGGCACCGAGGTGCGCAACCGTATAGTCATGGACAGTATCAATCTCAAAGTCGTGAAGAACACCATCATACTCCTCTTCGTCAATTGATTCAATACGGCTTAGAACATAGTCGCCGTGGCGCAGATATGTTAGCCACTCAGATGCTGGAGACTCAGGAAACATTTCTGTGATTTCCGTAATACGGGGAATGCGAAGGACCTTTGTCATCTTTGTCGTTGTAATATTCTTGTAAGAGGATACATTGCCAATGCGGTCGCGGTCATAACCTGATGAAAGTGCGCCAAACCGTAATAGTAGATAGCGAATTGACTCAATAAGATTATCAGACGTCAGTTCAATAGTAACCTCTTTGGTTCCAATACAACCATCGCTTTCAATCAGACCACGGAGAATCTCCTTCGCTTTCACAAGTGGTAGATGGAGGAATGATGTATCCATATGCTTTTCGCCAGCAGAATCGTACATCTGTGACTTAACAAACTTAAAGTCGGGGCTCGTTGTAGCCCACTTAATGCGAACCGTGTTTGTTTCAGGCTCTTCATATTCATAAGACTTAATCCCCCGCTTTGTTAGATAGTCCAGGACAAACGCACGAGTTTCCTGCTTTTTCGTTAGATGTAGAGATAAACCTGATGTATCATAGGAAATATGTCCATCGCCTAGCATTACACCATAGAACCGGCAGTCTTCAGGGGTGATTGATGGAATATCCTTCTCGTATTTGGGAATTGGAAAGGCGACAAAGTCATCTACACGCAGGTCCCTAGCATCAACATAATCAATCTTAACGAGTTCCTTATCAAGACGATTACGGATAACACTGTAATTGACACCCTTCTTCTGGTCGCAGAGAGCGAGAATAGGATGCTCAGGTGTAACCTTCACAGACGAGATGCTATGCTTTACACCGAAGTTAAGAATCTTGCCCTTATATACGTGACGAACAGGTTTGTTCACACGGTTATACATTCCATCGCTTGTAAGCACACGGTCGGAGACAGAGACATCCTCAATGCGCTTAGGACCCTGCTCCGTATAGACAAGGGTATCGGGGGCGAAACACTGGTCAACGTAGCGCGCCGTGTTATTGAAGACACGGAGCATCGGCACGATGCCGTTACTGATACCACCGGTTCCCTTAATCAAAGAGCCCGTAGCACGAATATTGGAGATATGGAGACCGATACCACCGCCGTACTGACTAATAAGGGCACAGTTCTGGAGAGTGTCGTAGATTCCACGGATAGAGTCGTCCTTCATCGCAAGAAGAAAGCAGCTGCTCAACTGTGGACGCTTGGTACCGGAATTGAATAGTGTCGGAGTAGCATGGGTGTAAAACTTTTGAGACATCAGGTCATAGGTCTCAAAGGCACGCTTCAAATCGGCGCCCCAGAGACCGAGCGCAACACGCATCCAAAGATGCTGGGGACGTTCTACAATACGACGATTGGTATCACGGAGCAGGTAAGCGCGCTCCAATGTCTTAAGACCGAAATAGTCAAGGAGGAAATCACGTTCATAGTGAATATGTGCTTCAATCTCGTCGGCGTGAGCCCGAACGAGAGTAACAAACTCAGGCGAAAGTAGGGACGCCGGCTCTCCCTTCTTATCGCAAACTGCGTCCAAAATTTCTATGACGGCAAGCATAGTAGGAGACGTATTCTTTTGGTGATTGCTAATAGCAATCTGACTGGCGAGATCGGCATAGTCGGGATGAATCGTAGACCATGAATACGCAAGACTTGCGGTAATATTGTCCAATTCGGTGGTCGTAATACCATCTACGATACGGGCAAGAACACCCTGGGCGACTTTGGTAGGATTAACGTTCAGTCCTGTCGCCGCTTTTGTAATACGTTCTTGTACCTTTTCAAAGGCTACATCTTCACGGTGTCCGTCGCGCTTCACAACTTGCATGTTCTGTTCCATTGTTGGGAAATGTGTGAGGCAATTTTGGACGCAGCCAGCAACTCAATTTTTTACCGCACCCCTAAACAAGATGGTGGCTACAAGTTGGCTTGTATTTTCCTTTGCCGTATTTGCGGTGGCTCTCGTAGGGCTCTCTCATCTCAATAAGTTTCGGTTACACGAAGGATTTCAGCCGATTGAAGACCTCAATAATAATCGGTTCTGGTTCAAGGACTGGAAGTATGAAACATCGAGTGATAAGTTGCCGGTCGGCGCATCGGAGCCAGACGGACTTTCGCCAGGCGATGCTTTTTCCGTATCTACGGAAAAACTCCTATCTCCCCACATTCAACCGTTGTCCGTAGAGGCGGCGGAAGCGGGATGGGATAAAACAACATCGCAAGTATGTTATCAAACCGATGCCGGCGAAGTGTTGAAGAAGACCCGGAACTTCTTACAACGCACAAATAACTACCCCCGATCCTACCCCGATGATTGTTCGGCGCCGTTTCACGAGTTTTTAGGTACGTTCTATGCGCCGGCGACGGGTGGAATAGGACAGACACCGGCAGCGGGTACAAATTACCCCCGCCAAACCCAGTGCGCCAAGTAAGCGTCCAGCACAGCCCAGCCCATCCAACCCCGCAAAAAAGCAAAAAATTTGTATAAGTACCACTGATACCTATACAAATCAATAACAACCCACTAGTCGGAATCCACACCGAGCCACCCACCTTTAGACGTTTCAGCGGCAGCAACGGTAGCAGCAGCAGCCGGCTCAGAATCGGAATCCGATACAAACAGCGCCTTCTCTGCATAGCGTCCGTCCACACGTGCCGACTCCACCTCTACCCAAAAGCGTTCATACGCCGGCTGACCGACCTCTGCCCACCACCGACGATTGCGCAGAACCGTCTTGGTGAAGTAATCATAAACGTACCAAACCGTTTCTTCTAACACAACCAATCCATCTATATTGTCAGGAGTCCAGGCACAGCATTCGGTAAATCCGGACTCTGATGACGGAAAGAGCGGACTATAACGGTACTCGTACGATTCAAGGTCATACTTCTCCTCCATGACCGTTCCCTCATCCCGCTCTACCGCAACCATCACAGGGGGCTTTGCTACAACGTAGATTTTTCCCATCCACGGATTTTTAGCACTCACTGCCGCTGAATACTTCGCATCCTTCAACATCATAGAGGTAAAACGCATTTCTATGTAATCCACGGCGTCCACATCACAGACTTCAGCCTGAAGCTGCATTTGGCAATAGTAATCGGGTGGAATGATACCGTTAAGCTCACGGGTGATAGGCGACTTGATTTCTACTAGACGTCCGCACCGGGGTCCGCTAGTGATAACACCGTCAGGTGATGCCGCTAGACGCGGTAGAAACGGGTGCCGAATACGACCAAGACCGTCGTAAACATTACCTTCGGCGAAACACCGCTCGTACAAGTCACGTACGACGGGCTCAAATCGCCAGCCCCATTTGAATGCCGATAACTTTCCTTCGCTGTCAAAGGTATATACCGTTTGCGAGGTCGTATCTTGCTCATGTTCATTCACGACGACCGGTGTTCCGCACTTCTTGGCAACGACCACGCCGATTCCGTTCGCTGTTCCGTATACTACATTACCGAACTCATGACCTGTTAGAAGTTCTAGGGTTTCGTTATGCCACATTGCGGATTTTTGTGCCGATTGTGGTAAAGCTTTGAGCCGATCAACATTTTCTGGTTTCGCAACCAAATTTTTTAACGCAACATCTCGGCAAAATAGGAAATATTCATAATAAATCGCACGAAGGATGAGAATTGCGTCATTTTTCGCACGTGTAGATTTAAAGGCAGTATCAATGAAGAATTTATTCGCCTCGTTCATCTCGGTGTCTATCCAATCGGTTAGGTCGTACTCATCGAGAAGACGAGGCGGATCTACCGATATCCAATCATCCAACCATTGTATGGATGCGGAGTAAGGCATTCCTATATTGGTAGACATTTTTTCTGTTTCATGGATCGCTTGTACCCCTTCTTTTTGTTTGTCGGTGTACCTCAATTTTGAAGGACGCTGAGTGTGTTGGATCTCCATCGCGTATTATTTTTAAACCACGAATGCTTAGAATTTTTCCTTCTTCGTAAACGAGTTGTTGCTTTGTATTCAGGAGTTTAGAATCGTTTGCCTTCACTAACGCCTTATTGAGATTCTCCTTCTCTTCTGAAGAAAGCCCAGGATATGATTCAGCGAATGTACGTAGTTTTTGTAGGCGAAGTCCACGCTCTAAGCGTAGCCATGGTTTAGTCGTAGAGGCAGCATGGGATTCGGCTTCAAAGAAATTGGTGAGTCGTCCCTCTACGCCGAAAGCAAGGAGGGCTTGCCCCATTAAGGTTGTAGGAGCGGCAGCACCCGATACATCTACAATAGGCGGAACACTCCCTGAAATATCGGTAGCGGATGAATTTAAAGGGGGCGATGCGGGAATCACCGGCAAAGGAGAGGTTGCGCGCTTTACACGTCTCGTTTTTACCCGAAACATTCCTATTATTAATATAACTATAACAAAGGTTTAGACTCTCCTTACGGAGTAAAGACTCAAAAAAAATAACAATTATAATAAGAATGACATCTGTTCAGTCGTATTATAAGGAGCCGACTAGTATTCGTCGTCAATTTACGGTCTATCCGTACTACGCTTCCGGTGTCAATACCTTTTTTACGGTCCAGAATAACACTCTTTTTCGTGCCCAGTACGATTTGAGTGGCGTAGATTACGTTGTTGCCCGTGATTTGGGTACAGAAATGGCAATTACAGGCATTGACCCAAATTTACTTGCTTTATGGACAGCCGACTCTGCAGATAGTCTTGCCGATTTTTCCAATGCCACAATCTTGAAGAATGGGAGTGCCCGTAAATTTCAGGTGCTAAGTATGACATCTGGCGCAGCCGATGCTGGAGGCACGTTTATAGGCGAAGATACAAGTCGTCTTTGGTACGATACAGTGTCAGGTAGTAACGCCGCACAGTATGGTGCCGGTGGTGAAGCATATATGGATCCTTTTAATTCCAATAGTTTGTTTAATACAGGTGGTTTCGCTATGCCTATTAATGACTTGCTCATTGTTGGACAAGGACAAACAACCTTTAGTAATAATATTATGCAGAATTTACCCTTTGGTACATTTTGGGCAGTCAATGACCCGATTGTTGTAGGTTATCAATTCTCTAGTGCTCCAGTCAGCCGTGCTATTAAGAATCGTATTGACGAGACTACGTTGTTTTAAGTCGCTAAAAATCGCACATATCTGTAATGGTTTCCGTAAAATCAATACAGTTATGTTTAGCGGTAAATACAATTGTACTGTGTTTTGCTACAGCGCATTACGCTTTTTTAGAATCGGTTCATTACAATCCCACATTTACTATACTATCAGTATATCTGAAGGATTATCTTATTATAGAAGCGCTCAATGGACTTGTAAGACAGCGACCGTATATATTTTATAATGATATTCCACGGTTACAAGAATTTAATACTAGAGATTTTGTATCAACGTATGGAGTGGAAGCCCTGAGTTTTTTGGGCGCCCTCGCCTTAGCACCAACGACAAACTCCCCAGCCTTAGAATATCTTCTTTTTATTCCACGGACATTTATATTTGAACTTTTATTTGATTTTTTCCATTATTGGACCCATCGTTTCGGACACTCGCATCCCCTTATTTATAATTATGTTCATAAATTACATCACAGCGACTCATTGGTAAACGCCTATAATACATTTCATCATACACTTGCCGATATTATTCTTACCAATGCCGTTCCTATTTTACTCGCCGCATATCTATTCCCTCTACCCCGTTTCACTCTCACGCTCTTCTTTTGGTTCAAAACCATTGTAGAGGTATCCGGTCATACAGGAAAAGATACTACAAGTTCTTTTTTACAATTCATCTATTTGCCAAGGACACTAGGAATAGAATTATACTCGAGAGACCACGGTTTACACCATTATAATCCAAATGTAAATTTTTCTAAACGGTTCTCTATTTGGGATAAAGTGTTTGGAACGTTCAAATCTGGAACAACTTTGCGAGACATTGAGTAGCGATGAACGCCCTTCTAGGACAACCCGATGCGATTCCTGTTAGCCTCGGCTGGAGTTGCCATATGGCACTCTATATTCAAGAGTTGGGTGATATGGAGCGCCGCCGCCACGAGCGGCACGTCTTTGATTGGTTCGGCTCCCCAATGTGGTCTATTTGTGAACTAATTGACTTAGATTTTGAAGGGATGACGGACCGTACAAAGATTATCCCTCGGCGCCGTTATATGGATAATTTTAAAGAAATTCTATCACATACTGAGTACGAACTACGATTTCTACACGAATTTAAGGACCATACAACTATTACAGATGACGAATGGACACAATTTGAAGAAAAGTATGCTCGTCGTGCTCAACGATTTCGTAATTTACTAACAATGGCAAAACAAACGAACCGAAAAATTATCTTTTTCCGATTGGAACAGGTATATTATCGTCGTATTCAGTATATTAACCGATTTGAAAACGAAGATTTTTATGTGAATTATTTTGCTGACCAGATGCGCCAAAAGGGTATCCGATTTCAAATTATCTATTTGACGACAACACCGGTGAGAACATATAGAAATAACATAATTTATGTACCATTTGCCAAAGATAAACCTGATACAGACATCGGATTCAATCAAATACAGGAGATTGTAAAGGCGAACTTACCCTATATTCGCGAGGCGTTAAGAGCGGTGTAGAAGAACATTACCAAAGATAGAATGGACGGTGGCGATTCAATTGAAGCCCGATGGGACGCCTATGAAAAGTCAAAGCGATACGGCTACCCTGGGCTCTATGATCCTACTGCCGCGCCCCAGACTTGTCCCGTGTTAAGAGTACGCAAGGAGTACAATGCGCGCGATTCAATTAATAGTCGTGCGTGGGACTTCTTTCATGCCACTCCACCTACACAGGTATCATCACATAATCTTCAACGCAATCCTCCGGCATATATGGATATGAATCCGATTCCATCACGCACAAATACAGTTCAGTACCGTAATCAACCAGAATATATACCGAATCCTGAACGTGGTGCGGCGGCAGGCGATTCTTTAGGTGTTCCCCCGCCACCAGGTCCTATCACTCATCCAGCGAAAGAGTTTTCAAAGAATCCGTATATGCAACGTTTGGATGCGGATGGAGACGGGTCACGCAATATTGTACGTGAACTCAAGGCGGCGGTCTATGAGGATAACCGTGAGCTCGGTGTGGATACAGATAGGTCCCTTACTCAACGGCAGTTTCAGGACCGTTGGCTGCCGCCCAAAACGGGCACGGATATCCAATCGTTACAGGCGTATGAACTGCTAAGACCAAAACAGGATGACTGGCGCAACAAATAATCGCTAGACAAATTAAGGAATGTCATCACCACCGAAGACAACGCCTGGAAGAAAACTTGCGGAAATACTTGCCGCTGACCCCGTGTATCAACAAATGTTGAGTGGAAAATCTTGGGGAAATATAATGTTGGAAGATGAAAAGCGATTCCCTCCAAACAAGACACGCCGAGCGAAGTCAAAGTCGCCATCACCAAAACGCAACGCAACCCGAAATAATCATTATGCTATGAATGTAAAAGATGCCGCCGAGATACTTGACGGATTTAAGGCACCGGACCTCAAATTGCGCAAGGGTATTTGGGAAAACTTTCCCGTCGCCTTAGTCGCCATCGATGACGGTGATGGTGTAGACCGCTATGGTGTTGAGTGGCACAATAAACATGTCAAGGAGTGGCAGAAGACGGCACCAAAGAGTAAGAAAGAGAAAGATAATTATAAGCATTGGTCTCAAGTACGTCTGTTTCATTCGTTGAAGCAGTATCCTAAGCAGTATAAGATATTGCCACCACGTAATCCGAAACAGTTATTTGTGCTGGAAATGGTGTTTAAAAAGCATTAAGCGAAGAGTATTTTTGGCGGTATTACCGCCATTGATATCATACGAAAGAAAAGGAGAGCTACGAAGATGTTGCCGAGCATAACTTCAAACGATGCCAACGGCACCGTTGAATCATTATATAATAATACACTCTTCATCAATTCTGATAAACTGGGCAACCCGTCCTCTTTTTCATATTGAGTAAATACACACCGTTTATACACACGATGGGACACTATGATAAAGACTAGTAATCCTAAAATGAAAAAGCATTCTTGAAAATTTGTAGAAAACAGCGCACCGAACAGAACTAAAGAACATAATAAAAAATGATAAATGCGTATTGCCCAGGCGCGTACTACAACAAAGAGCCCCATCTTACTATAACACCATAATTAACTAAACGAGACGACCACCTCGCACTCGTGGATGTTCACCTTCTTCATGGCGGAGGTTGTGAGCTCACAACGCTTCTTACGAGACGATTTTACAGAGCTAGCACCTACACTGGCATTAGCAGTGGCAACAGAGATATCGGAGCCTGCGGCAGACCCAGCCCCCGCCGAGCCAGTGGAACTAACACTATTTGTTAGAGATTCAGATGCCCCTGCTGATACTGTGCTGTTTGAACGGGAGTAATGCTCCTTGAGGGTGTTATTCATATCCTTTTCAATTGTTTCACGGTTTGCGAGAACGTAGTCGTAAATCTCCTTTTCAATGAACCAACGGAAGAAGTTGAGTTGTCCTACAGTTGTTACGAAAGGGGTCTGACCACGTGCTTCAAACTGAATACGTTCACGACGGCAGAAGGGGTCAAAGAGTCGCTTTGAATACGCATTGAGCTCACGCTTATAGTTGAAATAAACGAGGAAATGGCGATTCTCCTTTGTAAAGGAGGTATTCATCTTCTTCGCATAGTTGGTCACAAAGTAATCGACCAAACGGAGGCTGATTTCGGAGTTGCCTTGTAGGATTGATAGTAATTTCTCTAGGTTGCCCGGAATAGTATAAAATTCCTGTAGCCATAAAACGACCTGATCTTGTTTACATAGTACGCGCTTCTGGTTTTTGAAGGTAACGGCACGACGCTCCAAACCAACAGGTCCAGCCGGAGTTAGGGAATTCATTAGAATCGGCGTGTGCTCCATCTCGGTCATCGTGTTCTAAGCATAGAAAAAGAACATACATTTTAAACCGTAGCAGAACGAGGTCAATACGTCTGTATAAAATCCACAGATACCTAAGTAGGAAGGGCGAATGTCCGTAACAGTTTTTTTAGCAAATCAGGGGTTCACCCTGCCTGCTACCAATTTTGATGATACACGCCGTGAAGCATACTTTAAAAATCCGGCGGATCCGAAAAACAAGTTATTGCCGGAGGAGGAGAAGATTTTGAGGGCTTTGGGGATTAATAAAGAGAATGCCGATTGTTTGATGCCGTATTTAGGACGTTTCTTCAAGCAGTTACCAAAATGTCAATCGGATGCGAATCTTGTTTTGGCAAAAGACTGCGAAGTTGTACAACATGTATTATGGGAAACGTTGTTTGCGGCACGAGCACGTAGTCAGAAAGCGTACGATGAAAATTGGATGACGAAGAAACCTTGGGCTGATATACAGGTTGCTATCAATAACGAGGTGATTAACGATTTGAAACCGAAGAAGGAAATGCTAAATGATATTGATAGACTATTTACTTTGATACTCAAAGCGGAAATCCCGGTAGCATCTGGGCTGGTTGCGCAGGCACCCGTCGCACCCGTGGCACCCGTCGCACCCGTTGTGCCCGTTGTGCCATCGGCGCCGATGGCTGAGCCATCAAAACCGATTGACGTCAATGATATTTTTACTTTGATAGTACCGAGCAAGATAGATGAAAATCCTCAGCCATTGACTCCATCTCCACCAGGATCTCAAATGGGTCCAGACGAGGCAGGTTCAGCGATTACAGCACCATCGGTAAAGACAGATTCAACAAAGTCTTCATGGTTCACACGGAAGAAGAAGACCCCTTTTACTTCGGCACCGGTTGAGCCGCAACCTGAAGAACCGGCTAAACCATCATGGTTCTCACGATTTACACGAAAGGCAGCGAAGAAGACACCGTTTACAGCGGTACCAAGTGAAACAGTTCAACCAACGGATGCGTTTGAGCAAGAAAATCCTATGCTAGCAAAGGGTCCAACGCCTACATCATCGGATAAGAAGTCACCATTTACAAAGGAGGGAACACAACTTCTTTTCAATACTCCACCAACATCTGAAAATTATGAAGGTCCAGCCAATCAACCTGGAAAGAGCCCATTTACGGCTGGACCAAGCCAGCCAGTTGAACCAACGGATGAATTTCAACAAGAGAATCCTATGTTGGCACGGCGTCCGTCTATTAATCAGGAAGGCAAGAGCCCGTTTACAGCAGGACCTAGACAGGTGCCGATAGGCGGACCTGAACGTGGACCGCCACTCAATGTAATACCTACAGAGGATGATATTAAGAATCAGTGTGAAGGGAAACCGAGACCGACAGAGCGCGAGTTAAATATAGAAGAATTCAAGCGGTCCATGTATTTCTTTTATTCCGTAAAGACCCAAACCGATGTTGATCTACGGACACCCGCCTTGGAGCCGGTAGTAGAATCAAAATTCATCGGTGACTGGCAAAAGGCAATTAAGGGAGCTCGTAATAAACTTACAGCATCCTTAAAATTCCTAGATGTTCCTGCCGATAAATTGGTAGAACTAAATAACTTATATAAGATATTTATTAACGGTGGCGATCGTCCCAGTCCAATTCTAGCGTTTAATTGTAATAAAATAGGAGAGACAGCGGCTGTATTTCTTGAACGATTATATCCAACAATTGAACGAACACCCAGCCAACGCATATATTTATTCCAACACGCTGATTGGCCGGCGGGAACTGGAAGTGATATTACCTTAGAAACCCCTAAGACGGTGAATGGTGTAGATATATCGATTCGCGACAAATCACGCAACGATTATTTTGTAAGCGAAGGAATGCGCCATTTAACAATTCTTACAACGCAAGATATAGATTACAGTGAAAATTACGACTTTGATTATAATATTCAAGGTAAACATATAACCGATTATCTTCTCATGCGCGACCTGTTCGCCAAGAATAAGAATTATGTATTGGATATCAGTCCGCAGTTGATATACTTATTTTACAAGGAGCGTAATCTCCCTCGTCCTACACCTGAGGGGCATATGATTACTATTCAAGACGCCTTCTTTAAGAATGCCTTTGGCGGCAATCATATACCGCCACAACTCTCAACCGATCCACCAGTTCAGGAACAGATAGATATGGCGTATTATGCAATATGTAATGCTATTACAATAGGTGATGCCAAACCGTACAAGTTTTATTCAAAGCCTATATCTAGCAAGTTACCGGATATCATAGAATGGTTAGAAAACGCAACACCTAAGCAATATCAAACAATAAAGAATTTGATGGCGTGGGCTGTATCGGAAAAGGCGCCCATTGAACAGGCAGCACTTTTGGATCTTTTCAAGTCGGTTGCGAAGAAGCCACAATCGTTTTTCAACAAGATGTTCACCAGGAAAAATAAGAAAAACAAGAATACAGCGACAACAAGGAAGAATAAGGCACGAAATCAGGCACAAAATGAGGCGGCGGAGGTTGAGGCGCTAGCGCTAGCACAAGCACAACCACAAGCACAAGCACAAGCACAAACACAAACACAACCGGTACAAATGCCTCCTACAGCGATTCGCCCATTACCAAATACACAAGGAATCTCGCCGATTGAGCTCGCACGCCAACAGCAAGCCCCTCAACGTCTATTGTTAGAAGCCCCAGCCGTCCCTGCTAAGAAAGGAAAGAAGGGAATGAATAATACGACTCGGAATAATATACTACGAAAGGCTCAACCGAGACCAGGTTCAGTAGCCGCCGAGTTAGGCATATCACCATCACGAGTGATGCCAACCACCGCAACACAAGTGCCTGTAAAAGCAAGTGCCCCTAGACCAGGTTCAGTTGCCGCAGCACAGGCAGCCGCAACGGCACCCTCAGCGGCACAAGTTTTAGAGCAAGGACGACGGGAATTGAGAGAATTACAAACAGCAGAACCTCCTCCAGATGTGAATGAACCTCCATTGGTGTTGGAAGAGCCGCCGCCAGTCAATCCACCGCAACGACAATGGGCAAATTTCTTCCGTGGACGTCCTGGTCCTTATATTAACAAACCTACTATGTCCCCAGGTGAGGATATAGATTCTATGTTAATCAATGAAGCATCAGAACAGGTGCCAACAACGACAACAACACCAACAACGACACCAAATGTATGGACTGGAACGCCAACGGTATCTGGAGCAACGAATCTAGGTGTTAGAACTCCAGAAGAGCAAGCATTGATAAAAGAACGCCTAAATGCCCGTAATGCGAAGACGAGACGTAATGCGGCGACAAGAGGTCGTAATGCTCTAAGAAGAGCCCTCAAAACACGGCGGTTAGAGAACATTCGCCGGCGCGCTACAAATCTACAGCGCGAAGAAGCACGCGAAGAAGAGCCGGTAACAACACCAGTTTTATCAGCAGAAGAGAAGGCTCAGCGACAGAGGAATATTACGGAAGCGAAACAACGCATTCTACAACGTCAAACGAGGGAGCCTTCATTTAAGTCAAAATGGAATAAGATGGCGGATTGGAGAAAACACAAATTTATTCAGCAATTTGCAGATAAAATTGCAGAAAAGAGAATGATGGATGAGGCGCAGGCAATTATTAATGAAGCACGCCGACAGGATACTGCGGTAGCTGCTATAGGACGCAGAGAGCCTACTGCTGAAGAACTTGCGGAGTTGGAGGCATTATAATCCTTAGGGAGCCCGGAATAAAAGATAAAAAAATACATTAACCTAATAATAGAGTATGGCTACATTGTTAGGTTATACAATCGCAAACGATGAAGAAAGCGTAAAACTTCGTCAGGCTTCGCCGGTCGGTTATATACCCAAAGACGAGGAGGCGCTCTTAGAGTTTGGAATTCTTATTCGTAAGAACAACGCTGTCGTTGGTAATACCAATCTTAAACTAAACCCCGAGCAGATTCGCGACTTTTTGAACTGGATTATTGGAAAACGCTTACCTCCTTTGCCTGATTTAGTTCGTAAGTTTTTATGCCTCAAGCGAGCACGTATTGTAAATAGTCAGGCGAGCACCGGTACTAGCTCCGCACTAAGAACAAAGGAGAAACAAATGATTGCGGAGATTGATACTCTTTTACACGACGATGGTGTAGCAAATCCTGAAGATATGGATAAATGTTTAGCGCAGAATGCTGGTAAGTATGATGCCGCAGGTGGGGCAGAGGCAGCATTAGCTGGCGCAAAGAAAGTACCAAAAGAAGCTGCTGGAGGTACGGGTCCTACAGGTCCTACGGGACCTACAGGTCCAAAGGGTAATTCGGTACCATTACAAACTGGTGTAGGTCCGGTTGGTGTAGAAGAACCCGCAAACAAAACCGTTAGTACAAAAGATTCGCACTGTACAACTATTGTAAATTGTGATAGTACCGCGGTGATGGGAGAATTGAAAGAATTAAAAGAGTCGGTAAAAACTATTTTGGAACATTTGAATACGGTTACAACAACTACACCACCGGCACCTCCTACCCCATCGGTTCCACCTACTCCACCCAGTCCATCTGCGTCTGAGCATTCGGTTGCCAGTGATGTTGAACATCTTAAGACTAATACAACGGATTTTAAGGGAATTTTTGACCGTTTGACCCAAATGGAAAGTAAATTACGTGAACTTATTGAATCGTCAACGGTTGTAGAACGATCGGAGAAGGCGGTTGAAGCCGCAACAAGCGCAGACCATACTGAACTCAAGAAACTACTTGAAGAGATTTTAGCGATATTAAAGGGTTCTAAGCCACCTACGGCACCGGAGGCGGCTGTTGTAGAGGAGAAATTAAATGGTGTAAAAGAGAGTACGGAAAATCCTGATATACTTCGTATATTAAAAGCGATTCAGGTACAGGTGAATCAGATTAATGGTGACGATCCTGACAATTCAATTTTAGAAATCGTAAAAAATCTTAAGATACAACTGGGCGAAGTAAAGGAGTCGGTGAATAATAATCCGGCACGTATTATTGAAACAATTAATACCGTTCTACCAGGTGTCAAAGAGGGAATGGATAAATTGGATTCTCAGTTTGAGGCTGTACTGGGTGGAATACGAAATATTCGTAGTAATATCAGTGGTTTAAGCGAAAAAATCCCAGCGGACCGAACGGAGGAGATTTTGGCTGCTATCCGTGCCATTCCTCCTTGCCCAGATTATGGGCAGCAGTTTACTCATATTGATAATTCAATCAAGGCGGTCTATGCTGCTGTACAATTGGTTGCGGGGCAAGAGTATAATCAGCGTTTTGATGAGTTGAATCGTAAGGTGGACGATTTGATGGCGTTGATGCGTAGATGCTGTGGTGAGGGACAACTGGCATTGCCTGCGCCTTCACCTGCGCCTTCACCTGCGTCCGTGCCTGCTCTTGGACCCTATGAATTACCACCAACACCACCATTGGCTCTTGAGAATGGTGGCGAGGATGTGTTGGGACCCTTGGCTATTGAGGATGCGCGTAGACGGCGTTTAGTTATTTCAAATAATGAAACTAAAGAACCACAGTTAAGACAACGAGATGAGCAAAGTTCTCGTAGATTATTTGGAGGACCAGAGCGAATCCGCAAAGAACCGACACTTCTTGAGGATGGTAGTGGGTTAAAAACAGTACCTAGCCCGACGAGACGGCGTTTGGTCATTTCAAATAATGAAACTAAAGAACCACAGTTAAGACAACGAGATGAGCAAAGTTCTCGTAAATTATTTGGAGGACCAGAACGAATCCGCAAAGAGCCGGTAATATTAGACGAAGAAGAGGACGAAGAGGACAAAGAGGACGAAGAGGACGAAGAGGAGAAAGAGGAAGAGAAACCAAAGCGAAAACGAATTATATTGGAGAACAATAATAGTACGAATGTACCAAAAAGAAAAGAAGAGCCAAGTTCTCGTAAATTATTTGAAACGGTAAAGTCTCGTGGATTACCGGCAGGTAGTGATAGCAGCAACAATAACGAAGAGCCACCATTACCTCCAAATAATAACGAAGAGCCACCTCTACCACCATCTAATAACAGCAACGAGGCAGAAGAAGACGAAGAAGACAAAGAAGGCAAAGGAAAGTATAAACGCAAGGAAAAAGAGGCAGAGCCATCCCCATCAACTAAACGCAGTAATATAGCCATAGGTGTTGGACAAGAAAATCGTTCAATCACCGACTTAACGAAAGGATTGAAAGATGCTGTTATTCGTGAAAAACCATTTGGTAAAAGTATAAATCAAAAGGAAAAACTCAAACAGCTGAAAGAGCTCCAAGCCGCCTATCAAGATGGCGCAGACTATGACGATGTAAAAACGAAGATTGACGAATTTTTGGAGGACTTTAACGACGAAGGTCCATTAAAATCGGCACTTTCGAAAGATATTGATCTAGATGAAGAGCATTTAGCGGCGTACTTGAAAAATCTATTTGATGCGATTGAGGGATTTGAAAAGCCAACAGAGAAGCAAGATAGTTTTAGACAACCTAGAGGCACCCGTAGAGCCATTCAGGCAGCAGAGGCATTTAAAGTAGGAACTAAAAAGAATCCTGCCAATAAAAGAAAATCTAGCCGTTATACAAGAAAGTTACGTAGATGAATATTCTCCTGAAGGCAAAGTATAGTTTTTATAGCGCCCTGGTCTTTTTCTTAGTCGCCAATCCCGAAACCTATAAGATTACTGATTGGATATTTGGCGACGTATTTCCTCCTATAGCGAATAATGCCGGCGCCCCAACCCCCGTTGGCTTATTTCTACATACCATACTTTTCTTCGTGGTCATCCTATCACTGATGATGTTCCCACGCGACTAAAATATCGCCCGGCTAGTTAAGGAGAAAGCGAATGGCGCTAACACGTAAATATCATCCTACTCGTTATTACGCTGGTCTATCAAAGACCCAAAAAGCAAAGCGTTATAAGGAGATTCAACACTTTGGCAAAATCAATTGGCGGTCCCCTAAAGCCTACCAGGGGTTCAAAACGGATAAAGGCGTCAAAACAAAGACCTCGTCGTATGTTGAACAACTCACACGTAAGTTCAAACAACTCGGCGTAGACCCTAATAAAACGAAGTCCCTCAAGGCGAAGGCGAACGTCACGGGCGTTCCTCTTAAATACCTCAAAGCCAGCTACAACCGAGGTCTCGCCGCCTGGCGCACCGGTCACCGTCCAGGTGCCACCGAGCAGCAGTGGGGATACGCCCGTGTTGCCTCACTACTCGTCTGCGGTAAAACCGCTAAAGGACCCGATTCTGATATTGTTCGAAACGCCAAGAAATCTTCAGCCGGTGCCCGCAAATGGTGGAAGAATTGTTAATCCATTGAAAGGATAATATGTCAGGCGGACCCTTAGCATTAGCACCGTGCGAAGGCACAGCACATGTAGGAGAAACTACGCTTTCACGGTCCGAATTGGATGAGCTGAGACGAATCCTTGAAAGCGATGATGTAGAGAAAAAGGATATTATAAATATCATTAAATCATTAAAAATTACATTAAACAACCAATATGATTTAAATCTGATGAAAGAAGCGGAGGCAGTCATTTCAGGCAAAGGAACTCGTAGAAATACCGTAGGAAGAGCGGTCAATTATCTTCTGACAATTATCAATCGGGTTTTTCCGAAGAGTGTCGGCGGCAAACGCACTCGCCGTCGTCGTCGCCATTCTAGACGCCGTAATTAGCCGGTGCCATCCCATTCTTCCCAGTCAAGTCCTTATTCGCCTGCTCAATGAGCGGAGGAATAAGAGCCATCGCCGCCCGTGAAACAAACCAGCCATTCGTCATATATTTGAACATGCGGTCTTGAAACATCGTCTCTACCCGCACCCAGTGTGTCACTTCGTCCCATTCAGGATGAATACGCTTCTGATACTGGTAGCACCGATGGACGTGATAGGAGCAGAGCAAGTCCGCTTGGCGTACGACATGATAGACCCGATTCCATTTACCGTGGTCAGGAAAGACCGGCTTTCCGTCCACCATCTCCGCCTTCAACTTACTATAGGACATCGTCGTGACCATCGCCAAAAGCTCCTCCGCCCGCTCATCTGACCATCCAATACTTGTTAGAAATCCCAGGATATGGTGTGATGCTTCTACAACATCCACGTACTTCTTATCTACACAGTCGTGAAGAGCGGCAGCGTAACGTGCCATCTCCTTCTCGTCTTCGTTAAATGACCAATCCATCAACTTCTCAACAAACCCAACACAATCACGAGAATGAGTTACATCGTGACTAGGGTCTATATTATGTTCTTTACAGAAATCGTCAATAAATGTGTATAGTATGTCCATTTTTGGCATCTCTAACACACCAGGCATCGTTCTCAATTTTTTCTACAATACTAAAGTAAGAATGAGCCAACTGTTTAACAATAATCCAAGGGGGCATCCCAGACTTAAAACGCTAGGATACGGCACGGAGGAAAAGGCGCTCAATTCCGTTAAGAAACTTAAGCAGTTCCCTAAGGCGTATCAACATCAAGCCGCAACTACGATGTATTATAGGGCGAAATATCACGCAAATCAGACCCGTAATATGCGTAAGGCAATGAAGGTATATAGTAAGTTTCTAAAAACCCTTAAGAACAAACCCCACAAAAAGTGAACACCCATTTATAAATACTACCATTGAGTAAAATGGCGGTATTTATAAAGAAAGTAAGCCCTGCTACAATAGAGAATGAAGCAGAACTTCAAAATGTAGCGGCGTCTTATGAATTTGCTCCGAAAGTCTACTTAGTTACAGAGGATGAAATTCATATGGAGAACCTACAGGAGATGTGTATTGCCGATAAGTATGGTGAAGACCCTAAAGATATTCCGCCTCGTATTTGGGTCTCTATTCGTACTATAATTCATACCTTATATTACAGAGAAGGTATTGAATATATTGATATTACACCGTATAATTTCGTTGAAAAGGACGGAAAGGTGTATATTATTGACTTTGGACACGCTAGTTATTACAAGTCCAAAGAGACGATGAACTGGTTCGTCAAGCAGTTTCTAGAGGACGGTGTCAATGAATGGAATCCAGATTTCAAGTAGCCGCGGATTTCCGTATGAGTGCTTTAATATATAAATCGTACGCTTTTTGTTTACTAATAAATCCGTAGGTTTTGGACCACCGATCTGGAACATTCGCTTTATACGTTGAGAAAAACGTCTCAATCTTCTGTTTGATATCTTCGCTGAGAAGACTAATATCCCCCATTGTTCCATAATCTTCCCCAAGGACGCATAGAACCTTTTCGTCCATTCCGTGCTCGTCCTCCATAACTAACGCACCAATAATATGGACCTGATACGTTGTATCATTCTTAATATCATTACTATCGCGAATAATCAATACATCGAGTTCATCTCCATCTGAGCCGAGCGTACCTTGGAAAAAGCCGTACGCAAATGGATATGGATGACTTGCCGGCATTTCACGGTCTATCACAAGTTTTCCTGCGCTCTTATCATATTCATATTTGATAAGACCGCCCTTTTCAATTTCAATATATACAGGAAACGCAGGATCCATTGGTACAATGGTTTATATGTATACTAATAAAAACGTTTTAGATACCCCGTAAAAATTGATCCAGCGCAGGTTATAATAATCCTATGTAACAAGTAAAATGGGCTTTGATCTCAACATTCACGCCGATCTAATGATTTGTTCGGATACAGGAAAGCCTTATTACTATAGTGACGATAATCGTAGTTCATTTACGCGCATTTACGATTTATCCAAACTCATAGTTCCAAAGGACTATCGTCGGTTTCTTAACCAACGAGGCTTAATCTTTCACGCCTATACAACAAATGTCTTTGAGAACTATAATATAATTGATGTAAGTATCACCGACTTTCTAAAAAAGTATCCGTCGTGGGAGAATGTGAAGAAGTTTGATGAGGAGTGTATCTACTGGACAGAAAAGGACCACGACGAATTTAAGAAGGCGCTAGAATGGTTTAGCAACGATTGTATTCAGTATCGGATTTGTTGGTCATATTAATTCGGACGAATAAGTAAGATGGAACGGCTAAGAGACGCCGTAATAAGAATCGGCGAAGAGGAACTCATCAATTGTGTTCTCGTTCAAGCCGGTGTAAGAAACGCTTTTTTACTTCAGTATATTGACTATGGGGAAAACTCACCATACGACCCAGAATCAAGCCGAAAACTCGCAGGAATACGAAAGTATTTTCCTGATTTGAAGCATTCGGACTCTGTACAAGGTATGATTATCTCCAAAAACCGGTATACGTTGGACGAGAGTTATAACGAGATAGATATGGGCAAAATTCTTGGATTTCCGTGTGCCGAAGAGTTTGATTATATTTTGAATCACGAGAATGAACCATCGGTGTTCATACAAATTATTGCTCATTTGAAATCTGGGGGAGATGAGGACAAAGTCCAAATTATGGTCTATCGGTGCCGAGATATAACTCATTTTCCTGAAGCACAAGCATTTGCGAAAGAAGCCGAACGGGTGTTGAAAAAGGACCCGCTCGTTGGACCAATTATTGAACGTATTGAGGCGACGAAAACTATACGATTTGAAGAGTCTAGAAGAGTGAACCGAACCAAGTCATTTCGTAAGCGCGCGAGGTCCCGTCGTCGCTCTCGGGCGTCTCGAACACGAAAGGTAAACCAGGGGCGGCGATAGACGCCTCTTTACAAAACACCGCCAGTTCATCCTCACCGATTTTGCCCTCTCCGATGTTGGCGTGACGGTCTACATGGGCGCAGCACGCCGTCAACGAGTCGTTGAGATGAATCACGCCGACATTGGACCAGCCAATTTTCTCACCAATCAACGCCGCCAATCCCGTCATCTTATAGCCGCAGGCAAAGACGTGACAGGTATCTACGCAGCAGCCGAATGTATCAGCGCCATACACACCGACCAAGTCCTGAATAAAGGCACCGAACACGCCCAAATCACGAGCGACTTCGGTACCCTGACCTGCGCAGGTTTCAAGAAGCAAACGGCAGCAAGGAACGCCGCTATCACGTGCGGCGTCCAAGACCGCGCAGAAGAAGCCCCGCATACGACGGAGACCCTCGGCTTCCCCCATTTTGAGGGATTTACCGACGTGAATGACTACTCCTCGTGCGCCCATACTGGCGCCCTTCTGGAGGAGGTTGATGACGAGCGAAACGAGACGCTTCCAGCCGCTAGTATCATCGCCCGCCGTATCGGACCAAGAGCATGGATTGATGATATAGGGCGCATGAATGAAGAGGCGAACATTAAGTTTTGTGACCGTCGCACGAACCGAATCACACGTTGCCGGCGTCCACGCACAGTGGGCGAACGATTTCGGCGACGCGGCAAATATCTGCGCAGCGGAGAAGGAAGGAAGTTTACCATGGAGGGAATGAAGAAAGGAGGAAAAGCCGGTACCGTGACTGCCAACACCGGTGCCGCAGTGATAGCCAATAGGAGGAAGAGACATTGTTGCCGTACCCCGTCAAACCGAGAAACGTACTTTCAATTTTTTCACAAGCCCACTTAGGGGTATGCGATACGACATACTATTATTAGTTTTCGCAACGGTATTGTTGCTCTACATCGCTTCAACCTTCTCCGCACCAAAAGACACAATTTTTCTATGTACAACATATTTTGACTGCCCGAGACGTGATGGATGGGCAATGTTTCAAAACGGTGTCAATAAAATTCGTGCGCTCCATGACCAGCAGACACTCGCACGTATTGATAAATGGGTCGTCATTAACGAATATTCGGCAAAACCGAGGGCAAATTGGGGAAAACTCATGAGCCAAAAGTATCCGTTTATCACCTTTTTACAAAAGAGTCAGCAGGACGAAGGGCAGGCAAAATCTCTAAATATGGTACTCTCGTATGCGCAGCCATATACATATTGGTTCCATTGGGAGGAGGGCTGGGAACCGACAAAACCGTTCCTCAACAACGCCCTCACGATTATGGATAAAACGAATATTACACAACTACAATTGACGCGTCATGAAACCGATAGTACAAAACCGAAAACATGTAATACAATTGCCGCAAGCGAACAGTTTTGTATTGTTCATCCTACAAAGGAGATTGATGAGCACCAGGGGCGAGAGCACCTAAAGACCTCGGACGATGTCCACCGTTATTGGCCGTATTATTCATTGCGCCCATCGCTTAATCGTGTAGTATTTTACAAATCTCTTGGCGAATTTTCAACGAATAAGTTTACTCCTCCGCTCACTGCGGAATACGACTATGCGGTACGTTGGTATCGTAAAGGCGGCGTAAAAGGTATATTCAAAGATGCCCCGCTTAAACGCCCCGCAAATTATGTGAGTACTCATGACTAAAAAATTTGATAATGATATCTTATTTAAATAATTAGATAATAATCATCTGAATGACGAACGTTCAGTATGCGTCCGATCTTCATCTAGACCAATTGTCACCCAATACAGAATTTTATACTCTTATCAGTCCAACTGCACCGATTCTTATCCTCGCAGGTGATGTCGCATCCGTATGGTCCAATGTGTATAAAGATTTCCTGGTATGGTGTTCAATTAACTGGAATTATGTGATTCTCGTCACGGGAAATCACGAGTATTTCTGCGAGTCGAACTCCCCCCATAGTCGCCAAGAGACCGAACAACTATTAAAACGCCTCAGTGCTGTACTTTACAATGTCCATTTTCTTCAAGCCGGTCAGACGTATAAGATTCCTAACACCAAGCTCGTCTTTATTGGCGCAACCTTATACTCCGATATCAGCAAAGAGATTCATGATGAAGTCTTAGGCAAGGGTGATTTCACAAGGACATTCATTGAGCGTGATACTATACTTTGCCGAACCCATCCGACCGACCATGTCAAAGCGCATAAACGCCACCGACAAGCACTTGCCGATGCGATTCGCGCCGTCCCAAGGAATCATAAGGTCGTTGTTGTAACCCACTATTTACCAACCCATCGGCTTCTAGAGCCTGAGTACCAGGACGACCCTTGGCGATCTTGCTACGCCTCGAAGGACGACGACCTTTTCAGACCACCGGTCCGTGTGTGGATTTGTGGGCACGGGCATCGCAGCACTAATATTCGTGCAAAACATAATATCCTCGTCGCTATGAACGCCCGAGGATATAAGCAGTACGAACTCAATCGTAAGGTGGATGTGTATGACCCTGAGGCAAAATTCATTCTCTAAACCCAATATAAAAATGTCCGTGGCAGACGCGGAGGCAGAGGCAAAGGCAGCCGCAAAGGCAGCCGCAGAGAGGGCGAAATGGCACCGACAACATTTATTGGCGGTGCGATTACTTACACGTAATGGAAGAAATACAAGCAATTTCACACATAAAAAATATAGAAAGGAAGTTGAGAACTATGTTTAATGCCGAAGAGGAGGCGCGAAAGGCGGCAAGGGCGGCGAAAGCGGCAAAGAGAGCAAAAGAAGAGCCAGAACTTCTTCCAATTGAGCCGGCTTGGCGTAATGCGATGGAAAATAGGCTACTTGCTGGTGTCAAACGAAGCAGGCACAGAACCAGCCGCAGAACCAGACGCCGCCAGCGTCTGCTTTAATTTTTCCAAGTACAGAATACCGTCCATCAGTTCCTCTTGAGCGTGCTGAATCCAATCCCCCGCTCCCAAGTCCGTACGGTCCAACGTGACCCCGTACTTTGTCACGCCCACCGCAGAACGCTGTAGAAATTTGGCGACAACCGCACGAACAACAGAATCGGTACAAGTATCCATCTCTTATATTTGTTAGAAAGCGCAGGAAGTTTAGATAACCACCCCATAAAATTTGATTCCTTATTACGTTTCAAAGCATAATAAGCAATCAAACCCAATGAATCTCTTACATACAAGAACTATCGCAGCAAAAAACGCCTGCTTTCGTCTTCAGTACGCCAGTAATCTACATATCACAAATCACGAAAAGCCCTTGTTCCCGCTGTTCATTCAGCCCACCGCACCTCATCTTGCTATTGTTGGAAATGTAGGAAATCCAAAAAGTGATTATTACCGTAGTTTCTTCGCATGGGCTTCATCCCGTTGGAAGTCTATTATTTATGTTCCAGGTGAAGTTGAGCATAAGGTGATGGAGAGTCCATATGAAATTATAAAACATCATCAAAATATATTTATGTTAGATAAACATAATCAGTTTTATATTTATGAGCCGTATAAACTTGCTCTATGGATACCAACCGAAACTAGTTCTTATAGACAACTCTTTATATTTACGTATGGTTGTGAAGAGCGACGTACATATCTTGAACACCATGGAACAATTTACAGTCATGGACTCAACGGAGAAAATAAAAAGATATTTATCAACTCTCGTGGTTGTAACGAAAGCCCAGATGTTGGATTTAGCACAGAGGCGGTGATGAGCTTCTCTAGCAAAAATATGAACTAAAAATATAAAGACATGTCCTCAAAGAAATATGATATGACCGCCAAGGGAGTGATGAAATGGGCACACCATGAACTGAATCATGTGGGTAATCTTGTTGGTGTAAAAGACCCCGATATTCAGTATGCCTATGCTCAGAGCGTTGTGAACGGAATGCTCCATTTACGTGATGCGTTATTTGAATTAGTCAATGATCCTAATTACACCGAACACAAAGTTGATCTCCTCAAGACACATGATAAAGTTGTTCGTGTAGTGAAGCATCTTATTAAGGATTTCAATGTAAATCTCGAGGAGATTAAGACATTTAACACGCATCGTGTATTGGGCAATCTCTCGTACCTCTCGAACAATGTAGCGGTTGGCGGACGTCGTACTCGCAAGAATCGCCGATACTAAATTAGAATGGGAACGGAACTCGCCGATTTTTTATCGTTGACCGGTGTTGCGACCGTAACACTTCCACTCATTGGTGCTATTGTATCCTCAAAGAATACAATAGACTATATAATTGTCACTCTTGTATTAATTGGAGTTGTAATAGGCTCAAAACTATTGAAACAGATAATTAAAGATCCGAGACCGAAGGGTGCGATGAATTGTAATATCCGAAACGGCGGCGGATCTGCTGAGGGTGAATACGGTATGCCATCGGAGCATATGGCGGTCAGTTCATTTATGATTTTTTCTACGCTGTTAATCGGCACAAACTCCGCAATTTTATGGGGAGCAGGATTTATATGGTTAGCAGCGATTGGTTGGGCTAGGTATGTAAAACATTGTCATTCGTTGGCACAAGTTTTAGGAGGAATAGTTTATGGAGGTGGGGCTGCGGCGGTCCTTCAATTTATATTAAAAAATCTTCTATAGTAGAAACGAAATGGCAACTGTCGGACGCGCAAATCATGCCTCGTACATGAACACCAGCCGCCTGTCATATTATTCAACGGCGAACTATTACAATAACTTTTTTGCCTATACGACCAGCGTCAATGCCCAGGGCACCACGGTAGGTACCTTTACCCCTGTCAGCGGTGCTACCCTCGCGAATTGCCCGGCGGGTCGTGTCCTCCGTGAAACCGGTCGTAAACTTTACCCTGGCGCTAACCCGAGCGTCAACACGTACATGGTGAGTGTATATGATGCGCAGACACAGCTCACGGGCTTCATTGACCCGAATGCGTCCATGTTCACTATTTACAATACGGATAAGCCCAATTTCATTTCAGATGGAGTTGATGCGGCGTCAGGTGTGGGAACGGATGCGGCTATGTCTATTTACACGCTGGGTAATATTACAGCGGGTGGATTTGTCTCTACGGCGAGCTATATTACGTCGGCATCCTCTATTACGGCGGCGAAAAGCGTGACAGCAGGTACATACTACAGTAGTGGTGTTATTGCCCCTGCTATTTATTATACTGGATATACACAATTGAATTATGCTAATGCGGCGGGTTCAAATAACGCCGATGTCTTTGCGAATCCCGCATTAGCCAATGTAGCAAATATCACTATAATGAGCACAATGACAAATCTTACTGGCTCAGTCAATCTTTACCTTCGTGATCCTACAAATCCTTCAAATCCTTTGAGCACGCCAGTTCTAGCTGTAGGTGAGCCGTTTACAGTAGTCGTAAACAATCAAACGAACGGAACGCCGCATATCCAATTCTCTGGCAATGAGATTCGTGCCCAGCAGCCAACACAGTATTACATGTCCACTCTATCACGCACAGTCTACTCATTTGTAAGTCTAAATAACAGCGGACCTTCGAACGGCGGCGGTCCTGTATTCTTGGCGACAAATGGCGGTGTAGCGAACCAGAATACATACCCTGCGTAATCATATTGAACACACTATATTTCATATAGTTAATTCAAAAAAAACACACATTTACGCAGTAGGGTACGAAGGATCCATGAGGATGCCGCACTGACCCGCACCACCATTGTACACCTTACCCTTGCCGAGAAGGATGTAGCCGTTCATGCCCCAGTCGGCACCCCAAGAGTTCTTCACCTTCCAGAACTCATTGCCTGACGCCGAATCAGTACCGTAGCCGACGGCGAGAACACCGTGGTCAAGCTGGGTGCCGCAGGCAGCGGTCATGACACCACCAGAGTAGAGCTGGAACGAGTTCTGGTCCGCCTCTACAGCGACCGAGACGGGCTGCTGGGCAACAGCGGCTTCAAGCGCAGCCTCAGAGTTGACCGTTACATCCGTGTACGATTTGATGGTCGCAACGACCTGCTTCGCCTTGGCAGCCGAGCAAGCACTATCAACAGCCGTATAAGGGTAGTTCGCTTCCGAAGTAAGACCCTTGTTGATAATAATGTATTCAAACGCGGAATCCATAAGACCGCCGTTACAGCCCTGGTTACCCTGGGCGGATGAGCAATCAACGAGCTGCTGTTCGGAGAGAGAGACGAGTGTACCGTTGGAGAGAAACCAGGCACCTTCAACCGAGCCGGTCGTGGAGAACGCCCAGCAGGAGCCGCACTGACCCTGGTTCTTGACGGGTGTTACGGCACCCTTCGTGGTCCAGTCAACCGAGGCAGGGGCAGCAATAGAAGGAACAGTGAAGTTACGGTGGGGAAAAGAGCGACGGTGGGATACAAAGGTGTTGTAGCCACCAGTGATGTACTGGGCGGCGAATTCGTCGGCGGTGAGATCGGCGAACTGGTTCATACCCATTGTCCAGGAGTGACCGGCGGCATTGTGTGCCTCAACCTTCGCAAGGTTGGAGCTCCAGACATATTCACGGTATTTCGCAACTTCGGTGGAATTGTAAGTACGGTTGTAAGTAGCAGCCCAGTCAGAGAAAGGGGACGCAGCGACTACGGCAAGGAACGAGAGAAACGCTAGCATGGTATGTATATAAATATATGGAAGACTTTAAATCACCGGACACTTTTTTTTCTTTTCATTCTGTAGAATGGCAAAAAATTACCGCAAAACACGCAAAAATAATCGCAAAAATAAGCGTACTTTAAAAAATCGTCGTGGAGGACAGCGTGCGAATGCGAGTACTTGCCCACCGGGTCAGATGGGCGTGAATTTCAAAAACTGGGGTGGAGCATGCGGACCGACAAATAGTTCATACAATCTTATGATGGGTAAAACGTCAAATTAAACGGGTACAATCTGTGCCCCGTCAACACGCTCCTCAGGCGGCACATAGCGCAACCCGAGGAACGCAAAGATATCCTTCTCGCCCTTCATACCCGGCGGCATAGGTGCCGATGAACCTTTCAAAGGCACCATTGTATGCTCATTGAGCGTATAGCCCTTATCGCCCGCATATTTACGAAAGGCAACGTTGAATTTGTCGGAGCCGGTAAAGTATAGAAGAGCGTAGGCGTACTCGGAAGGCATAGTGAGAAGCAGATCCAGGCGGCGTGCCTTTCCAGGTGTCTCTGCTGAGCCTACCCGTACATAGCCCATCCACTTCTTCTCACCGCTCACCAACTCGTCTATGATATAATCGGACTCCTTCAATCCAGCAATAAATGTTTCAAAGAGAGCGTGGGCATCTTTCACAGAAGCACTCTTTGGTGTGAGGAGCATATCTATATCACCGCTATTAGCAGCCCCACGGCGATAAGAGCCGACAACGACTCCTTTGAGCCCCTTTGGCATAAACGCCTGTAGGACGTCCTCGTGGACTGTCATTTCCTCGCGAGGAATGCGCAACGTAGCCGTTGCGTGATACTTGAGACCCATCTTTTGGGTCGCGTTGAGCAGCGATGGATCCGCCTTTACAGCCTCAACCAACGCTGCCACGCTCTTAATGCCGGCGGCAACAAGTTCGCGCGCCTTTACTGGACCGATGCCATGGACGGTCAACAATTCATCTACGGCGTCAATAGCATACTTCTCTTTTACTCGCTCCGCCGACGCTAGAGAGCCGGTGGCGAGGATTTCTTTGATTTTCTCTTCAATCTTCTCACCGATGCCCGTTACACCGGTGAGGTCGTCGTAGGACCGAATTGGGCGACCGAGCCCGCTGATTTGGTCCATGACCTTTTTATAAGCACGTGCCTTAAAGGCAGAGGTTTTCTCACCTTTGGCAAGTTCACCGCGGCGCATTGTTTCAAGCGCAGAAAGAATGGAGGACGTATAGTTCATTTTCTATTGGAGGGGAAGGAAGATTCTTGAATAGGAACACCGCATCCTGGCAAACCGCAGTACAAGGTTTCAATTTTTTCACTCGCTCGCTATAATAGGAATAGGCGGAATGGACCGTTTAAATCAAGTTTTAGATAAGGCATTTTCAAATCCAAAGACTAAAGACAATTATAAAAGCCGCCTGCGTGGTCTAACAAAGTCGCTCAACGAGGCGGATCCGCTAGTGATTTTAAAAGCGCCCGATACATACTATCCGAAATTACAAGAGTTGTACCCGTCCTTCAGTACCCGTAAGAATATGCTGACACTCGTTCTTGTCCTTTTCCGTGAAGACCCCGCCCTTAAAAGCGAGGCGCCTACAGCCGCCGCAAAATGGAAGCAATATCATGACGATCTTGTTCGAATCCAGGAAGCGAAGGTACGCCGATCGGAGCCCGAGGCGAAACAAATAGAGAAATATACAAGTTACGAGGAGATTACCGATAAATACAAAGAATTAAAGAATAAGACACCGCATAATACACTCAAATCCTCACAGCAATTCCTCTTGCTTTCTATACTGGTTCACTTGAGACCAAAGCGTGCCGATTTGGGTGCTGTCAAAATCTATAAGGAGAACGACCCACGAAAAACCGATGAGAACTATATCGTTCTGCGCACAGAGGGTACTTCTTATTTGGTGATGAACTTGTATAAGACAAGTAAGTACTATCAGACGGTGGAGGAGGATTTGCCGGATGAACTTGCGAAGGACCTGCGTACCTCGTTAGGACGCCATCCACGTAATTACGTGTTTATCAAGGAAAACGGAGAGCCAATGAGCAATAATACGTACTCGGTATTTGTAAAAAATGTCTTTGAACAGTTGTTTGGACGTGCTACGGGCGTCTCCCTGCTACGCCATATTTATATTACGGAGAAATTGGATTTTGATGATATGACATTACAAGAACAGGAGGATGAGGCAAAACTTATGCTTCATACGTCTGGGCTTCAGCGCCGATATAAATGGCCGAAGAAGGTGATTTGTCCGAAACTTTGTGCGCCGTATATGAAAATAGACGCTTCGCCGAAGACACGGAAATTTAAGCGTAAACTCTCGCCAAAACGTTCTACGAAGAAGACACGCCGTCAAGAGTCTCAATGAGTGTATGTAACGCTGTAGCAATGCCTGGAGTATCTCTATAATCACTGAGCATTGATATGACGACCGACTTTAGAAGATAGAACTTACGCTCCCAAGGGGAGACGATGGGTGCTGCCGCTCCAGAAATATCGGTCACTTCCTCCACGCCATCAATGGCGGTAGCAGACGCATCGGGTACAGCATCCTCTTCTGTAATAAGTTCGTTCTCTTCTGCGGCACCACCGATGCCTGTAGAAAGCCGTGCGTTTAAGATGTCGTCGCCGTGTTTCTTAAACGAATCCCATACAATATCATGCGCGGAAGAGCAGTACTCGGTGCCGAGTACTTCTAAGACCTCCGCTGTCTTTAGGAGTTTAATAACAGCGGCTTTGGGTTTCGCAAACGAGGGGCGTGTACGAAGTTTGAGTGGAAACCCACGAATCCATTCCACTGGCTCGCGTACAATAAAATCAATATAATTGCGAAGTAAATCTTCGCCCTTGTATTTAAATGCCTCATAGACGACAGTGAAGTAGCGTTCATTGGCACCGAGTAACGGACCCGCATCTTTTAATAGCATTCTATTTATTCAACGAAAACAAAAGTTTAAATCCACAATAGAGATGTTTCAACTTGCTATTGTGGGTCTAGGACCGGCGGGTATTTTTACGTTAGCGTTTCTACCGGAGGAGCTATTACCCGAAACGCTTGTGCTGGAACGCTCGTGTATAGGAGGCGACCTGTCGTCGCAATACGGCGGTGTGATTGCGAATATTACCAAAGAATGGTTCATTAAGACATTCAAGACCATTCCAAAATGGGCGAATCAGTCGTTCCCAGAATTTGATGCCTATAAAGATAAAGAACCACCCAAACTTGCTGACGTATGTAAGGTACTCAGGCGGCTAGCAAAACCGGATATACAAAAGGCGCATCTTCATACAACTGCGCTGTCAAATCTGGTACAAACTGCCGATGGTTGGAATTTAGTAACAACAAAAGAGACGTATCAGGCGAAAAAGGTGATTTTATGCCTGGGCGCAACACCGAAAACAATGGACCTGCCGTTGCCTTCTATTCCTCTTCCTATAGCACTTGCTCAGGACCAACTTGCGAATGTAGTTGCGCCAACGGAGACAATTGTTGTATTTGGTACATCGCACAGCGGAGTATTAGTCTTGAAAAATTTAAAACAACTTGGTTGCCGAAATGTTTATGCTGTATATCGTGGCAAAGACCCGTTCAACATATCAACAAATGAGGCGATGGGAGAAGGTTTAAAATTATCAGGAGCGCTTATAGCAAACGAAATTAAGAATAAAGGGTGGGGTGAGCTTGAGCCAACTCTCATAAACTACGACGACTTTGCGGCAATTTATAGAATTTTAAGCAAAGCCCATGCCGTGATTTACGCCATTGGATTTGAGCCACGTACATTTACGTATACGAATAAAGAGGGAATATGTGGTCCATTGACCAATAGCACTCCAGGAATCTATGGATTCGGTATTGGACGACCCCGTATAAGTAAAACAGATGCCGGCGAGATTTTTACAGATATCGGATTTGAAGGATTTATTAAGGCGATACAGGCTGAACTCCCTGGTATACTTTCAGAGTCGATTCCAGCGTAGAAACACGGTCTTTGAGCGAATGAATCTCCGCTAAACACAGGGTCACCAACTTAGGATAATCTACGTGAAGTACACCTTTCTTATCCTTTTCAACACAGAGCGGTTCAATCCGCTGGACATCGTCGGCAAATACGCCGATGTCTCGCAGACCACTCGCTATCCAAGTAAATTCTACCGGTTGTGGTAGACCTTTCGGTACATACGGCATAGCATTTTTCTTGAGTTTAGGATCGGATGGAGTTAAGAATGCTTCGGCATAGACATCTCCGTCGGCAAACATATTACCCATTGTGATGGAAGAGGGTAATCCCATACGACTGATATAAAGATTGCCCTTGCGTACAAGGACATCGCCATCTACGTCGAGTGGTGCAAGGGGTGCCTGAACACCGATACCAAAGTACCCCGCCGCCGTAAAGCGTGCGACCTCTTGATTGTTCACCTCAAAGAGCAGGTTGTTTGTAGTATTAATACCATTGGACAGAAGCAGCGGGACATTATTATAATAAATTTGCGCATTGCTCAAATTGAGATTTGTGCGAACGGTAATATTCGAGTTATTAAACGACTGTAGTGTATTTGTTTTAACAATTTTGTTATTCACATTAATCATTGACAAGAGTTGGGTGAGATTGTAGTTTGTGCTACTACCTGTCGCCGAGGTGACAACATTTTGAAGTTCAGGTACATTTACAAGATATTTGCTGGGGTTGGTGAGAATACTCGCCATTCTATTTTACCAATAGACGAAAAATTTCCATCTAAAACGAATGTGGTACATAAAAATAGGATATGTCTTCAAAGACAGGAGCTTTGTATAATGCGTATCCCTCAGATTCTGAGTCGGATACAGATACAGCATCGTCCGATTACACCCAGCGTTCGGATGTAACAACGAACTACTTGATAAACGTTCCCGGTACTCAGCCCCCTGTATCAACAGGATATCAGGCTCCAGGGCTAGTACCAAATCCACCGGCGAATACAGGAACTACATTAGCATTTCAAGCCGCTGATACGACGTCGCTGTTTATGCTCAATTCACGCGACCGTGATATAAATGCGTATCCGTTGCCGACGTTTTTTACGCTGCGACTCCCTCGTGTGTATAAAAATGTAAAATCCATCAGTCTCAACCAAATTAATTTGCTCAATTCATTCTTTAATTTTACGGCGTCGCAGCATAATACAACAGTCAATGTGTACGAAGAGGGACGTGTTCTTGCCGACGGCTCCTCAAATATTGTACCTATCACTATACCTGACGGTACTTACAATGCCACTGACCTAGTAACGGCGCTCAACAATGCGCTCAATGCCACACCGCTCTTTGCGAACATTAATTACGCCGACTTTCTGTCACAATTTCAGTTGAACGGTGATTTTTCTATTTTGTTTAACACGCCAGGACCGGTCGTCTATAATGTGCTAACGAACAGCTATGACTCAAATGTCACAATTAATGATATTGTGAATCGCTATTTTCAGCAGAGTCAGTCATCGGGTGTAACCGATTTTACAAACAATCAGGCGACCGTTGCGTATTACTACCCTATTATGTACCAGATGATTGCCGCCGCCAATGTAACGGTACCATTTAGTACTGTAAATCAAACCGTTCCTACCGGATTCAGCAGTTGGTATGATTATATTTTGTTTGGATTCCAGGGTCTCAATGATCCGTATATTCTTGCGATAGCGCAGGATAGCGGAAATCAGGTCATTTTCAATAATTACCATTATCAAAATACATTCAATACATCCTTGGTCAATTTGTATAATTGTAGTTATAATTCGCAACAGGGACGTCTAGTTATATCGGCACCAAGTTTGAATACAAGTATCGCAAACGATCTTAGCAAACAATATACAAATATTCTCAATTCGTTGATTACGAGTTATGATGCTATAGATCCTGCATTAAATCTGGGAAATGCCGATAATTTTAACACACAATACGCAAATCTCCAAAATTCGAATGCGGTTACGATTGCGTTTTATAACTTTTTACAGGGAGAGTTTACAAGTAATTTTGGTATTAATTTTGGTACTTATTCGGCAGAATTTTATGCGAATTCCAATAACGAAATTACAGTCTATAATACGCAAAACGAGTTTGGCTGGAATCTGGCATTGACACCGAATATTTTTCTTACACAGATTTCGTCCAATTCGCCGCCATCGTCTATTACAAACTATTGGCCGAATCTCATTTTTCCTAAGGCAGCGCCTGCTGCTGCACACTTTGTATCTACAATTGTGCCATCATCATTTCCTATCGTTGGCGGCGTTCCGCAACTCACCTTTTCCAATGCGAGTGAATCGGTATATGGATACACAGACGTTGTGTTTCCTATATTGCCTACATCGTATGTTCGCACACCCTTTGGTACGCCGAATCGTCAGACAATTAGTTTGATGACGATTCCACGTTATATTAATAACCGTGGTCCAGGGACACAGGAGGTCTATAATTTTAGCGTACAGAATTCCACGCCTACCATTCTCTTCGACGTTCGTACACCGAATACTGAATATATCTTAACCGATATTTCAGGTATTACAATTTTCAACATGTATACACTTGTACAAACAATGTTTAATTCGGCGGATTATATGCGTGCATATAACCAATGGCAGAATTTTACATATGTAAATATTTTGAATGGTAGTCGTGTACAACCCACATCGGCAAACTATGGGACCCATCCACCGATTAGTGATATTAATTTGACAAGTTATCGCCCTTTTATCTTTTTCCAGATGAATGCGGATGAATATCCTCTCTCACCAGATGCACTCTTTGATGTTACATTTTATGTAGAAACGCAGGATGGCAGCCCATTCCCCGCGCCAATTACAGTTACATGGTATAAGGACCGTGCTGGATTTATGGCGGACGCTCTGCTCGCTATGCCAACGGTCAATGTGAACACAGAGAATCCTCGTAACTATTTTCAGACACAAACATATCCAGCTGGAACAATATCTGGCACGATGACAGTATCAGTGAGAAATCTACAGCAGACCTATTTCTATATACATTACGCTGCTAGTGGTAATCAGTCAAGTGTATCTCTACGCGCATTTGCTGTACTCACAAATGAATATGGTGTATATAGTCAAGCGACAACAAACGATTATTTAGATATGCCGTATCAAAATCTACCACCGATTGCCGACCAATTTACGCCTGAAAGCTCTGTTTACTCTAATAACTTGGTTTCTATCTATTCTACAAGTGTCACCTCTATCGGCTATGATATTTCTGGGGTCTCTAACAACTTGGCGGATTACATTATTGTGGCACCGAATTACAATTTTTACGATCCTACAAATTTTGAAACATATAGCAATGGTGTTCAGTCAGGTGTACGTTATCAGTTTAATTTGTCAAATGTAGGCGCACCGGCACCAAAGCCAAATCTTGTGCCGCCATGGTCGCTCTATTTCGGTTCAAATGCCACCAACACCATCTTAGATTTATACAACACGTCCAATATTATTTATTTGAGTTCTCTACAACAACAGACGTTTCCAGGTGGTGGGACTTATATTCAAAATAACGAATCGGTTATAGCCACCTTTTTGGACCCTACATTGCCGACGAATAAGGAGATATTCTTGAATCCAGGTCAGGATCCGAATATGCCGGTTCAGTCTACGACTATTTTCCAACCCTGCGTCAATTACGGTAATGGTCTAGTGACCGATGCCTCTACATCACAGACCTTCAAAGACTTGACGGGCTTTGCGGGCATCAGTTTCTTTTTACCACCGAACGAAATCGTGAATCTGTCGCAGTTCATCGTGAAGTTTGCCTATACAGCACCGACACAGACCAATAATCTAGAATATATTTCTAAAGGCGTAAGTCCGTTCCAATATTATGGATACCCACATGTACAAAATGGCTCTATCAATAATTGGTTGTATAATAATGCCATAGCCACTACATCCTTGGGCAATCTATTTTTAAATACTGGATTTTGGCCATTTGCCGACTCGCTGTTTTTCGTAGAATATGGATCACCATTTCCATACTTTACAATGGGATTACAGTACTTTTATTATAATCCGCAAAGCTATGCGACATTATACTCTACACTTCAAGGGGCTCCACCTGGCGCTGTAAGTGTTAAAATTACACAAAGGACAAATGGATTACAATTAATATTTCCAATTACAGGATTTTATGGGAATGGCAACAATTATATAGAATTTTTGAATCCGAATATTACAAAACCTACCAATCTATATTTTAATCAAGTGAACGACCCCGCATACTATGTAGATTATGAGTTTTATTATAATCCTAAATACTGGGACGACTGGTATTTATGGAATCGTGTAAATACAAAAATTGGCATTTTTCCAACAGGGCAAATTCAGGGCGTCAGCACCTCTACACTTTCACTCTCTAGTTCATTATATACTATGACCCTTAACCAAGTCACGCAAGTCTGTAGAAATACGAATCGTTTAGGAACATTACATACAAGAGAGCCTGATTGGGGCACTTTCTATGAATATACAGTCCAGCAAAATTCAACACTAGTATATGCGCCAACTGGCACATCCATTACAGATACATTTTCAATATTAAATACACCGGCGGATATCACTCCTACCTACACAGCAGGCGAGACGAGTTACCCTGGATATATGTTGACCGCTTCACAAATTTACAACTATACTTATTTACCAAGGTCGTATGGTATCGCACCATCTGTTGGAAATGCCGTAGATTTTCCCTATTCAAGCATCTCATCGTATACAGCGGATATTCCCAATTCGTATACAGCAGTTCCTTTCTCCTATAATTTTACAACGAATACGTGGCAGCCAAGTGCGTTTTATGCCCTCAGTTTTACGAGAGAGCCGGCGTTACCAAGCACGGGTCTCATTGGTGGCGGCGCACCCTATTATGGACCGCCTGGTATTTATGGATGGCACAACAACGGCGGAGTATTCACACTGTACAACGGTGAACAGCCAACATTCCAGCCATATTATTGGCTCGGCAAGGTCACTTTTACAGCACTCCCTAATATTGTCTATAATCCGGCGACCGATCTGTCAGCGTTTGGCGGGTATGCGGGTCTCAGTGGCGAATTTCAGGATACGTTGATGTTCTTCTACGCAAATAGTACAATCAATCAGGATTATGGCGATATTTCAACAAATGCCACGCATTGGCGTTGGGGTAATGAAAGCAATGCGAACTACACCGCCTATGACGACCAGAGTGGCTACAACTTCCTCTCCTACTTGAATGATTTGACGGTGCGTCCTACAAACCAGCAGTACGCAGTTCATGTACGCTCCTATGACCCTATTCCACAGTTTACGACCGGCTTACGTATTATCGGCAACGGTTATACAAACTTTGGTACACTTACATTGGGCGAAATCGCACAGGAGATTGCGGATTTATCAGGATACAGCCCTATTTCAGATTTATCAGGTTCTTTGTACTTACAGAATACACCAGCATATAACCAAATCATCAGCACGAACAATGGAATACGAACGGGTAATGGTAATAATTTTAGCCATGCCTACGCCGATGCTCTCGTACACTTTGAAAAACAGTTCTATATCAGTACGATTACCTTTGGTGCTAAGACGGGATATCAAGGTGTACCCTTTACATTTAATGGATATGCGGACGCCCTTTCTCAATATGTATCATACTACAGCACAATCCATACACAGTATGCGTTATATACAAGTATCTTATCAACAACAACCGGTTTGCTCAATCAGTACGTTATAACGCGCTACGGCAGCATTCTGCCACCTGGAATTGCTACCCGTTCACAATATACAGCGGCGATTCCGTTCCAACTCCTGTTTAATTACAACTTACAGCCTCCATACAATACACAGACAGATCAGTGGGGTCTCGGATGGTATTTAGGTTTCCCTAAACTCACTGTACCGGTGATTGGTCCTCGTACTCTCGTGACCTCTGCGACCTTCATCCGTATCGTACAACAGTATATTTATCTACGACTCAACCCTGCGCAGAATATTAATACGCTTGCGGTATCCGCCAAGGAGAATCTGAGCGAGACCCGTGAATCTCAAGGTATGGATACACAGTACTTTACAAAGATTATTCTCAACGATTTTGCGAACTATTGCCGTGCGGGCGTACAACTACAAAAGGACTTCTCACCAGTACTTGGCAAATATGAGGTCATTGAGTGCTACTTGACCGACCAGAATGGTAATACACTCAGTAACACCGATTGCGACTACGATATGGTGATTCAGATTACAGAAACCACCAATGTACCGACAACCGATTCCAGTCTCTTGGGACCAACCAGTGATTTGACCGTTTATCAAAATAAATAATTCGTACTCCTTAGGAAATGGCAGCTATCAACGCCACGTTAGCCGAATATTATCAGGGAGGACCAAAGGACTGGAATCAGGTCTTTAAGGCAACGTGTATTAAGACGCATTGGGACCCTACGATGGTTGTTGACCATATCTTACCAAAATTTCAACACGATATGGCATTGGACCCTCGTGAATCTGTTCGCAACTGTTACGTCTATTATAATACATCGCCTGGAGACGCCCCGCTCAAGCGGTATCCAGAGATGGAGCCCCAACAGGCACCCTCCTATTTGTTAGGAGGTCCGCACCGTCCAGCGACGTATGAAAAGCCACAGCCGCCCGCACTCGCCGCTGTACCCGTATTTCCACCCGGTGGCGCAGCGAGTCTCGGTTTTCCCTACGATAAGTTCAATGCCAATGCGGAGACGGATGTTTTACGTATCGATGAGGCGTTGACAAAGTGTGCTGAGAAACGTTATATCCCACCAGGAGGCATCCCGGCACCTTCAATGAGCACCCGTGATGTACCAGGTGTATACTTAGGTGATAGTTCAACTCTCTCTCCGCTACTCACTCGTGTCGTAAAGCAGGCGGGATGTCGTAATGAGGATGATCAAGAGGCGTGGAACCGTTCGGCACGTCTTTTCTTCAATCCTACAAAGTATGACCGTACGATTGTTGTGCCACCAAATTTGTATCAGCCCAGCTCGCACAATGCTCTTGTATGCCCGCCTTGGAAAAAGTCGTAACCCAGCCCAAGAGACCATGTCTAATATATATCGCATCTTCCCACAGCTTTGGAGTCAAGGAGGATGCTTTCAGGCACAGACTGTTTATGCTATTGATAGACAGCCTCCGCCCAATACGTTTCAAACGCAATGTAGTACTCGTCAATACGATGACCCCGCATATTGGTATGAGGGGAATAACTTTCAACGTATTTTGCCGCCGCCCGCGGGATTCTCACAGCAATGCTGTTACCAATCGCCATCATGGAATGCCGTCACCTGGCGGTCTCTCCCCCTATGGCTCTCCTATGTTCAGTCCATCGGTTACACAGTAACCACGGACTTCTCAACACTCACGCCGTTTACAAGCATTTATATCAGCGGTCCTTAGCAGAATGAGCACGTATCCGCTCTACAACTGGAATTTGGAGCCGAGTATTAGTTTTGCCTATTATTCAGGCACATCCGGCAGTGTTATAGGCAATCCATCACTTGCTGTAGACTCACAGGAAAATACATATTTTGCGGCAGTCGTTCAAGGGCAAAATCCGACCGCCTCGCCTACTATACCTTCGTCGTATTGGACATATAATAACGTCGTTGTTGGAAGCGCAGATATCAATGGCAACTTGTTATGGTATAAGTTTTTCCCTGAATTAATTGTCACCGCAAACCAACAACAGGTCAGCCTTGTTGTAGGAAAGAATAATGATTTATATATTGCGTTCGTCACTCCGGCTGCTGTATCCAAATGTTACAACATGGTATCAACGCCACGCTGGTGTCCGCCACTCTATCCAGATTTGGATGTAGAAGGAACGGATGATATTGTATTAGCACGTATTAATTATTCAAATACAAAACAGACGGTTGCGTGGGTAATACAAAACGCACGTCTTAATTCGGTTTATAATGAAACGGTGCCCCAACTTGCCATTGATACAAATACCGGTCTGCTCTATATTACCTATCAAACAAACGGTGATATTCTATGTTATACTCCTGTAGGCGACCCAACAGTCGCCCTGTCATGTTTTACGTTAGATGGTGCCCAACTATGGCTGGAATGCCAACAAAAAATCAATAGTACAGGCTCAAATACAAATCCCGTGGTGACCGCCGACCTTTATGGTGGTGTATATGTAGCATATGAAACAACCGCAACAGTCCAAGGGGGTGCTGTTGTCACAGGGCAGCAAATAGAAATGGTCAAGTTTCAAACTACGCTGACCCCTGCGAATAAACTCGCATCGTATAGCCGGCAATGGGTGCTCAGCCAGAATGGTACAATTCAAACGGCGGCACCAGGCATATCTTCCAGCCCAAGTATTACCTGTGATGGTACAAATGTATATATTGCATTTCTTACTACGGGATCGGTCGCAGGTAATTATTCAACGGGTTCAGCGCACGACCTTGTCGTCGCCAAGGTCACGCCCACCGGTTATACGCCGTGGGTACAACAGGGCGAACAATTCAACCGTGCTCCTTATACGTATGTAGACGCAGGTCTCCCCTATATTAATGCCGACCGTTATCTCAGCGCCTACGATATACCGAATGTTGTCATTTCGTTACAAACATACGATGATATTCCAACATCCGGCGACTCAAGTATATTTGTATTTAAACTTGATTCAGCAACCGGTAACAATGTATTTGATAATGCGGGTTATAATAATATGCCGTTAGCGTTTTCTCAGGCACCGGCATCTACCGCATTGCTTCCTACAGCAAGCGCTGGAGCATATAGCCAAGTAGCAGTGGGTGCTACCCGTAACGCCCTGTATTTTTTGTTAGGATCCCTTATACCCTTATCGATGAATACAATTACCGGCTGTGAAGCGGATCTTATTTTACTCAGATATAATCTTGTCTGTTATTATCCAACAACATCACCGTTTCAGTTTATGTCTAGCAATAAGAAAATCTGCTCCTGTGGGTCGAATTGTTGTTGTTCTGGAAACGCCACGGTTCCAGGCATGCCTATAAATGTGTATGCGATACCTGGAGGTGGTAACGCTTACATTTATTATACACTACTATCGGATGGCGGCAATCCACTCATTAACTTCTCGTACTCTATTGATAATGGAGCCACATTTTCACTTTTCGGTCCGGCACAATTTACAAGTCCGCTGAATATTACAGGGCTTACGGACGGAACCACATATAGTATTAAAATTAAAGCAATAAATGGCATTGGTACAGGACCGGCTTCCTCAACGGTGACCGTTATTCCTGGAGTTCCTGCACCTCCAACAAATCTTGATATAGAGCCTGGAAACACGACGGCGGTCATTACCTTTACGCCAGGGTCAAATAACGGGTCGGCGATTACGAATTACAACTATTCGCTGGACGGCGGTGCTACATTTTCGCCGTTTAGCCCCGCACAAACGACCAGTCCCATTACGATTAGTGGACTCACCAATGGCACCTTATATGCGGTTCAACTGTCGGCGACGAATAGTAGGGGCACGGGACCGGCGACCGCAACTCTTTATGTGACACCAGGTACGCCGACGGCACCTACAAATCTAGTAGCCAGTTCAGGTAATGGTACCGTCCTCATTTCGTTTACACCGAGCGGTGACAACGGCAGTGCAGTTACAAATTACGCATATTCCCTCAACGGTGGTATGACCTTTATTCCATTTAGCCCATCGCAAACGAGTAGCCCAGTGACCATTAGTGGACTCACCAATGGAACAGCCTATAATATCAAATTGGAAGGTCAGAACAGCGTAGGATTTGGTCAAGCGTCGGCGTCGGTCACCGTCACACCAGGCGCACCCGCCCCCCCTACAGACTTGTCAGGAAGCCCAGGTGATACTACGGCATCAATTAGTTTCACGCCAGGTGCGGCGCATGGGTCGGCGATTACGAACTACCTCTACTCAACAGATGGCGGTACAACGTTTACAGCCTTCAGTCCCACCCAATCAACCAGTCCTGTTACAATTAGTGGTCTAACGGATGGAATATCATATAGTATAAAATTAAAGGCTGTAAATGTGAACGGTATAAGTACCGCTTCGTCAACAGTTACTGTAACACCAAGAATACCAGCACAGATATTATTACAAGCCTATTCATATAGCGGTTCTGGACCATGGTTAGACCAGAGCGGAAACGGAAATAATGCTACACTTGTTACAGGAACATCGGCTAAGAATACCACCGGAAACGGTATAGTTCTTAACGGTTCAAGTTACTGGAGTTTTCCTGATATTGCCGCTAATCAACATTGGACTGTCAGTGTATGGTATAAAAATACTGCGCCGGCAGAGACAAACGGTTGTATTGTTACACAAAGTTTTAGCAATTATGGCGGAGGTATGGTTAATTTGTATATTCAAAACAATGGAAGCAATAACTTTTTAGGAGGATTTTTAACTTATACTAATATTCATAATGGAACTCAATTTCTAATCAATAACGGAGGATGGAATTACTACCAAATCACATGGGACAATACCAATATAAATACCTATATAAACGGAGTTCTTCAAAGTTCAGTTGTATCAGCACAAACATCATTAAATTTAGGACAGATTTACTACATTGGACGTGGCTATCAAGATACGAATTATTTTGTTACAGGTGAGATTGGCGAGGTTCGTATTTATAACTTTGCTCTCAATCAAACACAGATTACAAGAGATTACAATAATACTGTAGCAACCTATAATATAGGACCAGCACCTTTAGTCTTATTACAAGCGGTCTCCTACAGTGGATCTGGTCAATGGCTGGACCAAAGTGGATACGGTAGAGACGCTACTATTATAACAGGTTCAATAGCAAAGAATGGAGCAGGTAATGGTATTATTTTAGACGGCGCAACTTACTGGTCGTTTCCAGATATAAACGCAGGTTCAGTATGGACAATGAGTGTATGGTATAAAAATACGGGCACATCTGGCAGTGTTTATCCTTGTATTGTAACTGCGGGTAACGATGGAGGAAATAGTAATATGTTGTTAGGATTTTTCTCACCGCCATCTCTCGCATTAAAACCAGGATTCTTTGATGGCGGTGAATTCTACCAAGGAAGTGGAACAACGTTAACCGATAATGTATGGACAAATATACAAGTTACATGGGACGGAACAACAATAATTACATATGTAAACGGTACACTTTCAGGATCAACGACTCCAGGTGGTGCTTCCATAAACGCAAGCGGAAACTTACCGTATAAGATTGGTATATGCTGGGACACAAGCACAAATTCGTATATGACCGGTGAAATCGGTGAGGTTCGTATTTATGGAACCCCGCTTACACAAGCTCAAATCACCGCGAACTATAATTCAACAAATGCGACCTATAAAGTTCCAGGCGCGCCTACAGGATTAACTGCCACAGCAGGAGCACAATTCGCATTTTTAACATGGACGCCACCGGTAGATGACGGTGGTTCAGCAATTACCTCTTATACAATAACATCAGACCCTGGCAATATAACATTAACCGCAAGTTCTTCTCCTGCGAATTATTCTATGGGTTCTTTGATGGCGAATGTCACATATACATTTACAATAGTCGCAACAAATATAAGCGGCAGTTCGCTCCCTTCAGCGCCATCAAACCCAGTCACTCCCTACCCGATATGTCTCGCTAAGGGTACCCTAATCATGTTAGCGGACCGCACTGAAAAACCGATTGAAGAGATTACATACAATGACAGTCTTTTGGTTTGGGACTTTGATAATGGCTGCCTAGCCACAGCACCGCCGTTATGGATTAAGAAGGCGGAAGTCGCCGACCAATACAATCTATTAGAATTCAACAATGGCACACAGTTGAAGACCATTCATCAACATCGTATTTTTAATAAGGAAGCGGGTAAATTTACTTACCCAATGACCGACGACACACCCGTTGGAACCACCTCGTATCACGTCGTAAACAAAGACGTAACGCTCCTCAATAAAACCGTTATCCAAGAGCAGACCGAGTATTACAATATAATCACCAAAAAACATATAAACTTATTTGCGAACGGAATACTCACATCGTGCCGCTATAATAACATATATCCAATCACCGATATGACATTTATTAAGTCCGAAAGAGCCGCAATCCCCAGCGCGGAGTACAATTCGGTGCCGACCAAGTACTACGAGGGTCTCCGTCTAGCAGAGCAACAAATATCAGTTGAAGAAACTATCCAGTATATAAATAGATTAGAATGTCTGAAGCAGTGAAGATACTTTTTCTAGACCATCAGGGTGTAATGTATACAAAACTCCACCCGCATCCTGGCAAGTTAGATGATTTTAATAAAGAAGCAGTCGCCATCTTAAATTCTATTCTAGAATCCGATTCTAGTATAGAAATTGTCATTTCGTCCGATTGGAAGTACTGGGTTTCGCTAGACGAAATGCGTGAATTTTATAAACAACAAGGAATCCGTAAGCAGCCAATTGCTTATACACCGAAAACACGCCAGTATATATGGAAATTATATCCACAACAAAGAGCAGCGGAAATAAATATATGGCTTAACGAAGCAAACGTTCCAATTATAACTTGGGTGGCGGTAGATGATATAAATATGACGCCGCATCTAAAAAACTTTGTATGGGTCAGCGAGCCCGCGAAAGGGCTGCTTCAAGAAGGAGTCAAGGAGACCTTATGCCGAATTCTCAGTCTTCCGCCACCTTCGGTGCCAGATACGCAATGAAATGGCTACCAGCCCCAAAACGGAAGGTGGCACGGAGTGGATTGGCAGGGTCAAATTCCAGTTGTGTGACCGGCGACAGCGCCGAACCGCCCTTAATAATCATTCCAACATACTTCATGCCGAAGCGTGCCTCAACGGAATCGCCCGTCAGCTCCATCTCACGGTCTTCGGTATTCTCAAGCGTCTGCTTGACAGCGCCGCTATCACCCACCGTCGATAAGTGGAGTCCATCCTCGTTCAGAACTACACCGAGCGTATCGCCGAAGTGTGCGATTTCCTTGACGACCGCCAAGATATCGGCAGTTTTGAGCGTCACATTAGCGGCGTAGTTCATAGCAGGCAATTCGGCAGCGTCACCGTCAATATCTAGTGTAGGAACATCGTATACCGCCTTCTTGGACATCTTCACATTATAGCACTCTACAATAAACTTATCCGCCTTGTAAATCAGCGTCACACTATCCCCCGCACCGATAGGGGACATCACCCGCGCCAATACCGCCATGTTGACACTAACAATGAGCGGATGACCAACAGTAGCCTTTGTACAGTCCGCCGCCGCCAGCAAATAATCAACGAACCCAACATGCGAGGCATCCATACCGCTGATGCGAATACCATCGGCGCCGATGCGAAGGGAGGCAATCGGTAGAAACTCTTTTAGAGCCTCTACCGATGAACGAAAGAGCACAACATCCTTAGGTACGAACTCCATCTTCTTCAGTACCTTGTTTGAAATCCAGGCACCCCTAAGTCAATTTTTTTAGACCTAGACCTCCACGCTATCCTCATTGCGCCTCTGGAAATAGTTGCGGAGCAGGTCACGCAGAGCGCGCTGGTCCGCCACCAACACCCACGCTCCGCAAGCGTCCCTACTTATCGCCACCTCAGGGTCAAATTGCGTATCTACCAGAATATCCAAACGGGTTTTGTAGCCCCTATCCGCCTTCCGCCCGTGCCAATAATGTAGAATCGTCCCCGCTACATACCCAATATTTTGTTGGAGAGCACAGGCACGTTCTTGCCATTCAAGAATACATTTACGGTAAGTTGGATGAACACGCTCAGGAATATAATCGGCAACCTCGCCGATAAATGAGCGTGCCATAATACTATCGGCTCCTCCAACGATCGCCTTATCAAAAAGCCCTCCAAGTGTGTCAATTGCCTCACGGGTCGCTGCCCAACCGTATCCTGGATGCCAAGTTCTATATGGTTTTGGCTCATTTGTTTTCTTACTAAACTCACTCCAATAAATATCACGATGTCTATAACAATATCCGAATCCTTTGTCAACTGATAAAACCTCATTCTTAGGTCCGAGATCAACTATATCTGTAAATAGTTGAACGACAGGATGATGCTGGAGTTCATAGACAGTATCTTCCATCCAGGTCCGATTGATAAATTCAATATCTCCATCAATCCATGCGACATATTTCCAGTCTGATGGTAAGTTTAAAAGACCGATATTAATCAGATTTTCTTTGTACCATAATTCTGAGGTTAGATGAATTTGAATATGTTGGGGATTGTTTTTGTCGGTCACTTCAAAGGGAGAATCGCCTAACACGCCCTCTACAATATAGAGTTTTGAGGCATCTATACGTTTCATAAACTCTTTGAAAAGTCGCACACGTGTTTTATATCGTTCAGGGTTTGTTATAACCGAAACGATATAAAAATGCTCAAGCATCTTGAACATATATTTAATATAATGGTTTAGACCTTATCAACGCTGTCTTCGTTACGGGACTGAAAATATGTACGAATCTGGTCGCGCATCTCCTCGTGACCAGGGAAGAGCGTCCATAGACCCTGCCAGTCCTTATGGATATGGGTATGAGGGTCAAACTGGTTATCAACGGCAATTTCCCAGCGACCCTTGTACTTACGATCCGTCTTCTTACCGTGCCAGTAGTGGACAATAGAGCCGCTGACATAGCCGATGTTCTTGTGGAGGCGGAGAGCACGCTCCTGCCAGTTGAGAACGGCGGCACGGTAGTTGGGATGGACACCCTTAGGGATAGAGCGCTCACCTTCGCCGATGAGGCAGCACGCCATATGGTGGTCACCGGCACCGAGGATGGCAAGGTCAAAGAGACCACCAAGGGTGTTGATGGCTTGACGAGTTGCCGCCCAGCAGTAACCAGGATGCCAGTAGGCACCCTTGCCGCCGCTGCCGTAGTAACCGTAGTAGTCAACGTTTGAGAGATCAACAGTTGAGACGGTTACGCCAGCGGGCTTGCTTACCATCATAGAGCGGTCGTTGCCGTTCTTAAAGCAGTAGGCGAAGCTCTTGTGGACGGAGAGAATCTCATGCTTGGGACCGAGATCGGCGGCGTCCTCATACATCTGGACAACGGGGTGGTGCTGAAGTTCGTGAACGGTCTCCTCCATCCAGTTGGGGTGCGTAAAGTCAATATCTCCATCGACCCACGCAACATACTCCCAACTGGCAGGTAGTCGAGAAATGCCGATGTTGATAAGGTTCTCCTTATGCCATAGTTCAGACTCAGTACGTAGCTGGATATGACGAGGATTGCTTGCGTCGGTGACCTCAAAGGCACGGTCGCCGTAGGCACCCTCTACGACGTAGAGTTTGGCGCCGTACTTATCCATACGAGCCATAAACTCCTTGAATAAGCGTGGGCGGGTCTTGAATCGCTCCGGGTTTGTCATCACTGCGATAACGTAGAAGTTGTCTAGAAGGTACTCATTGTCGCTCTTGGGTAAGGTGATGGGCATTTTTTCTGCTGAGTATAAGGGTTTTAAAAATTGAGCCAAACCGCATCGCATAAGTGATTTTTAACGATGTCAACCAAAAATAAATCACCGTTGCGATATCCTGGCGGAAAAACGCGCGCAATTTCTATTCTAGAAAAGTATCTCACCGAACATTATCCGCACCGGAGAACACTTTTGTCTCCCTTCTTTGGTGGTGGTAGCTTTGAACTGTATCTTACTACAAAACAGTACCAAATCCGAGCCAATGACTTATTTAAGCCTTTATATACCTTTTGGCAAACCCTAAAGGACTCGTCTGAGGATATTAGGGAGGCAGTGGAAAGTGTAATGCCTATCACAAAAGAGTACTTTATGGAACTGCGAACGACTATACAGACCATGACCGACCCATTGGAGATTGCCGCCGCCTATTATATCATCAATCGTTGCTCATTTAGTGGCGCCACATTCTGTGGTGGATTCTCTAAGGAAGCCTCTACAGGACGACTCAATGAATCGTCGCTTGAAACTCTCATACATACAAATCTAGAGAATGTTACCTTCTCCAATCTTGACTGTAAGGAGTTTCTAACCGCAAATCCTGAAACTACTGATACAATCATATATGCTGACCCACCGTATTACATCAGTTCTTACATTTACGGTAAGGATGGTGATATGCATGAAGGATTTGACCATGCCGCCTTTGCGGTTGCTATTAAGCAACGCCGCGACTGGATGATTAGTTATAACGACTGCCCTTATATTCGTGATTTGTATAAGGATTGCCGAATTCAAATAGTGACGTGGTCGTATGGGATGGATAACGGGAAGAAGGGGTCATCGGAGATAATTATTCTGCCACCGAGTCAATAAATTGTACCGTATATAAGTGGATTTTTTATTGAATGTTAAAAAAAATTATTTATAATATAAATCATATAATAAAAAATTTAGATTCCGGCAAATATATAATAAACAAAATTGAAAAATCGTTCAGGGGTTAAAGAAAAAACAAGATTATAAGTTAGGTATATGAAATATGCTTAGTCTGTATAAATTGGTTTTCGCATTTGCGAGCATCTTAACTGTTGCTGGTCAGAGTACTGGAACAGCAACTCTGAGTGCGACACGATCATCGCTCTCACTTGTTTCACCAAGTTCGGTGGCGGGACTTTCAGCAAGTGGAACGGCTACACGTGCTGCAGTTTCTGTTACAGGAACTACAACTCGGTCCCGTGCCCTAACGTCTCCTACCGCCACAGGAACTGCCACCCGCAGCCGTGCCGCTGCCTCCGCCACAGCCACAGATACCGCTACACGCAGTCGTGCTGCCCCTACTACAACATCAACTACTACAGGAACTGCCACCCGCAGCCGTGCCGCTGCCTCCGCCACAGCCACAGATACCGCTACACGCAGTCGTGCTGCCCCTACTACAACAGCAACTACTACAGGAACTGCTACCCGCAGCCGTGCCGCTGCGTCAGCAAGTGCTACGGATACCGCTACACGCAGTCGTGCTGCCCCTACTACAACAGCAACTACTACAGGAACTGCTACCCGCAGCCGTGCCGCTGCGTCAGCAAGTGCTACGGATACCGCTACACGCAGCCGTGCTGCTCCTACAGCCACAGCCACAGATACCGCTACCCGCAGCCGTCCAGGCGCCACAGCCACTGCTACAGGAACGGCAACTCGCAGTCGTGCCGCCCCCACAGCCACAGGAACGGCAACTCGCAGCCGTGCCGCTGCTTCAGCAAGTGCTACGGATACTGCTACACGCAGTCGTCCAGGCGCTACTCAGTCCGCTACGGATACCGCTACTCGCAGTCGTGCCGCCCCTACATCCACAGCCACAGGAACGGCAACTCGCAGCCGTGCCGCTGCTTCAGCAAGTGCTACGGATACTGCTACACGTAGTCGTGCCGCCCCCACAGCTACAGGAACTGCCACCCGCAGCCGTCCAGGTGCCACTGCCACATCCACAGGAACTGCCACCCGCAGCCGTCCAGGTGCCACTGCCACATCCACAGGAACCGCTACCCGCAGTCGTGCCGCTGCCACTGCCACATCCACAGGAACCGCTACTCGCAGTGGTGCTGCTGCGTCAGCAAGTGCTACGGATACTGCTACCCGCAGTCGTGCCGCTGCCACTGCCACATCCACAGGAACCGCTACTCGCAGCCGTGCTGCTGCGTCAGCAAGTGCTACGGATACTGCTACCCGCAGCCGTGCCGCTGCCTCCGCCACTGCCACTGCTACAGGAACGGCAACTCGCAGTCGTGCCGCACCAACTGCCTCTCCTACAGATACTATAACCGCCTCACGAACTGCGACTGATACCGCAACACACTCACCTGGGGCAACAGCATCTGCTACTACTTCAAGAGCAGCTGGTTCTCTAACAAGTTCAATTACAAATACTCGCACTGATTCTCAAACTCCTACACTAACTCGTACGGAATCTCAAACACCCACGGATACTCGTACACCTAGCAATTCAATGACATTTACTGGAACCGCAGGCACAACTGCCTCTCCAACACCATCTACATCAATGTCAACTGCCTTTACTCTAAGCATTCCAAGTACCCAACAGGCAAATGCGGATACACTTATTCGTGGATATGTTAGTAATTATGCCGCACAGGCAGGTTACAGCAATGCAGTAGTGAATAGTGTAACCTGGGCGAATGGCGCTTATACAGTCACTGGTAACGTAGTTAATGCTCAACAGTTTCAAAATGGGTTTCCTCTCTCATCCGCCTACACAAATTTAATCGCATCTCTTGCCCCATCTGCTACACCGGCACCCAGTACCGCTCCCTCTATTGCGTTACCAGTAGGAATTGCGGTAGGTGCCACAGCACTTGGTGTTATTGTCGCTGGAACTGCGATTTATTTGACTAGACGTAAGCGCCGTCGTATCTCATTTGATCCTACGCAACCAACAACAATAAATCAGTTGAAGAACGCCTTGCCAATGACAATAATCTCTTTACCAAAGCCACCACCACCATCAACGAATGAACAGTATTACGACCCCGAGCAAGCAGCACGTCCCGCAAATTTCCATGAAAATGTTCACCTACCAAAGCAGCCAAGTCAACCGGATCTTGATAAATTGCGTACAAAATTTGTACCTATTAATAACCGATTATCCTATGATAAGGCGAAGATGGCATCCATAGGATCACAGGTTCCTCACGGTTTCCAACAATCAGCATCGAGCAGACAACTCATACATCCATTTATGTCCCGCCGAAATACTCTCCCACCTGCCACAACGGAATTTGATTTGAATTACATAGCCCCACCCCCACCGCCACCACCAGAAGATGAACCTAGGGTCGCATTTAATGCTCTACCACCTCGGCAAAATTATCCTCCACCACCTGTAGAGTGAGCCAATGGACGGTATGAATTTAAATGGAAAGTCGAAACGTACCATCAAACAGAAAATTTATAGTGTTGATACTCGTAAGCCTAGAGCCGCTGCGGAATTATCTGTTTTGACTCCTGCGAATGGATTTGAGGAGATATTATCTAGTAAACCTCTACGAAAGGCACCAGTTCATCGTTATTTTCGCTTTTTACCCGATCCGATGGGTGGTGTCCCAAAGGCGCAGTTAGAGGCAGCCTTTAAGGAGGCGGCAGCAGCGCAATTTGCGGCAGCATTCCAGGCATCTGCGCCAGTAGCACCACCTCCTGCGGGCGCCCCACAACTTCCTCCTGCGCCCTCCAATTCGCAGGGCAGCTATGGTGCTATGCACGAAGACGAAGGTATAGATGAATTGGCGACCTTTTTTGCCGAGCATGGCGTTGCGTCACAGGGCGAATTTGACGAACTAGCGGCATTAATGGAACAGAAGGCGCAGATTGGCGGCGCTAGACGCCGTCGTACTCGCCGAAGCCGCAAGTCCCGTAAGTCCCGCAAGCACAGCCGCCGCTGAAAAAAATGAATAAATATAACCGAAATGAACCATTTGATAAAATGGTTGATTCCGTCAGCACCCGAGTTCCTCGTAATATAATTTATGGGCTACGCCGTGTCCTTATAGCTATACAGCAAAATGAAAGCTGTACAAATCACATGCTCCAAGGCGTAGTTCAACAATTACGCCGTATTTACATGCTGGTCGTAGATAGTCAATCGCCTACCGACGACTTTGAGAATCTGATGGAGAATCTACACCGTTGGGTAGTTCAATGGAGTGACCGTGGTCATATTGATGACGAAATGAGGGATTTACGCCCTGTATTTGAAACGACACTAGACTGGTGGAATCAACAAGATAGAGACAGGTCTGATATCCGAAGCGAATACATGAATAATATTCATCTAATCTATAACCAAAATCCAACAGTACAACAAATGATACGCGAGGCGGAGCAGCAGCAACAACCCTAAATCGCCATTTTGTCCATTCCCGCCGCCAATCCATCTAAATTATTGTTAGAGACCACAGACGACGGTGAACCCGTCTTTTTCTTTTTAGGCACTGCTTCAGTCTTTGGTGATGTTGCCTTAGGAGACGGGGCGGCGGCAGAAGAAGCAGCCGCAAGGCTTGATGGCAACTTCGCCGCCGCATCCAAACTAAACTTAGACGCCACCAACTCTTTCAGTTTTATAGGTTGTGCCGCCGCCATGACAGACAAGCACATATTCCCCTTTTTGTTTTTACGGGTATGAACCTTGAGACGAATACGAATTCGTTGCGGGCATTCAAAGTAGGGAACGCCAAAATCGCACGTATCTTCACCAGTATGGTAGAGTCCCTTTCCGTCTACCTGAATATATTGGCATCCCTTCGCTTTATAAAGTTGCGAAATGGTATTTGCGCCGCAAGGAATATAATAGTCTTTGAACTCAGGTGTGGATTTCTTAATGTCCGTCCATTCAGAATATGTTACAGGGCGTTCTAGGAACGTGGGCGTCTTGCCGCCAAAGAGATTCGCCGCACCGATAATCGTTTCAAAGATCGTTTTGGAGGCGGCTGGAATTTTGCCGGCACTTACACCGACCCAAACGCCCTCCTTATTTTTTTCCAATTTCATCTGCATCCAATCGGGAGTAGGGCGTTTCGCCTCCACACCAATATCCCCCTCCGTCCGCCAATTGAGTTTTATATCAATATCGGCACCACAGCCGCCGAGTGTATCAAGAGGCTGTGTATTGAACGGAATCTCTAAATAAGGCGACCGTACCGTTTTACAAGTTTTCGCAATCTTGATTTCGTAGTTTTTGCCCGAAACCGAGCAGCGTGCGCCGGCATCGCCGATAGGACAACTGTCAGATACAGGGCTATTCATTTTTCGACTTCTCTTTGGCATTCCGAATCCTATATATGCGGCAGAATATTGTATACGCTGCATTGGAAAAAGAACAACGTGTAATACGTTGTTCATTTTTTTGACGACGATGACGACGACCACCGCCGCCACACTATGAATCTTATTGTTAGAAGCTCAGGTTACCAATAACAGGATTGGGACTCAATTCATGCCATTTTGCCTTAAGGAGACGAATACAGGTTGAATTTGACAATTTGCGTAGAGGATAGAGTCGTCGTCCAACTCGCTTATGGAGAGTGAATGACGGAGTATTATAATTTGGCTCCTGATTCAACATCGGAGCACAATATGTATTATAGAACCAAGTAATCGTATTACCGATAGTGAATGTATCAGGAATACGAGTATAAGAATTGGTATCAGCCGGATTTACAATATAATAACCCTTATCTTCATCATTGAAGAAAACTATCATTGTGAAAGAATCAATGGTAAATTGAGCAACGGGACGTTGGAAGTTAGAGGTACGTGCGATAGCAAGTTCAAGGAGGGAGGACATGGCGAGAAGGGTACAAATGTTATACACCGCAAAACAGTTTCAATTTTTTTGTCCTTCACCCGCCTTCCAAACCCCCATAATAGCATCCAAAACGTGTTTTTCATTCTTATTGGACGGCAGCGACTTTGGTAATGCGGTTAGGACTTTCGTCCAATCTATTTCTTGGGCAGCGCCATTGGCAGAGGGTCCGCGAATAGGTAGTGGTCCTGGTGGAACTGGTGGCATTCTTGGTGTACGCGCGAGTGCTTCTGATGCGGCAGCGGCACGAGCCCCACGGGTCGTGGAGGAGGTCGTAGCAGTTGTAGCGGAAGCGGTAGTATTTACGGCGATTACAGGGTCTGTGCTACGTGGACCGCGTATAACTGTAGGAGCCGATTGAGGTGGCGGGGCAGTTGAACGACGGTCAAAGGATGGAGGTGCACGGCTTACTTGTGGAGGCGGTGGTGCTACTTCCTGTTTAATCGCTTTTATCTTATCTTGTTGCATTTTCCATAGGCGAGTAGTTTCAGAAATGATTTGGTCTACCGACCAACGAGGATACGTTTGAATAATCCAAGGGCGGATTTCATCTGAATATTTTGTATAAGAGCGTGCGTTACTTGGTGGCGGCTCCGCAAATCCTTGCTGTGCGACAGTCTCCATTAATTTCTCGTTTAGAACTTCTTCGGTCTTCGCCGCAGTAAAGGCTTGGGGTGATAATGGATGATTGGTTGCACTATAATACAAAGGCGTAGGCAAAGGGATTTCAGTATTCGCATACCGTGAGACAGGAGGAGGCGCAGGAGCAGCTACTGGCTCGGGGACACTTGTATAATCAGGCGTTTGTGTATGAATTCCCCATAACCGACCGATTTCGCGAATAACTTCATGGGACGTCCAAGTAGGATTGGTTTTTAAGAGGCGCTCACGCATCTCTTTTGCGAATTCAGCATAGACACGCTGGGTAAACATTGGCGTTGTTGCCACGATTTCCGGTGCCGCCGAGGCAATTACTGCCGCCGCCGCATTCGCAATCGCCGCAGTCTGTTCAGGCGTTTCTAGAATGAGTTCATTGCTATAGAGCTCTTCAGGAGTTGAAGCCGCTCTTACCGACATCTTACCTTTTCGTTGAGGAGGAACCGCAACCGGTACATTGACAAGAACCTCTTCTACCTCTTCCGTTACAGCATCTACAGTGCCGTTCATATCCTTCGCCCGCACGCAAACGCTATTTTGTTGATGCCATAGAACCCGCAAAGCGTCCGAAATCACCTGAGAATTCAAATGGTTCGTAAGTTGTTTCTGGGTACGTACACCCATTTCAAAGTCCAGTGATGGCGGGAAAATGACCTCCATACGCTGCCGATTACATTTATCGTCCATTGGCTCGCCGAGAGTCAAGCAAGGTGCCACCAATCGGTTATCACGGTACATATAGATGCCACGGCGGTGTGCGTCAAGCTCGGAGAAATAGCCTTTGAGTCCCTCCTCCTTGAACGCCTGAATCGTCAAAGAAATGAACCGAACCTTGACCGCCACGTAATCGTCGTTTGGAATCTCGTCCAAAAGGTCGTGACGATATTCTATCTTATCCTTACCCGAATTGGTGCGAATACGGTCAAGCCAAATACGATAGCATTGAGGACTCTCTTCCCCGTCACCTCTACCCCATTGAATCGTGTTATCCGTCTTATTAATGCCAAGAACACGCTGCCCTTCTAACACTTCTAGGACCCGAATGCCGATTTCGCCGGTCGCCTTATACACACGTAACGTCGTTTCTGAGCAGTACTTGAGCGCATCAGGGCGGTTACGGTAGAAGGTATCTACAGGATTGATGGTAAGTGAGGTCTTGCCTGGTAGAGTGCCGACGTGAATATAAGCGGAATTCTTGGTCGCCGAAATGTATGCCAAGTTGAGGGCACGCTGGAGTTCCTTGGCGGTCTCCGCCGCATTACGAATGTAGGTATCCTTGAGATTGCGGACATTGATGAGAGTACCAGAGGGCATGGCGGAGAAGCGACGCCAGATATCTTTGGGCAGGCTCCAAGAGAGTTCAATCGCCTTATCGGTAAAATGTGTGGGGCGGAATGTACGATCCATTTTCATTTTGTCGGTATCCAGGATGATAGCAATCGCACCGGTCGATTCTGTTTTAGTGAAGATGGTGATGAAGCGACCGGCAGCCATGGTCGCATTTTTCATACCCATACCAAACTTACCGATATCACCGCTCTTATGTACAGATTGTCCGGCGATACGGCACGCGTTAAAGAGTTGTCTCGGGGTCATTCCACAGCCATCATCAAGTACATTGATTTGCGTGAGACACTTTGTATCTGGGCTGGGAACAAGGAAAATATCAGTGCGTGAGGCACCGGCGTCGTCACAGTTATCCTTGAGTTCTTCCACAATTTCGGGCAAATTCATACCGCCGAAATCCATATTCATGAGAACACCGTAAGCATCGGGACCGAAATCTATATTATCAAAGTCAATAAATTCTTCGGCGACTTCATCGGCATTGCGAGTGGAGCTCATCCTATACTGTAAAAACTGGCGAGTAAATTTAGATTTAATTACCGCTATAAAACTTACAAAAATTGACCCTGGTGCAGTCACCTTTTCTGACAAAATTACCCACTGCACCCCGTTCTCCCGGCACTGCAGAATTCTCACCCCTAAATAAAATGCCCAAGCCGACCCTCCAATCACTCCATACCGCCATTGTTGAACTACAGACGGCGGTGGCTGATATTACAACACGCCTTACCGCACTTGAACCGCCTAAACCCGCTGCGCCTTCCGTCGTTTGCGACAATAAGACTGCGATAAGTCTATTTAGCGGTGCTGGTGGTGATACATTAGGTATTGAGCGTGCCGGTTATAAGGTGATCGCCTTCAACGAATTCAAAGAGCCGGCAATCAAGACTCATAAGGCGGTCTTTCCACACTCGGTGATGCTCGTGAACCCTGAAACGGGTAAGACCGATATTAAAAAGGTACCAGACCAGGTCTTTCAGGAATACAAGGGCAAGGTTCGTCTTATCTTTGCGGGATTCCCTTGCTTTGTAGCAGGCACACGTGTGCTAACCGATAAGGGGTATATGCCTATTGAATCGGTTACATTAGAGAATACACTATTAACGCATACCGGCAAGTTTCAGCAGATTGTAAATCTTCAACAAAAGATTTACGATCAGACTCTATACGACATTCGTATTAAATATCATCCTGAGACGATTACCGCAACGGACGAGCATCCATTCTATGTGCGCACGCAGCTACGTATCTGGGATAATGCCAGCCGCAAATATACATATTCTTTTGAAGAGCCACGGTGGAAGAATGCGAAGACGTTGACGATGAATGATTACTTTGGAATGGTTATTAATAGCAAATCAATTGTGCCAGAATTTACACTGAATAAACAAATGAATGGATCGCGTATAGATAAGATAACCTACGTATTAAATGACGCCGATCAGTGGTTTATGATGGGATACTTTATCGGCGATGGGTGGATTGAAGAGACTACAAAAGCAAATGGTAATAGTGCACATAAAATTCGTTTTGCCATTAATAATGCAGATAAAGAAACTATTCTCGCAAGGCTTCAAAAGATCCTTCCTTTGACGGATAAGCATTGTTCAACGGGTGCTGCCGATAAGTATGGCTGTGCAGATTTCGCATGGTATACAATTCTAAAACAATTTGGAAAATATGCACACGGTAAACTCATTCCAGAATGGGTACAGGATGCACCGGCAAATCTAATTCAGGAATTTATCAACGGATATCATTCTGCAGATGGTTGTGTTCACGGAAGAGAACTACGCTTTACAACTGTATCCTATAATCTAGCACTAGGACTACAGAGACTTTATTTGAAACTCGGACATATTGTATCCATTCACAAGACAATTCGTCCTAAGACATGTATTATCCAAGGGCGTACAGTTAATCAGCGAGACACGTATCTTGTAAATGGAATTATGGATTTACAACGTAATTCGTCATCGTTTATCGACGGACAGTATGTTTGGATGAAACCGGCATCAATTCATATGCGTCCAACAACTCCAGTGCCTGTCTATAACTTTGAAGTTGATACAGATAATAGTTATATTGTAGATAATACGATAGTTCATAACTGTCAGGGCTTCAGTCACGCCGGTGCCAAGCGTGTAGATGATAAACGTAATGAACTTGTATATGAGTTCGCTCGTGCAGCACGTATTGCCGAACCTGAGTGGATTATTGGCGAAAATGTCAAGGGACTGCTCGCCCGTAAGGGTAGGGATCCCGCCCAAGCAGCCGATGCGCCTCTACGCCCTGTTATTGATATTATCAAAGACCTGTTTGAACGTACAGGATACAAAATTACCTATAAGGTGATTGATGTGACTGAGGTCGGCGTTCCTCAGCATAGAAAGCGTTTGATTATTGTGGGGCACCGAGGAACTCAGTATCCTCATATGCCGTGGGGCGATTTAACGCCGGCGAGTACTTCGTCGCATAACTCTATTCGTGCCTTTCTTGAGCCGCACCTTAAGGATGCGATGGAGATACCGGCGCTCTACCGACCCGCCGAACAGGGTGCCCATTATTGGATTCCTACTACGGAAACGGCACCCACTGGCACACCCCACCCTAATCTCGTCCTTCTTGTAAGTGGTACACGCAATCCATCAAGTAAAGAGAAAAAGGCGAATCCGAATATTGCTGCTAAGTTTGTGGAAAAGGACGGCTTGATTAGTTTTGGTGTCCGCAAGGGTGGCTATCACGGTATGGTCGTAAATCCTGATGTCGCCTGTAATACCATTATTAGTACGTACAATCTCTGCCCGCGGCTCTTCGTGGGGCTCTATAACGCAGCCACTGGCAAGTATTGGATTCGTTGTATGACGCCAAAGGAACTCGGTCAGATTCAGGGTTTCCCTGCCGATTATGCGTGGCAGGGCACTGAAAAAGAGCAGATTATCCAGATTGGAAATGCTGTTCCTCCGCCCCTTGGAGAACGTATTGTGAAGTCGTTGGAGCGTGTGGTGTTCAAGGCAGAGCCTCAAGCGGTAGATGGTGCCGCCGATGAAGCAGAAGAGAGCGAGGACGAGGCAGAATAATCACTTCAAATCAAGACGGAGATTGCTGAAACCGGCACCGTAGCCCCAGCGTAGAATACCGCGAAAGGTAAATCCCTCGCTACAACGGAACTCCATCTCAATATCCTTATTTTTTGTTATAATCACCTCTTCAATAGTCTTAATGACAAATTGAGGGTACCAGGCACAGTGAAACTCGCCAGCTAGGTCTCCATGAATCGTCAACCAATAGTCTTTTTGTTCGAGAGCCTGGTTTGCGATAGGAAGCACCTCTTTGATGAGGGTTTTCTTATCCTCATCCGTAATGGTAAGCTTCTCGTTTACTGCGGCACGTTCAGCCAGTAGGCTTGACTTAGCACCACGCTTGGCACGCACCTTCTCCTTGAGTTCTTTGCTAAAGGCGGTCTTGGGCTTGTCTTGTGCTTTACAGTCGCCCTTGAACCAATCTGTAAAGGTAGGAATTGGTGCGGAAATACCAAACTCTTCCTTGAGTTTATTTGAGCCTATATACATATCGTACCACTCGTGTGCATACTTGAGTGCAAGACTGTACTTTTCGGCACCACCATTGTGGAACTGAACGCCGGCATTCCACGGCTTATCAGTATCTTTGATGGGAGCGTATTTCTTTGACCCTTTGTGCTCAACGTGTTTCCATTCGCCCTCTGCTTTAGAGCCAATATCACGAATTTTAATATCAAAGTCGTAGTGCGTTCCACGTGAGTGACCTGTACGTGTACGAGCGTCAATAATTTGCTTGCCAGGAAACTTATTCACAAATCCAAGCATAATCTTGGGACCGCAACTATTATTATCCTTAATATCGTTGATAATGGCTTTAATGTCAAGGTCTTCATTGGCAGCAGCCGTCTTTTTTGTACGGGTTGTATTCTTTTTTGGCTCGGAGGAAGGAGGAGGCATTCTATATGTTAAAACGGAAAGAAAGTAGGAAGAGAGGAACGCACAAACCTATTTACACCAAAAGGGTTTTCAATTTTTTCACCGCCATTTAAGCCCAGCCCGCTCACATAAATATAAGAGCCCTCCAAAAGAGAATGGCAACGACCTCCGTCACTTTACAGGTCACGGCGGACTTTGTAACTCCGCCCCTCCTTCTCAATGCGAGCGCAGAAACGTGCGTCAATGTACTCACAGCGGGTGTAGCAGCCGTAGAATCGGCAAGTAGTAATCTCAGCAAATCAACGAACGCAACGCTTACCGCAAAGCACGAAGCCGCTTTGGCACGCCAACAAAAAGAGGCTGAAGCGGAACGTATGCGCTTTCAAAAGGAGATTGAGCGACTCCAAGCAGATACAAATCTCGCAAAATCACTGCGTGCCGATGCGGAAAGTCGCCTCTCAGAGGCAATCGCAAATGCTAGACAACAGGCGTACGAAGATGCCGAGCAGCGTATTCAAACTGCCGAAATTCGTATAAAGAAGGCAGAGGCAAATGCGGCTGAGTATCAAACTAAGTTAATGGATGCGGTCATTGCTGAGAAGAAGCGAGCGGAAGAGTTGGTCAATGCTGAAAGGGAGCGCTCGGATAAGGCGATAGAGGAGAAAAATAGTCAGATTGAATTTTTACAAGGTATGCGTACGAGTTCATCGCAAAAGGGCGGTGTCTATGAGCAGAAAATTAAACATTGCGTTGTCAACGCCTTTGGAACCGCAAATACATTTGATATTTTAGACAAGCAGTACGAATCCGGCGATCATGTTGTAGTATGGGAGACGTATAAGATAATGGTAGAAGACAAAGATAAGAAGGAGATAGACGCAGAAGATATTCGTAAGGCGCACCGTGATTTTACAAATCATAGTGAGTGTCATATTCTTCTTTTTATTAGCGCACGGGCACACGTTCCAAAGCATCAGCGACCTGGTGATATTGATATTGCCCTCGTGGATGGACGACCGGCAATCTATCTAGGTAATTTCAATATGAAGGAGAACAAGATTCTATATCTACAATCCCTACAACCGGTGATGCGCACGCTGATTGAACTGACGAAGAAGGCGGCAGAGAGTCCTGAGGTCCTTAATGAGCGACTCAGCGATAAACTGCGCAGCATTCGGCAGCATTTCATTTACAACGAGCAAATCATCAATGATATGGTGAATAAGGCGAAGGCAGCGGAGCGTAACATCAAAGGGTCCTTGGATGAATTGATGTTAACAATCGTCAATGTACAATCGGCGTTTAAGAACTCTATGGCGTCTATTGTCAATGACGAGGATACCACGGCTCCTGAAACCGAAGTGGTGGCTGTTCCTGAGGTAGACGTGGAGCCAGCACAATTAAAGGTAACGGGAAAGCGGTCGGTACCAAAAAAAATTAAGTAGCAATAAAAACTAATCAATAGTATGCTGCATAAGGATCATTCGTAAGCATTGAGGGCGGACCAGAGCCGTTATCAGTAAAAGTATTATCAAAGGTATTTGTAACGGTACTAAATCCGATATAGATTTGGGGAGCACCGCCACTACCTACGAACCAAAACATAAGTGATTTTTCTGTAAATTGAACGCCATAACCGGCTGGTGTATAACCGGTGAGTGCTGTATTTTCATAGTAATAATTTACTCCACTCATATCTATAATATTCACTGCGATATTTGGGGATACAATATACGAATAGTAATATTTACCAATGCCTCCGTAACCATCGACGGTTGCGGGTGGTATTGTAGGTTCTACAGTCATATAACCGGACGAATTTGTAATGAATACTCGCGATGTTGTAGCATTTAATGTAAAGGTGACCCCGTCCGCATATTCAGGATATTGATATACTTGAGACAAATCTGACCACGAAATGACTGTTGCGGTGCCATTGATAAATGCTAATATGTTATGATGAGTATAATCATACGCAAGAAGATTTGAACCAGCATATTGATCTATTAATTGATATTGTAATCCACTATTGGATGGCACATTGGAATACGCTAAAGCCCCTGTTTGACTATTGATTATAGATAAGAAATAACCCCCTTCGGCTGTATTATTTCCATATAATACAAAATATCCAATCATACTACCAATAACATAAGGGTAGCAGTCCGTTGTATAATAAGGTAATAAAATAGTTGTATTAAGAGTAGGAGTAATTATATGTGCATTGACGGAAGACCCAGTTGACTCAAGCAGACAAACACCGTTATTGTTTATAAGTGCTCTGGAACCTACAGTATTTGGAGAATTATTATAGAAAAGTGGTCCGACTAAGGTAGTTCCATTGAATATAATATATACGTTTGCTCCTATAAATTTAGCACCATCGTTGGTATCATAAATAACAATATGGTTACTGCCGTACGTTGGAAGTGCGGGACCATAACTTACACAGGAGTGGTATCGCACGCGTCCTATCTCTGTTAGAACTACAGGTGTTAAAATTGCGCCATTTGTATATGTTGTAGCAATAGGAAACACATATACATCATAACTATTATCATTAGATTTATGAAGCACTATGGCACAGTTTTGTAGATTACCAGCTCCGTAATAGTAAATACTTCTACTATTATATGTTGTAACACTGGTTGAATATGTCGCATAGGTTCCGTCTTGTGTGATAACATATATATTACCAGTAGTAAAATCTATAAAAATGGAAGAGTTATTAAATGTAGGTCCATCTAATCCACTTTGCTCATATGAAACATCTGTTGTATAGTTTTCAGAACCTACGATTGTACATACAATACTAGGTGTTGTGTTTGACAAACCCCATGAATAAACTGTAGTAAGATTAGTTCCCATAGAATATACGTAAAATACAATAGCATTATCAAGTGTGTAAGCATCAATGAGTGTATCTGTATTTAATGTATAGGGAGCCAATACCGTATTTGTTACTGAATTGTAAAGATTGAATGTATATGTATAGGCTGGAGGAGCATCAGAATTGGAACTATAAGTATAATGTAAGAAAGGAGCTGACGTCTGTTGGTAATAGTAACCTCCGCCAGAAGCATTAATATTTGTAATAGTTTGTAATAGAGTGCCATCAATGCCTACAAAAAGAAATGCGTTATTATTATAATCCGGTGAGGGACCTATCATATAAAGTATAAAACAATTTGACAGAGAGCATATTCTTGTATTAGGATTATCAGTTACACTATACCCTGAATTTACCGAGGCACTCCACGTACCCGCATATATATTATAGACTCTCCATGTCCACGTATCACCTGGATCTTCAAGGACAATATAGGAATAATTGGATACGATGGGTAGCGGTGGTACTGGTGGTGGTGCTGGCAGAGCAGACACCGTTGGTTTTGGAATAAACAGTGGACCCGTCAAGACGTAATTATACCAATTTGTATAATCGGGACCATCAGAACCTACAGGTGAAATTGATTCTACAGGACGAGGTATACCACGTTGATTGCGGTCATTGATTTCGGCTTGACGTGCTAGAAAGGCAACATAGACAGCCCTTGAGTGTTTTTCATATGTAAGTTGTGATGCGTCCATCCCTAATTGGGATTTAAAATTTAAAATCGCTATTTAGACACAATGAATGTTGGTATTAGTGTAAGTGTATTCAATGCGCCCGGTTTGAGAATGGTACGTAAGCGAGCAATAAGAGACGTAGAGGGGCTATTTCGTGGACAAAATTTTATGATGTCTCTAGACCCCAATGTTCCTCTAGAATATTTGAATTTACTGACTCTCGTCGCAAATGCTGCGAATATTCCTGCCGAGAGTCTACCCAGCCTTATGTTCTTACGGATAATGCTCAATAACAAAGAATTAGATATAACCAAATCACTCAAAGACAATGGAGTGACTCAGTATGTACTGCTCCAGGTCCATTTAATCGGCAAGTAGCCGCGGAGAGGTTCGGCTCACCAAATCCCTCACCGTTATAAGGATGCCAGATACACGAGTGAAGGACCTTATTGCGATTACAGTGTCTACCAACTATGATGATATTCTCAGTGTTGTTATACATCAGAACCAACGATTTTTTCAGACGTGGTATATTATAACTCATCCAACAGATTATGCGACTATTGATGTGGTTGAGAGTGCCGATTATACTAACATAAAACTTCTCTATTTTGATTTTTATAATAATGCGGTATTTAATAAAGGTGGTGCTATACGTATGGCGCAAGAATATGTCAGAGAAACACATATGTGGAAACCGATTTTATTAATGGACTCTGACATCTTTTTACCAGATAATTTTTACGATGTCGTTTCGTCAATAGAGATAAAACCAGATACACTCTATGGTGTTTCAAAACGCTATGATTATCCATCGTATTACGATTTTATAGAGGATACCAATATGTATGACCATCCTGCTGCAAAGGGATTTTACGGTTTTTTCCAACTTTATAAACAAAGTGCGTTAAAAGAATATAAAGACTCTAATAATTGTTCAACGTGTGACGGAAATTTTACATTATTCTTCAGAAAGAAGATTGTTTTACCCCTAACTATAAAACACCTAGGATGTATGATGCAGAATTGGGATGGACGCAAATCTAAAGATGATTTTCGTATGGAATTATAAATGGATTATAGTGTGTTTAAGAATTACTTTACTCGACCGAAGAAATGGAATACTATGAAACTGTTTGAGAAGATACAGTATACCTTTTCACGCTTTACTCCAGGGTTTGGCAAGTTTGTAGATAAATTAGAGGCAAAAGGTATCGTGAAGGAATTAGCAGGAGATATGATTGAACTCCCACGTGTTGTTCGTGAAATGGCAGAATGGAGTGATATTTCTCCAGACGATTTGAATCCTGATCATATTATTAAGGCAAGGCACGGTAGTGGATTCAACATTAATATAGAGCCAGGTGTCAAGTATAATATAAACTTCATTAAACAGACCTTACGACGCTTTAATGGTATGAAGTATCTGAGTTTCCGAGAGTCACAGTATAAATATATAAAACCTGGATTTTTTATTGAAGAGAAAGTGGATGATTATATGAATGGCAAGAATGGTAATGCCATTACCTTCATGATTTACTGTATTCATGGTGTTCCTTATACGGTCATTTTTAGCGATAAGCGTCTAGAACGGTATCGGCATTTTTACATCCACGAAGATTATCGTATGGAGCAGTTAGCCATAGAAAACCAGGTGTTTCATCCGTTTATTGTGCCGCCGCAGGAGGTGATGAACCGTATGTTTGACGGCGCAAAAGCCCTCTCAAAACCGTTTGAATTTGTGCGGATTGACTTTTATTTAGGCACCGATAATAAGATCTATTTCAGCGAATTTACGTTTACACCTCACGCAGGGCTTCAAATCTACTCGGATGATATGGAGTTACAGCTAGGAAAACTATGGATTTAACGCGTGCGAAAATTTGCGCACAAAAATCTGCGTATATTTTATGCGCAGATTTTTGTTTCTTTGTTATCCTATAACTCGTTTTTCGCGTATTTTCTGTAGTTTTTTTGAACTACAAGAAATAGCGCACAAAAAGTTACACACAAAATGCGCGCAGATTCTATGAAACACAAAAAAAGTAAAGAAATTTTGCGAAACTCGCGCGATTTTTCTGCTTAAAAATCTGCGTCAGATTCATTAATCTATAGATTAATGAATGACACGTGATTTTTGACGTGAAAAATGCCCCATTTTGTGATGTTTTTGTGTATTTTTTTGTGTTTTGTAGAATATGCGCGCAAAATATACGCAGTTTTTTGTGCGCAGATTCTCTAAAGTAAAAAATCACGCACAAAAACGCACACATAAACCAGTTATTGAATCTCACCAGAACGTAGTTTATCTATCATAACTGATTGTTTAATATACACTATTTTGTGCTGAAATACATTTTTCGCCATCTTTACAATATACGTATTTTTTGGAATCTCATACGTGTGTAAAAAACTTAGTGTTCCATCCAATATATAAAATGTCTTATTTATTCCAAATAGCATATTACAAAATAACGGTGAACCATCGGTAACAATAATATTCTTTGCGTTCCTTATACAACGTATCTGTTGTTTAAGGTCAGTAACTTCATCGGTATGGAGTATTTTGTAGGAATATCCCTTAGTTGTTTCAAAAAAATTACATATGGCAGAATAATTTATAATACGATCGTTCGGCGCATAATTTTCCTTCTTCTGCCGCGGCATAATCAAAAAATCATACTGCGCATCATCTACGGATTGTGGTAGTTTATACATGTAAAAGTGTATCATAAAATCGGTTAGATGCGCTATATTTACATTCGTACACTCTTTCACAATTAAACTTGATACAGGAGACGGAAAATACGATACGTTTGCCGATGTTGTATCAAGTGTGTACACTATATCGGTAATGCCAAAAAATGTTGTAAAAATTGTTTTATACATTTTAGGACACTTTAGTACAAGTTTTAGAGACGGAATCTGTTCTTTCAATAGATTATATATAGGTAAATATATCGCCGATTCATACACCCAATGACCAAACGCTTCGTTAGAATCTGTGTCAAGAATAAAATAATACTTTATGTTTAATTCGTCCGTTGGTGTATAAAAGGATATATGAATCTTATTATGGGTCTTACTATCATATGTGTAATCCGATACATTGTTTACCTGAAATACTTTATAATTATTCTTCAGTACTAAATATTCCTGCTCAGACGCGTCTGTTAATTCCATAGTATATTTATTTACACAAATAAGTTTAGACCATCTAAAATCTCAAGCTTTGAACATACTCGTGAAACATACCACCTACAAAATGTGTAAAATAGTTTTCCCTTACAAACTGTTCTAGAGACATATTCCCTAATATACTCTGTAAACACCATATCGCATTCCATCGGTTCTCCATAATCATATAGACACCCGCCTTCTGTATTTCGTATCCTACACACGACTGCTCATAATGGTAGCCACTCTTACTCGTAACCGCACCACGGCTATATGTGTTGTAAATATGTTCAAGAAGAGTCTTATGGCGTACGGGTTGTAGAACCATTAGACCCGTATTAAGAATATTCTCTGTTTGAATATGCCGCTTTGCGTGTAACATATAATAATCGGTCGCAGTCTCCTCAAATCCATTAAATATCTGAATCTCTCTATGTATTGCCGGCGTAGGCTGAGAATATTCATCTACCATACCAATCTTATCTCCATATACGTACGCTGAATGTAACGGAGGCGCCGCCGGATTTATTAGAATATCCGCATCTACAACAATAATATAATCGTACTCCGCACTCCAAGGCTGGCTACAGACCAATATCTTGTTAAAGGTAATCGCCTCCTTACTATGAAATGTCGGATCAAGATAGTCCGTAACAACCTTAAAGTCATAGTTACAACGCTTCGCATACGCTTCGTGACTAGGGCGAAAGATACTATTGTAATGCTCTAAATATTTGTCCCCAATCGCAATGGCAACTAGAAGAACTCTAGGAGTCATCGGTGGTAGATAGCGTAACAAGTCATCGTAGTCCGGTATCTTAATAGAAAAATCCTCATTAAATCCACCAGTAATTTGATTGCTAACATTATCTAGACATTGAATATTTTCGTAATACATAACGGGTATAGACAATACATCACAAATATGAGAATATTGCGTCTCTTGTGTACCTTTATTTTGTATAATAAAGATTGTTGTCTGCGGATGCGCAAAATAACACATTGTAAGAGCGCCACCGTTAGGCGAAACAATGAGTTTCGCCTCTTGAAATAAACGTAGTTTATCAAGAAGGCTATAATCCTCAAGATTTATACATTCAAATCCTTCTGTACGTAATTTGTCCATAAGCAAATGCTCATCAATAATCTGACGCTTCTTGCGTCCATTATTACACGTGAGTAGATGACTCTTTGACCTAGAAATATAGATGCGACGCGTAGGTGCCGCCGCAATCTCTAGTTTATTCTTTACAAGTATCTGATTGCGAACAAAATGATAGTAATAGTCTGGTACGTGACATACATTGATAACCGGTGCCCCTTCATGGTGTACAATATCATAACCCGTTATATTCTCTACATATTCATAGTCAGGCTTTAAGAGTTCAAGTGTTTCACGTTGAAACCCCTCAGAAATCCGTGTATGAAAACGAATCGGCTTCGGTAAATGAGATAAATCGTAGAGCCCAGAGACTACAAACAGAAACCAGTGCATAAGAATATCATTCCCTCGCTCAGCAAGAACATATACAGTTGTAGACTCGGACATCGTTATCTATAACCTAGTTTTATCCTTTAGATTTAGCAGAGTTAAATCTAAAGATGACCGATATAAGATTATAAGCAATGAAAGTCTTTGTACTATGTGGTGGCATTGGGTCCAGACTCGAGGATTACTCTTTTCCTAAACCGCTTAATATGATATATGGTAAACCTGCGATTACTTATACATTACAGGGTTTGCCAAGTGATATTAAGACTATATATTTTATCTATTCGCCGCATCTAAAGAAATTCAACTTTGAGCAGATTGTTATTAACCAATTCAAAGATCGTAACTGTATATTTTTACCACTATCGTATTTTACACGTGGTCCTGTTGAATCAGCATGGTGTGGCATAAAGAATTTTAGTGACGACGATGATGAACCCATCGTATTTCTAGATAACGATGTCTTATACAAGTTCCCCCCAGAACTGTTTGCTACAAAGAATACAGCATTCCTTGGCTACTCTGTAGATAATAGTTCATCTGAGGCATTTAGCTTTGTACAATTACACGATGAACAAATCACTATGATAAAAGAAAAGAAGCGTATATCAAATAACTTTATATGTGGAGTCTATGGTTTTAAATCTATACATCAGTTTCGTGATGTAGCACTTAAGAGGCTGTTTACACCTAGCGATAAGGAACTATATCTTTCTACCTTATTTGAAGACCTTCTCAGCAGAGGTCAGACTATTCAAGGTATACGCTTTTCAAACACCATTTACCATATTGGAAGTTTGAAAGAGCTAAAATATGCTACAGGACAAATAACCCACCCTTCTATGCGTATATGCGTTGACCTTGATAATACACTGGTTACATATCCTAATGTGCCTGGCGACTACTCTACAGTTCAACCGATTGATACTATGATTCAACTTGTACGAAAACTTCACGCAGATGGACATACCATTATTATTCATACCGCGCGTCGTATGGCTACACATAAGAATAATGTAGGAGCGGTGATTCGTGATATTGGAAAACAGACCTTTGATACGTTAGATACATTCGGTATCCCATATGACGAACTGCTCTTTGGAAAACCTATTGCGGATATTTATATTGACGACCGCGCAGTGAATCCCTATAGAAATGATATGGAAAGTATGGGTCTTATTGACTATATGGAAACAACTGCGCCCATCAATAAACTGAAGAATAATAAGTATAATTCTATAGAACTTGATGGAGATATTGTAGTAAAACACGGACCCGCTGAATATCTACGAGGAGAAATATACTACTATGAAAATCTATCACCTATGTTATCTATCTCAAAGTTTTTTCCCAAGTATTACGGCTCTAAGATTATAGGACATGACGCCGAACTGCGTACCGAATATATACGTGGTATACCTATTTATACTCTATACAAAGCCGAACTACTTACACGAGACCATATCAAACAGCTGTTTGAAATCCTAGACTGCTTACATAATACAAAGACTGATATTATTCCTTCTGTAGAGGCGGTTCGTACAAACTATATTGATAAACTAGAACGTAGATTCGCTGATAGGACTGTGTATAATTTTCCTGATACCGATGTGTATAAAAATATATGTATAAACGGACTAAAGGAGTATCTTAAGACACCGCCAACTATTGTTCCGTATATTCATGGTGATTTTTGGTTTAGTAATATTCTGTTAGATTTCAAAAACAATATTAAGCTTATTGATATGAGAGGGCGCCTAGATTCATCGCTTACGATGGGCGGCGACATTATGTACGACTATAGTAAACTCTACCAATCTATTCTCGGCTACGACCTTATTTTATATAATGATACAGTTTCGGATACATATAAAGAACAAGTAAAAGGTTATTTTTTTGATGAACTTCGTTTACGAAGTATTAATGAAACACATCTCCATAGTATAACATTCTCTTTAATTATTGGAACCCTCTACGCCATTGAGTCAAAAGATGTACAGAAACAGGTATGGGACTGGTTGACGGCAACCATGCGTTCAGTGGGTCTAAAAGATACATCTGTATAAAAAAATAAATGGAGCCTCTCGCACACTTCTATCGTCGCATTGTGGACCTAAATGACTCACAGGTGGGTGGATGGGGGTCTCTCTACTACGGTGTATTTACCAAAGTCATTAATGAGAATAACTATAAGAAGGTGGCAGAGGTCGGTATAGGATACGGTACCCACGCAAAGTACGTACTCAAGACAACTGCTGTAGATAGACTCTATTTGATTGATCCTATGCAGTACTATCCGAATGATGGATTTGCGGAAGATATTATGCGATGCCAGCCTACTATTCCGAACAATCACTTCAATGAGTTTCATGACCTTATTCAACAGGAGCTGAGCCCTTGGCGCAACCGATTTACCTGGTTTCGTACAAAGAGTCTAGAGATTACAAATGACCAGATTGCCAACGGTGAGCTTGATTGCGTATTTGTAGACGGCGACCACTCGTATGAAGCCGTCAAACAGGATATACGATTTTGGTGGACAAAGGTACGTGTAGGAGGGCGTATGCTTGGTGATGACTATTGGATGCCAGATGTAGCGCGTGCGGTAGACGAATTCGCAAAAGAGTATAATCTGGTGCCTGAGTTTCTAACAGCAGATGGGAAGGATTACAAGATTTTCTCGTTTAAGAAAGAGTCGGTGACGGCGAGGGCGCCAGCGGCAGCAGCAGTGGCATCGGCAGCAGCGCCACAGTTGACATCAAAAGGTACAGTTCCTCTTTCTCTATGTATTCCTACGATGGACCGATGGGACTTTCTAAAGGTGAATCTTCCGCTGTATTTGGACAATCCGTATATTACCGAGATTGTGATTACCGATGAGAATGGTCACGACGCAGAACGTATTCGTGCGACATTCAATAACCCTAAAATTCGCCTTTATGTGAATGATTCGTGCCTTGGACCCTTTCTAAATAAGCGAAAAGTCGTATCTCTTGCGGCAAATCCCTTTGTATGTCTTATGGATTCCGATAACTTTGCTCCTCTATCCTATTTCGATGCGTGGGCAGCATTTCTTCGTGGCAAGCCCCCCGCAGAAAACGTCATTTACTCTCCATTCCGCACAATTCCCCAGGCAAATCACGAGGGCTTTGACTATTCTATGCTACGAGGAGTGCATATTACTCGTGCGAATTACAAGTATTATTGGAAACTTATTAGTATGGCACGTATTCTCTACAATACCGGTAATTATATTCTATCTAAGAAAATTCTTCTAACGACTGAGACCGACCCAGAGGTGAAATACTTAGAAACGCAGAAGGGACCAGATGTTATGTTTCAAAACTATTCTATGTGGAAGAACAATAATATGATTATGGCAGTCGTTCCAGGTATGGATTACCATCATATTGTACACGGTGGTAGTTATTATTGGCAGAATATGGGCATTATGAATACGGCGGTCTTTGATGCGCTATATGATTAAGCAGTTCGTCTAAAGCAGAGGGGCGATTACAATTCAAAATGTATCAAATGACACTTTTTGAATGGCAACGGATGCTCAAGCGTCGCGATCAACTGATGTACAACTGCTCGGAATTTGACCGTCTTAATGATGAATGGATTCCGTTCTCTATTGGTATGAGTTGGGAGGTCGCATTCTTCAATGGCGCACTTGAAGAGATTCAACTCGGTCCTCACGAGCACCAGGTTCTCTGTGCGATTCGTACCGGTACCGACAAGACCCGTCGTCCTACCGGTATCAACCGTCGGTTTATCATAGACAATTTGGAGGCTAACGGGATTAAGAACGTAGATATGCCTAGTAGCGCCTATCTGCGTATGCTCCCCCACTTCCAATTCGTTATCTCCCCTGAGGGTAATGGTATTGATTGCCATCGCCATTATGAAGCACTGATGGCAGGTTGTATTCCGATTGTAGAGCGCAACGAACGGCTTTTAGAGAAGTATGGCAACTGCCCTATTCTTTTTACCGACGATTACTCCGAGATTACTCCTGAGTATTTGAAGGCAAAATATGAGGAAATGCTACACAAAACCTGGGACTTTTCCAGGTTATGTCTAGATGCGTTTGATGCCGAAACCCAGGCGCAAATCAAGGCAAATGGAAATTATTGGTGCCGCCAACAAACGGGGCGACATTGGTACGTGTAACTAGACGCGTACATAAATCGCGTCACCCCATCCCGTATTACCGCACATTGTCTGGGCTACGCACTTGAATCCCTGCGATTCTAGATAATAGTCTAGCATCGGCTTGAGCGTACAACCCTTATAGAGCTCATCCTCATTCACCTCCAGATACAACACCTTCGCAAATGCAAGGCACTTTTCGCCGCCGACGAGTGCCTTGAATTCGGCTCCCTGTATATCTAGATTCCAAAAGTTATTCTTTGTAATATCAATCTTATGACGGTCACAAAAGGTATCAATCGTAATGGAAGGCGCAACCATTGACCCCGTATAGACGACCTCAGGATGCGCAGTTGCGTGCGTACCCAAGTCAAAAATACTGGACGACTGTACATTGTTGGAAATATTAAATTTGATGAGAACATCGTCTTTGTCGGTCACCAGTGCCTGATATACATTCGGCATTCCCTTTGCCCGCGCCTCCTCGACCTTTTCTGGAATGGCATCTAGCCACGTCACATCGTTCGGCGTTAGACCAATCGTTTTGTAAAACCCCATCTCCTCGCATTCATGCGCACCGATGTGAAGTACACCAGTAACCTTGATGCCATAATGATTTAAGATGCGAATGACATCCGCCCCTGGAATCAACATTTTGATGATTAATTTAATGTATGTGGCTTTAGACGGCGGTTCTCAAAAACTCCTCTAATTCCGCCTTTGAACACGTCTTATACTCATATGCAATAGTATTATCAATCGGTTTACGAAATGTTTCGTGGGGGCGGTCATAGCGTTTATAATTTGGCATATATACGGTTTGGACCGTGACAGATAGGAGTGCCGCTGCCCACGATAAGGTAGAGCAAGAACATACGAGCGTCTTCGCATTCCTCATAATATGATAATCGGTAATCACATCGTTAGATTCTAGTATAATATTAAACCGCTTGCTAAAATATTCAAGATACTGAATTTCTAAATCCGTGTTCGGATTATTCACCACAAAACAGTATGAGGGTGCTCCTATAGACTCTAACAATATCTGTATAGAGACTGGATGTATAACCTGACCCAAGGTTATAAAATCTTCTAATCTTACATGGACAACTACATCATATAGGCGTGTAGTCGGCGGTTTTATAATTAAATCTTTCGCATAATATATATCTTTAACTCCAGCCACTTCGGATATAAGAATATCGTCCTGGTGATGTTCTATGTATTCTAAAAGCGCCGTCTTATGCTTGACATAAATTGTATCATGTTGAAAATAACCATTAAACATATAAATCGTATTTATTCCCATATTCGGCTCTGTACCCGATTCAATAAGTTCCTTCCATCCTATAAAGAACTCGTCTGTCATAACAGAATGTCCGTGATGTATACATTTTTGTGCCCGTTCATCTGAATACTGAATGCGTGTCGTTCTCTTATAAATAATAGAAAACACGCTGCTTGCTAAATAACGAAAAATACCATTGCCTAGGCGACCGGTAGGAATATCTATAACAAATAAATCCATTTATATTGTTAAAGATAACTATGTTTAAATTGGCATTTTAACGGCGACGTGTTTGACGGCGGCGACGCAGGCGGCGGGTCTTACGACTACGACGGGGCGGCGCATTACTCGGTAGAGCACCAGGTTTGCCCCACGGTTGTGTTGTAGGACGATTCGGCGTCATAATCTTACGAAGCGACTTCGGCACCTCAGGCTTAAAATTCGGCTTGAATGCGTTGAGCGACACCGATTCTACGGGGCTATATGCCGTAGGGCTATTGGACCGCATCATATTATTTGTTGGAAGTTCCAGGGTCGTTGGGCGTTTGCGTAGGGGTGTAAAGGGGGCGTTCATTTCTACTTATACCTTCGTTTCTTTTGGAACAACATTAATAGCATTGATTGCGGAGTCTGCCTGTAACTCATCATTAATATCAATAATACCAGGATGTAGCACATAACAATTCCACTCGTCAAAGTGCTGATTTATCTGCTCATCAAACGCATCATTCATATACTTAAGAGAAGGGAGAACCTTGCCGTGAATAGCACCGTGGCGTACAACGTACGCAAACGTGCCGAGATTCACGCGGATACGAGGATCCGATTTGAGTTTTATAATTCCAGAAGCGACGTCGTTGCCGTAAGGTTTCCACATACGAAGCCAAATCATATCCCAATCTGCCGGTATTTGACGGCTGAGGGTTTCCCATGAACCGCCAGGCTGTAGAAAATCCTTTGGAAAATTTACGTCGTCCTCTAAAATGAGATGTCCGTAAGAATCGGGGACGTTCATTGTTCCTAGATGCTCTATGAGCCCACGATGTGATAAATAACAACCGACCACGCCTAAATTATGTAACTTCTCGCCCTTATGGTCATTACGGTCCGCACGCACCATCGCATTGCCTACACCGTGCGTGCGCATCTGGTTGTAAGGAATATCCTTACCGTATATTCCTCGGAAACGATTTACAGTGAGACCTAATGAAGCAGCTTGCTTCTGAATAGACTCCCACCGCTTCACATCACGGTCCAAATTAATCACGTGAATCGTATCTATATTAGGAGATTTACGTGAGTCTATATGCTTATAAATAGCATAGACTATAACAATCCCTACTCCAACAGCAAGTAGGGTCAGTAAATATGAAAAATCGGCTCTCTTCGCCATCCTATTGGAGTACTAGATTATTGATGGCGGGTTAAAGACGTCCTGGGATATCTAACAATAATTAGGATGAATACGATGGACGAGGTGCGACTTATGTATCCACTTTTGTCGCCAGATGACCGCAATCGCTTCGTATATACAGTCTTTGAGTCGGCGGCACGGGGCGACTCGGCACTTTTGCGGGCGTTTGAGGCATGCGAGGGGTTCGGCGAGCTGGCGTTTGCTTGGAACTGGAAGCTGCTCGTGGATGCGATGCCGGCGGAGGGCTTTAAGTTTCTAGAGGTGGGCGTCTATAAGGGGCGTGTTCTGGGGCTCGTCGGACTGTGCGCTCAGCGTGCTGGACGTTCGGTTAAACTCCACGGTGTTACTCCTCTGTGTAATATTGGCGATAAGTACTCGCGCTACGATGAATCCAATTACTTTGGTGATATCTATGGAGCTCTGGGTAAGTGCGGCGTAGGGGCGGATTCGTTGAAGCTTCATATTGGATTATCGCAGGATCCGGCGATTCTACGTGACGTAGCTGCGGACGGTCCCTACGACTGCGTCTTCATTGACGGCTGCCACGATTACGAGGTGGTTGTGGAGGATATTAAGGCGTATTTACCGCTGGTCAAAGTCGGTGGCTACTTCGTTATGGACGACTCCTCGCTCTATATTGAGAAGCCCTATGGACAGTTCCTGGGTCATCCTGATGTATCACGGGCGGCGAAGGAGTATCTGACGCCGGCGTTTGGGGTCCAGCATATTGTGGCAGTGGGGCACAACCAGGTGTGGCAGCGGGTTGCGTAAGCATGTATGAAAAAATTGATATATGAACACTCCAGAGAGTGGATTTTTGCCTCTCTGTACACAACACAATGTCGTCCCTCAAGCTCGCAGATATTCATACAAAAATCCTTTCCCTCCTCGGCAAGCAGCACTGCTGCCCCGTCACCAAAAATAAGGGTAAGCCTGGTCTCCTCCTCGAGATGATGACAGGCATACCTCAAACCTCAAACTGTCTTGACTGCTCTGACGGAGAGCTCAAAACAGTTCCTGTTGTCCGCCACAAGAGCGGTAAGCTGGTACCAAAAGAGACAATCGCCGTCACAATGCTTAACCAGGACGACCTCAAAGCGAATGACTTTAAGGCGTCTAAGTGCTTCACGAAACTGAAGCGCGTGCTCATTGTGCCCTATTTGCGGGACGGCGACAATATCCAGTTCTTAACGCCTGTCCTCATCGACGCTGCGCAAGATGCCTATATAGGTATCTACGGCGAACTTGAGAAGGACTACACCAGTATTCGCAACAAGTTCCTCACCGAAAATATACTCCAATCAGCCACGGGCACATATCTCCAGAACCGCACGAAGGGCGCAGGACACGGCTCCACATCGCGCGCCTTTTACCTGCGCAAGACGTTTGTGGAGGAGTATGTACCCCTCAATTTGTAATCAGTACTTCAGTCGTCGTTGATTCCGGCTTCTTTGAATGAATTGCTCGCCTTGCCTGAACCGTGTGTGTTTGAAACGCTGGCGCCAGAAACGCATCCCTCACCAATTTCACATTCGCATTGCTCATCAGTATTTTTACATTTTTTGCCCGCATTTCGGCGCATGTTCTGAAGAGCAGTGTATGATGGTCAAGCCCAAAGCCGTCACCTGTATATCCAACAAAAGAGGTGGTCGTCTCTGGTGCGTAGGGCGGGTCGAGATAGACAAAATCGCCGTCAGCGGGTTCGGTAAGTGAGTCGCTGAATGGCTGGGCGGTAAAGACCACATCGCGAATAAGTGTAGATACCTGGCGAATATGATCTTCGTGGAAAATCGTCGGATTTGTATAATGACCGAAAGGGACGTTAAACCCGTGCGGTCCGTCACGATATACACCACGGAAATTGGTTTTGTTGAGGAAAAGACACATAGCGGCGGCTTTGGGTGTCTGTCGGTCGGCGCCTTGAAGCGCGTTAAACTGCTGGCGAATCCAATAATAATACGATTCCTGTGATGTGAGCGCCTCCTCTATCGTCGCCGGCTTGCGATTGATTGTGGTGCCTTTGAGTGGCGCAAAGACCGTGATTAGCGCGCGTGTCTCAGCGATAAGTCCCTCAGGGTCGCTTTGTATCGTCTTATACAGATTAATAATATTCGCATTCAGATCACTTGCGTACGCCTTACCGGTCATTGTAATTTTGCCCGCCTTGACGTGCGATAGCAGTGCCAGAAGAACGCTTCCACCGCCCAGAAAGGGCTCGTGATAATTCTTCATTGTCGTAGGAAACAGATTTAGAACCGCATCAATGATTTGTGTCTTTCCGCCCACCCACTTGAGGAACGGTGTTGTATTTGTTACGATGATAGGGACGGTGGGGGCTGCTGGCGGGGCTGTTGGCGGGACTGTTGGCGGGACTGTAGGCACCGCAGCGAGTACCTCACGCACCTTCTTCTCCACCAGTTCGTTTAGCAGCGTTTTCGGCTTACATGGATTCTTACGTGCTCTATGAGCATCCATGCGGGACTTTTGTTCGGTCGTATATTCACATGTACCACAGAAATAGATAGGCATTGGTCTCTAAAGAGGGGTGCGAGGTTTGTTCGCTTTTCGCCGAATTTTACCGAATTCGCCGATGTGATCCGGACACTCAATTTTTAGGGTTTGGTAGGCGGACGCGGACCTGGTCATTCGTGGAAATCTCTACGCTCGGTAAGGATGGACCGCATATTCGGTAAAGAGAATCTTCTTGACTGGATTGACGCCTATGGAATGACAATACTCGCCGCTGGTGCCTTCGCTGTACTACTTACAACTCCCGACCGGTCAATAGGTGCCGCTATATTCGGACTCTCCTTCATGTATTTTTGGGTCTATTTTTTCCATCGTGCGCTTCACTATTTGCCCACCGAGGGACCCCTACGATACTTAAATACGCACTGGATTTTTCACCATCAGCCCCTCAAAATCCTAGACCGGCGAGTGGAACTCGGCTTAGAAATGATAAACGACCTTGCGATGAGTCTCACCGTTCTATGGCTCCAGGGTATGCTCGGTATTTGGATTATTCCAACAAGCGTAATTCTATTTTATGCTCTCTGGTACACCTCAGTCCACATCGTGAACTATAGTATAATAGGGTCGCCGGTTCACAAAGACCATCATAAAAATGTCGGTACCAACTTCGGACCCGATGTCCTGGACCATATGTTTGGTACAAATCATGAACCCGTTAAGGAAGACCTTATCCCCCTTGCGCCCAATATGGTTATCGCCTTCGGCGCTGTAATGTTTCTAAAACAGTGTATCAAATGGGTAGATTGATAAGGCGTAAATCTTGATAATATGGATTATGAGGAGGTTTCCCACAACCGCCTGCTCAAAATCGTAAATACTCGCCTGCTTATACTCTTTTACCGATATTGCCAGTCCCATATCCGCCAAAGTAGGTTTATTCTCACAGACCTCTAGGTTATCCATTGCGCAGCCTCGGAAGAAGCGAATCCCAATAAACAATAGCGTTAAAATTGCCAAAACCGCACCCTTGGCGATTCGTGTGCGAGAAAATAGAACACCAATGACCATCACAGCACATAGTAGTGCGTGTGTAATAGTCACAATCCATTCAATGAACATATAGTCCCTAACGGTTACGTGGAATTTACAGGCGCCTGTTGAACGAGAAGACCGTGATGCTCGCATAAATTGCGGGTATTCGTATGAACCTCGTAGAGTTTATTAATAAAATCTATTAAATGCGTTGAACGAAATGTCATATACAACTCCTCAAATCGTTCACTATAAATTCGCGTATATTCACTAATATACGGAATACCCATTATATTTTTCGTTTGTTCTTCAGCATATTCATTTGCTAGGCGATGCGCCTGAGCTTTCGCATACATATGACCAAGAACAGGCGCATTCTCCAAATCTACGCAATGAGCGCACGACATTTAGTTAAAATTTCGTGCGTGCCGTTTAGATTGTCTGAGTTTATTCGCTCATATAGATAGAATGTACGTACAGATTGGGACCGTTGTTCTGAAAGCTGCCGTCCCGACGACTGCTGAAGGAAAACGCAAAGGTATGATGGGACAGCGCTTTGATTCAGGATTCAACTGTATGGTATTCGCATTTGACGACGACCAGCGCTCCTTCTGGATGAAAGGCTGTATTATTCCCCTTGATATGATATTTGTCAAGGATGGCATCGTCACTTCTATCGCCCATTCCTGCCCACCGTGTAAGGGAGACCCCTGCCCTACTTACAAAGGTATCGGGCAGCAGGTGATTGAGGTGGAGGGCGGAGTTTGTAAGCAACTCGGTATTGACGTCGGCGACCGTGTGCGATACTATGAAAATTTTGCCTAATACTTCGGGTTCTGCGTCGTGAGCTTGGGGCTCTTGCCGCAGCGGAACGCCTTGAGCGTCTTACCACGGGACTGTATAACCGACTTCACACAAATAGCAATAGCACGAGACTCCTTCTGTTGCTTTTTGTAACTGCCCTTGATGGTTTTGCGGACCTTTTTAATACATCCGCAAAAGCGTTTTGCCATAGATTCCTTCATTTCTACTAAAGGCTCCTGAAAAAATGGGCAATCTTGTATACCACGCCGGTGTATATCTTACTCGCCTCCTTTATCGTAAGCCGTGTTCGGATATCAGGACTCATCATACTACGAACAAGATGATAGTAAGGTATGGCGACCTCTTCGGAGAAGCGTAATTCATTTGCCTTTGTAAATCTGAGCGGATTATGGTCTATATGAATATGCGGTGCCGACATACCCTCATCGCGCTGCCCTGTGCGATTGTAGAAAATCTCCGATAGTGTACGACCCAGTGCGTAGACATCATCCTTTTCAAAGATAAACTTGTATTTTTCGGCGGGCGTCATCGGTTCAAGAGTCTCTTCTAACCATGATAGGTACTCTTCATCAATGACCGCTTTCTCACCACTCTCTGTCTTCTTATAAAACATACGATACGGAATCGCCTTATAGCCATGAATGGTCTGCTTATAGAAATCGTGAATCGCCTTTCGCTTATTTACAGGATGGGGATTCGCGAAATGTACTTCAATACTCCAATATGCATATAACCGGTCAAATAAACTATGCCCATATCTATTGCGAGAAAATGGTGTCTTCTTATTGGCGGAGAGCCGTTCCAGGTCATCCCATTTGAATGAAATGCCAAAGTCAATAAAACGAGTATTAAAGTGGTCTTTTACGTGGGATACCACAATATTATCGGGTTTAATATCATTGTGAATAATATCCTTGGCGTGTGCTTTCTCTAAGCCTTCAAACAAATTAGTAATAGACTTGAAGAAGGCGGGGTAATCATCTACCTCTAATTTGATACTGCCGATACTTTCGCCGCCATCCAGCGACTGTAAGATTTTTCGCACTTTCATCGGAACTTTACAATTCTTGACGTTATTGTTCGCATTAAAGGGGAGTTTAGGGTCGCAGATTTCAAAGGGATATAGGAAATACTTTTGGTCTGGGTCAATACTATGAAATAGGTCACGTTGTTTGAGCTCCTCTATCGCATCGGCACCGTCCATTAACTTAGAGATTTGTCCTGGACGATTTCGGGTATTCGTCTTACATGGTAGTGCTGGACGAAATACGCATCCATAGGTACCTTGTCCAATGAGTGCGCCGCCCTTACGGCGCAGTTTACGAGTCTTCGCCATCCTTACAAAGGATACTGAAAACAAGTTTGGTGGTCGGGGTTATGCGGACCCAGTCATATCAATCAAATCGTGGTCAATTTGGCGCTTCATATAGCGAAGTTCTTCCTCGTCCTCGGCAGTCGGAACGTGGCTGGTCGCCAACTGAACCATTGTGCCCTCGCTGTAGCCGAATGCCTCCATAACACGGTGTTTAGTTGCCAAGAAGAGTTTGAATAGAGCGAAAAGAACAATGCCGATAATGATAGGTGTGACTAGTTTTTCCAACTTCATCTTCTAGTATACTAAGCGAAATTAGGCGGCTCCCACTTTGAACTGGCGGACTGACCACTTAGAAAGACCCTCATGTTCAATAAACTCCTCTATGTTGAACCCGTTCTTGTTTGGTATAGTGTTTATAATATCTGTATCTGGTGGTAGTAATTTTGATAGGAGTTGGACTGTATAGGTATGAGTTTCACCCTGGGGCGGATTTGGAGGCTCATACGCAATTAAAACTTCGTCGTCTAAATTACCTCTACGATCAAACCACTGAGTATATAACCAGTGTACGCGTGCCGGATGTGGAGCATCCTTATCATACATAATAATCACAAACGCACGATCCTTGTGGTCTTGTTTCTCAAAAGATAAACTAGGTTTATTAGCAGTTTGAAAGCGAGTAAGCAGTGGGGTTTCAAAGGGTGGAAGTTTATGTTTATGGATAGTATGACCAACTTCAGTATAAAAGACTACATCAAACTGGGCACCACCGCCATTCTGCGAAGGTACAACCGCATTTTGTTCAGCGGCAACTGTCGTCTCCCATACTGCTTTAAGTTGTACAAGAGTATTTAATATGTCTTGACCGATTTCATCACTACCAATTCGGTATTACCATGTAAATAAGCTTCCCTAGCATTGGCAGCGTTCTGCTGCGTCTTATTATCAATATCTCTTGATAAACGAAATACATCCCTAAATACATTAGGATTGTCATCAATAGCACCTTCAGCCGCTTCGCGTATCTCGCGAATCTTACCACGTGCGGAAGTGATCAATCCCATTAACTGTTCAGAACTCACATCTACTACTACTACCTCACCAGGGAGACGACGCAGTTGACCTGTCCTACGTCTATTTCCTCCTTGCTGCTTTCGGGTTTGCTTACTTTTTTGCCGGTCACGATTGCGACGTGTATTCAAAAACGCCTTGGAATCCAGCCAATCATTCCACTCAGGGCGCTGATTGGTATCCCACGAAAAATGGTGCTCCAGTTTCATACCAATGCGGCGATTCAAAATATCAATATCCGCACGTGTAGGGCGGAACGGCGCCAATTGATGAAGAATATGCTTGACGGCGCTAGGGCTCATACTACCGCAGGTATAAATATCAAATTCCAAAAGGCAACGGCTTTCTGGGTTCTGAAAAATACTTGGGTCGGGGTTGCTCCAAAAGTGGAAAGCGATATGACTCGTTTTAATCGGCGCAATACACGTCATACCACGATTATTCTCAGGCTTGTCCAAATAATAAATACGCGGTGGAGCCAACGACTTCATATTCAACGCCTTCAAGATGTTCTTGACCATCTGTTTGACCAATGGGATATCCTTTTTTTCAGGACAGTGAACCAGTTCCATACGCATCAGCAAATGATGGTGCTGAATAAACTCCCGCTTTGCTTTACGAGTCTCCTTGACCATCCCTACTAATCCTTCTTTTTTAGAATTCCAGCCATCCATGCCGATATTATATGATTCACCGGTCGTTCAAAGACCTGTGAATATCCACCACTAGGAAAGATAAAGACCACATTTATACGCTCAACGTTGTCAGGATACCGTAGAACTATCTTGAGTATTGAGCCCTTACTAATACCATCGCTATAGAAGTGATCAATATCAGTCGGATCAATAAATTCTACATCACCGTTCCACGCTGCCTTAAGAGCAGGGAGTGC